GGTTTCGGTACTGGCTTAGGTTTCGGTACTGGCTTAGGTTTCGGTGCTGGCTTAGGTGCTGGCTTTGGTGCAGGCTGAGTTGCTGGTGCATCATCTGGTTTAGGAGCTTCCGGTTGAGCTGGCGTAGTAGGAATATCTGGTTGTGTAATTGGGTCTGATTTAGGATTAGTATTTGGATCTATTTTTGGAGTGTTTGGTTGAGAAGGTGCCAGCGGATTTATATTAGGCCCAGGCTCTGGTTTGGGTTGTGGCTTAGGTGGTGCTGCTGGATCTGATGGAGTTGTACTAGGTACTGGTGATGGATCCGGTAGAGGAATAACAGGCATTGGGGTTGGATCAAATTGCGGATCAGCGTCTGGCGAAATTCTAGGAAGCACAATTGGAGCATTATCAGGCACTTCTGGTGTCAGTGGCTGTTCCGGTGCTTTAGGATCTAATTCAGGTCCCGGTACTGGCAGTGGATCAGGTACTATTGGTTGCTCCGGAGAAGTTGGATCCACATCTGGTTCTGGAATTTCCAATGGTGTCTCAGGCCCAGGCGCATCAGGTAGTACAGGAATACCTGGAAACTTAGGCGGCGTTATTGGTTCTGATTGAGGTTTTTTGTCTGGTTCTATTTTTGGATCGCTTGGTTGCTTCGGAGGAGTTGGATCTACATCAGGAGACTTTGGATTAACTTTTGGTTCTGGTGCGTCATCTGGTTCTGGTGTTGTTGGTTTCTCTGGTACAGTAGGAATATCCGGTTGTGTTATTGGTTTCGTTTCAGGACGAGTATCTGGCTCTGGCAATGTCTCTGGATTAAAAGGTAAATCCTCCGGCCACCAATCTGGTTGGACTTGTGGGCTAACTTCATCTGGGGTGGGATCTTCGTTAGGAGAAAAATCAGTAGTATTTTTGCCTAACATACGTACTATTTCTTGAGCTTGCTTATATTCGTCAGACTCTGTTGGGTTCCATTGTGCGTTTGTTTCTTTTTCTTTTGGGGTTAATGCATCCCATTCATCATTATAAAACTTAATGTATTCCTTGGGTGCATTTTTTAACAAATATCTTGTAAATTTCCAAACAGCTTCCATTTGTCTTACTGCTTGGTCTTCTCCCTGGTTTGTAGCACTAGGAGTGAATATTAATCCAATGGCACCAAATGCTTTACCTAGCAACCCTTTGAATAATCCAGGCTTTACGTTTGATTTTAATTGACCTTGTGGGTTGAAATTTTGATTAGCTGCTTGAAGTGATTTAGGGTTTTCTAAAAAATAACTCTGTAGTGCATTTTTCATTTGGGGACTTTTAAATCCCGGCGATAATTTAACTACATTCTTAACTGCGTTTGATGCATTAGCTGCAGAAACCCCGTAGCGTTGTTGGAATTGCTGTGGATCTAACCCAGAGCCAAACACCCCACCTTGATTTAAAGCAGGGAGGCCTTCAGTTAGATCAGTGAACTCCGTAAAACGCATTACATTTCAAATTCGTCGTCAGGAAGGTCATCTATTACTACTGGTGCGTCAGATTGTTGATCATTAATTACTAGATATTCCATATAATGTTTAACTGCACTAATATAATCTGCTGCTTTAGTAATTTTTGCTTGTACCCAAGGCTCTAAATTATCCGTGTCTTGAATCATTCCGTGTAACTCTACACTATACTTACTAAGTTGATATAGTTGTCCTTTTGCCATCCATCCATCATCGTCAGTGCTATCAAGAACACCTTCCATAATTTCACTCATGTATACAACTGGCTCGACACCTTCTCTAAGTTCTTTATTGTGACGTTTCATATAATGATTTGCAATATCAATATCGTCAAATAGTTTCCTTGTAATACCATTTATATCTTTAACTGCATACCCAGCATTTTCTTTGACAACCATTGGTACTGCTTTAGGCGCTTTATTTGTGTTTAATGTGTTTAGTCTCATTTGACTCTCCGAATCATGTTATTTGGATAGCCTGGAACAACAGGTTTGTTTTTTCCTGTGTCTTCTAATCCTACTGCTTTTCGTGCAGCCTTGTGATGTGCTTTGCCTTTTTTTCCTGTAAACAGTGGCATAGCAACACTGGCAAATACGCCAGAAGTAGTATCTTCTTTTATGACTTCCCAGACTTTCATATAGTTATTTATACTAATTGTCCGCTAAGTTGACCTTGGTTTAATAAGATCTTTTTTATGCATTTCCGCATGTCTCGAATCCTCTTCATTTTTATACTTTTCTAGCATAGTATCAAAATCAAAATTAGTAACTGGTTCGTTATTCCTTATTAATGCTGCATTAAATGGTGTAGGCCAAACTACACTAATTGCAAGCCAATCAACCTTAGATTCCATACTTAATCTATGCCACATCCAATGGGCAATTGGAGAGCTAGATTCTATTAATCTTTCACCAAACAGAAATTTATATTTGGTACACACATTAATAAGATTATCGTCTAAGTTTTTTAAATATCTATACATAGTAGATGGAGCAGAAATAAATGCCAAATCACCAAAATAGCCGCTTCCGTTATGTAAACGCATCCAAGGAGAAAATATAATATTGTTGTATATATCTTTTCTCATATTGTGTAATAAATTCATCCAATGATGTTCGGCCATTGGATTAAACACTGTATCACTTCTTGTTTTAATAACAAAGTCATATTCAGTCAACTCTCCACACATTTTTCCTATTGCAGATGCACTTAAAAACATCGCATGAAAATTATATGCATATGTACTAAGTTCACTTCCTGGAAATAATAAAGTAGACCTAACATCGTTAGGTACTAGTTCCGTATGCTTATCATATTTTTTATTTAGATTTTGAATAGCATACATATGTGGATAAAAAACATCATCATAAGACTGTATAAAACATTTAACTGGGTTAAATAGGCGTTGACATTCTTCATATAAGTCTCTTCCCGGTTCTTCCCAAAAATGACAGAAAAAATCAACCTCTATATGTGATCCAGTTATTTTAGGAAACACTTTTTGCCACCATTCAGCACTTTGTTCGAGATATCTAGCTTGCCCACTAAGCATTATAGCTATTTTCATAGTAACTCCATTTTTAATTATTATAACATGTGTTTTTTTGTAAGTCTATGAATATTTTTGTCTATATGCAGATATCAGTTCTTTAGAATCCATATCTTTGAAACTTTTAGAAATATCAAATGCATAACCGCCTAAACTTTGGCGTCCTGACTGTGATGTTACTAAACGATGCAATGCTTCTACTGCGGCATCCCAAAAACGATTCTTTTGACTAGCCAAAATTCTATCCATCATTTCATCTTTAGTATCTTCTCTTTGCAGTTTGTTTGCTAGTTTAACACCAACTGAATCTGCAGCACGAAGTAATTTTCTATATCCTTGTGCAGTTTTGAACAATACTCTGACACCAGCTACTGTTGTCTTTAGTGCAACAGCAAGTAAAATTAAATCTACTAAACTAGGCAAACTGCCAAAGTCTTCAACAGCAAATACCTTATTACTTGTTCTGAAATCTTTCTTACGCATAACACTCTTGGCAACTAAGTCAAGCATTTTAGTACGTGGGTTAATTTCTAATACAAATGGTACATTAATATCACTTTCTAAATCTTTCATTATTGCTTGGTTTGGACCCATTTGTGCAATTGGCTTCCCCCATTGCTTATATTCTTTAGCAAATAATCTTCCCAACTCTTGTATACTAATAGGCTCGCCGTTACGTTCATCATTTACTCTATCTAAAAAGTGACGTGTAAATTCCACATCAATACCAACACGAGCAAATACTTTATCAACAATTTTTTCTAAAGCATTTAATTGTCCTTGTGACACATCTTCTTTCATATAAGGCAACTCAAACCAATGTTGGAACCATTCAGTCGTCCCTGGCTGTATACCCTTTTTACGCTCTGCTTTTTTTAATGCAGTGCCAGTATAACTCATATTTTCAAAAATTTCGTTAATCTTCATTAATCTAGTCCCAAGTTAAATGCTTGATGAGGCGTAGCACCTTTTACACCCAATGGCTTGGGCTTTCCGTCTTTATTCATAGGAAACAATTTCTTTGCTTGTCTTTCAGTTTCGCCAGGTTGTACATCAACTGTAGTATTTACCCCTGGAACAATTTTTCCATCTTCAGTTAGTTCTCGAAATCTCATTTCTTCTTACCAGCCTTCATGTTGGCGCACCAGTGATACATTTTTGCTTTTTCACCGCTGGCTTTTTTTGCTTTGGCTCTTAGTTCTGTTACACTACCATTACAACTTGCACCACTACGTTTTACACGCCCTGGTCTACTTTTGCCTTTTACTTTACCGTCAGCAAAGTTTTCTTGTACACTACTGGCTCCAAGCATATCTACAAAAGGAATAGCAACACTTTCGATCCAGCGTGATATATTACTATATGTCATTATTTTTGTTTTAAACAGATCTTTTAAAATATCATCGACCTGATTTTTTGATGCATTGCTAGAATATGACTTATCATATTCTCTTTTTAAACGTTTAATCTGATCTTTAATATCAGGACTTGTTAGTTCTAATAAAAAAGACTGCAAGTTTAGAAGATAATACTTATCAGTATCTACAATTATTTCGTTATCAAATCCAGCAGGTGGCCACCCTTTTTTATAACTGGCTACTGCTTTATCTACATCAAAGTCACTTTGCAATGAAATATTTTTTCCACCTGTTGAGCGACCCATGCCCAAGTCTTCAACTGCATCACTGTAATATATTTCGTTGCTTATTGGGATAAAAATGTTTTGCAATCCAGCTACCCCATGATCCTCAAGTGAGGTTCTGCGAACATCTGCATGCTTTCCTGCTGCAAGGTTTGCAAATGTTGGATTGTTGACACCAAGTTTTTGTAAGACTTCTTGTTGTTTTTGATTGCTTCCAGTTTTTATTTTTCTGCCACTATCATTAGTTACCTTTTTAATAATTTTTCCAATACGATCTGCGTCATATACAAAACTTCTAAACATTATTGGACGATTACCCATTGCATCAGTTATTTTTTTAACTTTTAGCAATCTGTTTTTCATATGAAAGATATCTTCTGGAAGACTTACCTCTTCAGTAACTGAAGCCTCAGCAAAACTACTAAGTTTATATTCGTATGTATCAGCACCTGTCTTTTCTAACCATTCAAACTTGTCAAAAAACTTCTGATTAGTTACTTTATATATTGTTATTGGCAAACCCTTTTGATCTGCATATGACTTTATTGCGTTCATAACTTTAACGCCGACGCCACCACCACGATTAGAAGTTGATATTTGTGCCATTAAAATTTGTTCTGGGCTAAAACTCTTAGCCGCATCCAACAAGATATGACCGAAATCACCTTTAAGCATATATGTGCCACCGCCACCGATCATTTCTTTTTCTGACCATGGGACACCAACTTTACCCCAACTAGTCCAACTAGTTGCGCCGATTGCTTTACCGATATGTTTGATCAGTGGGTAATCATCGTCTAGTGGCCACCACTTCTTATCAAACTCAATATCAACGTATCCATTCTGAATAGCATCAAACTCTTCTTTTGATACTTCAGTAACTGAAGCCTCAGCAAAACTACTTTGTGGATTTACAAACGTAAAGACATCCTGATAACTATCTTGCTTAGTTTCTAAATTAAAGCCAGTCATTTGTGCAAACTTTTTAGCAAATCTAGCATATAGTACTGCTCTGCTTTTACCATCTTTTGCTTTATCTGCGGTAAATTCAAGTTCGTCAATATCATTTACTTTTGATCCCATTTGTTTCCACCAATCAGTAAATGCGGCAACCACTGTAGCAAAAATTCTAAATTGATCACCTGCACCGGTCTTGTGAGTTTTATAACCAGTCATAAAGCTAAGTTCCCAAATGGTAGGAACCACACGCTCATCATCGTCCCAGTCATCACCGCCTGAAACTCTGTCAGCTATTATTCTAAGTGTTGCGTCTTCGTCATCTCTTCCATCAGATGAACGTTCTGAATTCAATTCTGCATATGCAGTCCATGTATCATTACTACGCTCGTACCAGGTGTATGGATATGGATTATCTAATGCTTCTGTTAATTCATTAAGTCTCATGTAAAGGGCCTTTATTTACTAAGTGTATTTATTCTTTACTTACACTCTTTAGCAAATCGTCTTTACTTAAATCAAAGTTACCTTTTTTCCATTGATCTCTCATTGACTGCAACGTTTTTCCTATACCAGGACCACGTGCATGTCCTAGTTTCATCAAGTCATTTCCAGTAACTGGAAACTCAGGTGCTTTGAATGATTTAACATGCTGTATCATATCGTCTTGATGATTAAACCTAGCAAGTGCATCCAACAAATCTCTATTAAATCCGTCTGCCATTTGATCAGTAAACCACTTTTTATCGTGTGTTTGCCCTTTGTTTTGTATTAGGAACCCTAGCTTTGATTTTTCATCATTGCTCATCTTCCAACGCTTGCCTACTGATTCATCGTTAGTTATTCTAGCAAGATTTATAATAGGATCTCCGCCATCTTGTACTTTATCTATATTTTGCACTTGTAAATTTAAAGAATTAGTTACACCAGTATGTGACATAGCACTAAGTACTTGCTGTATATTTCCACCACTAAGTATCTTGCTTATTTCCATCCAAACACGTTCAACACTCAACTGCTTTAGTCCAGAAACATTATCTGCTATAGATTTCATTGTATCTTTTTCAAACTTTGGCGTATCCATTCTTCCTTGGAAACGGAAATACCTTAATATACGCAAATAATCTTCTTGTATACGTGCTGCAGGATCACCGACAAAACGGCTTACTTTGTTTTGTAAGTCATCCATACCACCAAAGTAATCATATAGTTTACCATCAAAATCCATGCTCATTGCATTGTACGTTAAGTCTCTGCGTTTAGCATCTTCTTTCCAACTACGTACAAACTCCACTTCTGCATGCCTACCGTCTGTTTCCACGTCTGCTCTTAGTGTGGTTATTTCAAACTCCTCGCCGTTGATTATGGCAGTTATAGTGCCATGTTCAATGCCTGACGGTATATGCTTAACGCCTGAGCTGTCAAACATTTTTTGCATTTCTGTGGGGGTTGCGTTTGTTGCAAGGTCTATATCTTTTGGATCTTTACCTAATGCGAGATCTCTTACTGCACCACCTACAACTCGTATGTCGTAGCCAGACTTAGTAAACATTTTATCTAGTTGTTTCAGTTCTTTAGTTATTTTCATTTCCATTTTGATTACCTAGATTGTATGTACTACTATGTTGTATACTATTGGGTATTAACTGTCAATTAAAATTTGCATCTTTATATACAATATTGCCAACAGGAGATTCAATTTGTAGTATTCTTGTTTTACCTTTAAACTTTACATCTCTATTAATACGTCTTGATTCTGCACTCTTATTAGCAGTATCAGGATTAACTTGTTGCATTAATACCGATAATAAATCTTCCATGTTTTCTCTAAAAGTATCATACGCATCAAAGCCAATGGCTCTTGATCTGCCATATGCGTCTTCAACCTTACTAGCTGACTGTAATAATTTAGTTGCCATTTGTTTTACTATAGAAATGGCTTGCTTACTTGGTTTGGATTTTTTCTGTAGTATTTCTATTGTTCGTGTGGCGATTTGAGTTGCGGATTTATCTATATTACTAACCATCCAATCAGCAGCCCATCCTTGATCTGGATAGCTCATTCCAGAATAACGATCAGGTGGCTCATCTTTAAACTTCATTCCACTTGGTATGATATCTGGTCTTTTATTAGGTGCGTCAGCAGACAGTTTTCTCATTATTTGCTGGGCGGCATCACTAATACTAGCAACTATTTCATCCTCGTCAAGGTCTCCTGAACCTTTTACATATTGTATTGTAACTAGTGCCTTTTCGCCACCATGTGTTCCAACTGCTTCACGAGCAACTTCTAATGCAAAGCCTTTCTCACTAGCAACATATACACCACCCATACTCGCAGTACTTGCACCATACGTGTCTTTATCATATGTTTTCTTTGGTGGTGTTGCTAATAATCCGTTAGACTTAATACTAGGTATTAAATTAGTACTAGTGCCATGATACATAATCTGTGTACGTTGTTGAACACGTTCATTTATGATTTCAAATGCTTTCATGATACCAGTGTTAATAACTGTAGTATAGCTTGTGGATTAATTGTTTGTCTACCAGATGTTAAACTTTGTACAGCTCTTCTCATAAAGTCAGCGTCTTCTGGTGTAACATATTCTTGGCTCTCAAATTCTTGTATTTTAGACATAATAGCATTTTCATCAACTGGCAATTCATTATCGCTTTCTGCTTCTTGCTGTATATTTCTACTATTTGATCCGCCTTTACTACGTATTGACTGCAAGTCATCTAACGCTTGTACTAATGCCCCAACTTTAGCTGCTAACACCTTATTACTGTTAAGTGCATAATTTGCATTACGAAAACCCTGTGTGCCTTGTTTCATCTGAGTTAACATTTGTGTTGTTTGATCGATTACATTTTTCATCAAACTATCAATGTTCATAGTACCGTAACCTGGTACTGCTACTGTACTTTTGTTTGGTTCGTCTTTATTAAATTTATCTATTTTTTCACTGTAAATGTCTTTGTAACTTGTTTTGTTAAATGCTTTTACTAGTGCTAGCAACTCATCTGCATCCATGCTTATCTTTATTGTGTCAACTGTACTGTTGCCTAAGTTCATAGCAACTAACCATCTGTGATGTCCGTCAATAATATAGTTGTCTTGACTAACTATAATTGGTTTCTTTTTTGCACCTTTGAGTAGTTTAGTCATTGATCTCTCAACACCAGCATCGCTAAATTCACCCTGTGTTGATTTGAATGTGTTAGCAGGAATATCTCTTTGCATCTCAAAAGTAGCACCGTTAGATTTTAAGTATTCAAAAAATTCTGGATAATCTTTTTTGGACACTTGTGGCATATCACTACGTTTAATACCTTTGGTATCCTTAGGATTAGGCTTAACTATTTTAAGTTCATTTACACCACGCCCTGGCATTGGAATCTGTTTTGTTGGTTTTACGGCTGTTTTACTTCTTGCTAAAGCTCCCATTTCACGATTGTAAGTAGCTTGACTCACTGGTCCACTCGCTTTAGCACCTTTTTTAAATGAAGTACCTGTTCTTAATCCTGCTGCGGCTGCAGGTAACCTTAAATCTTCAGCTTTCATATCACCACTTTCTACATGACCAGTAACGTGCCTTAGTCTTTGGCCCTGGGTTATCGCAATTATGTCTTGCTCTAAAACTCTTACGTGCTTTTGGATTGCTTTTGCGTATACGCATTGTTGGACGTTTGGCACTAGTACCACCGTGTCCAAAGTTAACTTTGATAACATTGCCTTTTTTATTCTTAACATATACTTTAAACTTTTTAACATCGCCACGCATTGGCTTGTTTAGTTTAACTTTACGTCCTTGATACTCTGCTTCGAACAAATCACTTTCATCAATGCTGTATGCTAGATAGCCATATTCTTCATGGAAGTCTTGATCATCTTCTAGCGTAACTTCTTCTACTATTTGTATCACTTCATTAATTTTCATTATTACATCCCTACTTGTGCCTTTAATGCATCAAGTTTGGCGTCATATTTTTGTCCCCATCTCATAACTGCATTTTTAATTTTAGTAAACATAGAAGCAATGCCCTCACGTAGATTTAACATTTCTTGTATTGATTCTTCTTTTTTTGCAACTTTTAAGGCTGGTGCTTTTTGTGTTACTGTAACCATTTCTGATTTTAATCTAGTATATACTTCTGTTAACTCTGGTGTAAATTGTTTTTCGAGTGTTTCTAGTATCTTTTTATATTGTGGACTTTCAGTTGCTTTTGGATCTTTAGTCATAGTAAAAATAAATTGTAATGTGTCTACAACTCTCGTACTTGCTGCATCTTCTGCATCAAATAAATCTGCAACATTTTCTCTTGATTGTTGCTTAATTTCAGCAGTTAGTTCTTTAGCTTCTTGTTTAATTTCTTCTAGCCTTGTTAATTTCATAGCTAACTTAGTATACACGCCGCTTTTATAACTGTTTAATTGTGCTACAACTTTGGTAGCAGATGCACCTTCGCTATCTGTGTAACTAACTTCTGGATTGCCTTCAATACGGCCCTCTACTAAATTAATTAAATTTCTCATGTTATCCATATTAACTTCCTATCAAATGTATTTATTCTCATTAGTTTGGATCTTCCATAAAAAAACCCTTAGTAAACTTTAAAGTATTTATGTGTTTACTAAGGGAAGAGTTTTATAATTTTATTATGCTAGGTCTAGTATAACTGATACGCCAGCTTCAGCGGCACTGAGGTTCCACTGTACTTTTGTTTTTGATGCAAACTGTGTTCCTGAATCTGCTACTACTGTGCAAGTTCTACCAGAAATTTTACTTACAAAGTAAGTTCCGTTCACACTATCTTTACATTTGATAACCATTTCACCAGTAGCAGCTGGTACATCCGTTACTAGTTTGCAAATTTGGTCTGGTTGATCGACCCCAGACAGCGCAGTTGCTACTAGAAAACGCTTACTACCTTTTTGCTTGATTATATGAGCATTACCAAATAGTTGGGTAGTGTATGCGGCTGGTGCAATTTGGGCACCAGCGTCTGCTCGTGCGCCGAAATTTCTCTTGTTTAGTGGTCTTCCCATTTGTTTTCTCCTTAAAAAGAAGTCCTATGCGAGTTCTAGTCGCTACGCTGTGGGTACAGCATAAGTCCTCTCATGAGTACTATTGGACATACGTATTTATGCTGCCTTAATTATAGAAAGTCGATTACAACACTTTCATTAACCACGGCGCCAATTTTGTTCCAAGGAACTTTATCGCCTTGAGCAAATTGTGTACCTGTCTGTGGTTTAACTGTACATGTTCTACCTGAGATTTTAGTAACATCATAAGTACCTGCTGCACTGTCTGTTACGTTAATTCTCACTTCGCCTACGCCTGGTGCGCCTGCTCCTAATGAACAAACTGCTTCACTTCCGCCTACATCACATAGAAAACGCTTGCTGCCTGTTTGCTTTACAATATGACCTGCGCTTGCGCCAGCACCTACGTCTGCTGTTACCCTGATCTGGAACCCATCATTACCTGGATTGCCAAAGTGTCTTTTGTTTAGTGGTCTTCCCATTTGTTTTCTCCTTAAAAAGAAGTCCTACGCCCGTTCTATGGGCTACGCTGTGGTGCAGCATAAGTCCTCTCATGAGTACTATTGGACACACGTATTTAGTGGAGATTGTTATTTAAATTTGCTTACATTACTAGCATAAAAATCAACTAGTTGTTTATTATCTGCACTTGGCTGTTTTCTGTAAGACTCTGGTAAATCGTCCCAGGGACGCATTGCTGGATGAGTTTTTTCTTGCATACTTAAATTTAACCCGTAGCGCCAGCCTTTGTGTTGCTTGTCTTGTATCCAAGCATTATGTTGCTGTCTTGAATATGTATCTTCTAATATACTACGAGCACCTTCGTCTAAATCAATGTCATAATCAAAAGGATGACCAAAGTCTGCATCTACACGATATACGTTACTTGATTCTATTTGAAAATCATGATCTGCAATTCTCATATACCCTTCAACAATTACTTCTGCTTCGTTAGCAGTAAGATGTCTTACTAGCGGTATTAAGTACAAATACGAATCAGCTTGTGTAGCCATAACAAAACTATTAGTTTCGTCATCACTCATAATAACATCTTCTGGTGTAAGCATGTCAACAGTTAAATACCAACGCTGAATTACTTCAGCATTAAGTGGCTTATCTGTTCTTTGTAGTATATAAAAATCTTGCATTTAGTCCATGTCCACAACCCATCCACCGTCACGGAAATCCGCAACAACAGGGTCACCCATATTAACATCTTTAATTTTAACTTTGAGAATAGGCATCATTCTATGGTCTAATTCTTGACTAATAATCTGTGCATCCATCATACCTCGATCAGATCCGAATCCACTGTTTATTACTCTAACTTGAATCATTTGCGAATCTTCTGAGATACCAGCATTGCGTTTTAATAAATCTAATTCGTTCATAACATTGTCCTTTGTATTAACAATATTTATGCTTCGCACACACCTAACACACCTGGATTAATCCACTCTGCAAACAATCCACATGTGTCCAGCACATCATTAATTTCACGCTTAACACCAAACAAGTATTCTGGCTCATTCATGTATTCACCATAGTAGTCGGCCCAAACAACTGTATCGTTATCTTCACCGCTAATACGAAATGTATCTTCGCCATTATAACCGCCTTCGATTACTGGCACCCCCATTTTCTTCAGTGCATTGAATGCTGTTCTATAATTACGTTTCATTTTATTAATCCTTATGTAGTGTAAGTTTCACCTGTGAATATATTTACCATATCAACACCTGGTCCCATTGCACCAGCTGCCATCATACGTTCTTCTGCAATTTGTTCTGGACTGCGATTTGCTTGTGCTGTTCTATATTCTGCAAATATTTCTTTAAGATGCTCTTTACGGGCATCTGCAGTTGCATTAACAATAGCGGTATCTACAAGTCCTGCTTCTAAAAGCTCTGCCATTGCATCTGCCATAAGCGGACGAAACTCACCACTATCAAACAACCAACCTGCGGCGCCATTTTGCATTTTAACTTCACCGTTATTGAATTTATTGATCATATAGCTCATTGTGTGTTCCTTTTTGTTTAACTTATACACATACCATAGCACCAAGACGTCTTGGTGTCAATCACTTTCTTTTGCTCTATAAAACTCTTCTAAATCAAAATCTGCGGCGGCTTCAACTGCATCTTCAAACACTGTAAACGGATCTACACCTTTGACCGTATCATAACCTCTTATAGTAGCTTGTACACCATCTCCTGGAAACGCTGTAACACAACCAACTGTAGTATAATGAAAGCCATCTTCTGTATATTTGATATTCCAAATTGGAAGATCATATGCCCACTCACCGTTTTGAGTTTCACGCTCAAAGCTAAAACGTATTGATTTATTAGAGCCTGACTTATTAACGTAACGGTTCCAAATTCCAAATCCGGTTTCTGCTGTGCTTAACTGAGTTTGCATTTTGTCTTCCTTCTTTGTTATGTTGTTTTCTATGTACTACATATAGCACCAATACGTCTTGGTGTCAACACTTAATTGTAAGAAATCATAAAAAAAGACGCATCGAAATGCGCCTTCTTCTGGGGATATTCTTTATAATTTAGAATTCAAAATCGACTACTGTTGCACCTGATAAGTCATAATTATTTGATCCAACGTTTAGTCCGTTTGCTGTTGGTCCTAATACCCTTAGTGCGTCCTGTAATGTCGCCGCTTTCCATTTACCACCATGTAACATAATACGAAATGCACCAGCAGTATCTTCTACTCCTACTGCAATAATATTTGAAAATTCTTCAATACATCTTGTAATTGCGTCCATAGCTTCGCCTGGATTAGTTTCATTTGCCAGTGTTGCACCACCATCAATTGTAAACATTTCTACATCTTCGGCAATTCCATTTGTGTGGCTAAATGCATTTAAATTGTTTGTTGCTCTTGCTACCATTTTAATCTCCTATATACTCTACCTGTATTTAGTCATAAAAAAAGCAGTGCCGAAACACTGCTTTTATTTTAGTATTACTAAAACTTAGTCTTCAAATGTTGCAACAATTGCTGTTGCTTCTGCGCCTGTTGGGTTAGCTACTGCACCGCCACCTTGGATTGCAAAGTGCATTGTTCCGCCGTGTGCGCCGTCGACGCCTGCAATTGTGTGTCCTGCTGCGCCTACTGCTTTTTCAAATGCATCTAATGCCGCTTGATCTGATGGTGCTGCTGAAACGATTTGTGTTACTGAACCTAAGCCGTTGCCTGCTTTGGTTGCTGCGTTTGTTGTTAAAGCCATTTCTGGTCTCCTCTAAAAATTCATTACACTATATTGTGTACCTATATATTTATTTATCTATTTTATGTGTTTAAATCTGTTTAACTTCAATTAATTTTACAAGTGCCGTCCATCTAATAGTACTTGAAGCTCTTCCACTGCCTGAAACATTTAGTGAAGTATCATTAGAGGTTAGGCCGATTATAGCATCTAAATCAAATCCTGGTCCAGATGAAATAGTAGTTTTTTGTTCATTAATTTTACTCATACTACCATAATTGTCAACATTGATTGCACCAGTAAATTGTATGGCGGCATGATTAGTTCCTGCATTACCTCTGCCTATTACATCAATTTCATAAAAATAAGTTGTATTATTATCTAAGATAATTTTATTATTGAGTGAATCTCTATAAAGTTCTGATACTGTGTTATTAACTGTTGTGCCGTATAACACATATTCATATTTTGTAACAGGATCAATAGTCTCGTCAGATTCTAATAGTGCAGCACCTGTAATTGTTATTTGAGTATCAGTAAGCTCAACAACACTGCTAGTTGCAAAATCAGTAATACCAGTTAAACCACCACCGCCTCCGCCACCACCGCCTTGTAATACTATACCGCCTGGTGTCACGCCGTCACTGAGTCTAAATGATCTAGTTGCAAGATCAAAAAATAGTCTATTCTTTTCGCCTACATAATCAGGACCATCAAGTTTTTTATTAAGACTAGTAACTAATTTTTGAACAGACATTTATTCCACCTCTGCGCCGTTGCCACCATCCTGTACTAAACCCAACGCCTTGCGAAAATTATCCATACTGTCATTATCAATTTGTTCTTGTTCATCTGATGGGATATCATCAGATGTAATTTTATCAATTGCTTCACTATCTTTACCTAATGCAGCTTTTTTAAGTTCTAAGTTTTGCTGTAATGGTGGAACCATTAATGGATCTGGGTCAAGTCCATCAGACTTTTCATAACCATCATCATTTTGTCCCATATCAATTTCAGGATCGCCGTCACCATTAATCTTAATATTAATTGGTACGTTAATTGTAAATTCTTTAGCTTTCATCTTTAATAATCTCCACTAATTTACCAGCGCCGACTAGAGCTTGTACTGCTTCTTCTATAGTGGAGATTATTTCTCCGTTAAGTATCTCTGATGCTGATTGATCGTCTCGAATTAGTTCGCTTACTTTAATAACGACCATATCTTCATTCATCTTTGCCATAGCACAATATCCTATTAGTTACATGTATTTATTACAGTTCATTTATTAGAACACATTTTTTGGTTGATGTTATGTGTTTCTTAAACATCAGATGCAATGTGGCAACATCATCATATTCTTTTAAAAATATAGTACCAGTGTTAGTATAAGGATCGTGCATTGTCTTGTGCCTAATAGACCGCTTCATAATATGATTCATCTGATAATTATTTGCGTCAAATGTTTCATCAACAAACTCAAAAATTTCAGACAGTATGTCGAGTGGTTGTCTACCATGTCTAGTAAAGCTAACCTTATATCTAAATTTATTATACCAAAGTTCTTTTTTTGTTACCAAGTCTAAATTATCAATCATAAGCTCTTGATGTTTTTGGTTAATAGGCCCTTGTATTTGCAATATATCTTCACCCCAACGATCTACTAATTTAGATATTAAATTATGTTCAGTCAGATATACAAAAAACTTTCTGTCTCGCCTAACCTTCCAACGTTCATATCCTAATTGATTTTTTAAAAGTGAGTTGATGTCCATATTACGTATCATACAAGTTCTCCATGCATTCTCATGCTCTAGATCTTTATAAAATCCACGTCTAAAGAACTCTGGTTGCCAAAACTGAATACGCCAAGGAAACTTTTTATAATATATTCCAGTAGCATAGGTAAATTCTGGTAAATTTTTAATTTGTTGTAATGTTAATACTGCCATCTAATATTTCCAGTGTTACTGTTTTAATGTCACTACCAAATAATAATTCTTTAGCAAGCGGTTTTTTGATTTGTTGATTAATGACACGTGCCATCGGCCTTGCGCCCATTGTTTCACTGAATCCATTGTCAGTTAGCCATTCAATTACTTTATCATCATATAATAGTACAATCTCCCGTGGAGTTAACATTGCTTCTAGTTCAGTAATAAACTTAACTGTAACATTTTTCATCAATGTTCTGTCTAATTTTTTAAATTGCACAATTGCATCAAGTCTATTTCTAAACTCTGGACTAAAGAAACTTTTAACTGCCTCACCTGCTGCTGACTCATTTTTTCCAGCACCAAAGCCAATTAAGTTCTTTTCGCTATCAGCAGCACCTAAATTACTTGTAAGTATAATAATACAATTTCTAGCACTGACTGTTTTGCCGTCACTTGATGTAACCATTCCATTATCCATTAGTTGTAACAATACGTTACTAACGTCTGGATGAGCCTTTTCAATCTCATCTAATAGTAAAATACTATTTGGATTTTCTTCTAGTTTATTAATTAACAGACCACTACCTGAACCGCCTTCACTAAATCCAACGTAGCCTGGAGGACTGCCGATAAGTTTTGATACTGTATGTCTTTCTTGATATTCACTCATATCAAAACGTAATAATTCCATTCCCATGGTATTACTGAGCTGCTTTGCTGTTTCTGTTTTACCAACACCCGTTGGTCCACTAAACAAGTAACTGCCAATTGGTTTATCTTCTGCTTTAAGACCTGCTTTCGCAATGTAAATACTATCAGCTAACTTAGTGATAGCTTCTGATTGGCCAAACACTTTAAGATTTAATTGCTTTTCAATATCTACAGGCTTTTCTTTTTTGTACTCACTATCTTTGGTTAATACTAATTGGTCAATTGGTATCCTTGTTAGTTTAGCAACCTCAAATCTAATTTCATCTAAGTCAATAATACTCTTACGATCGTCTTTGGGAAGTAACCGTTGACGAGCCGCCGCACTATCAATTACATCAAATGCTTTATCTGGAAGAAATTTATTATGCCAATATTGTGCAGTTAAGTCTACTGCACCATCAAGTGCGTTCTTAGTAAATGCAATCTCGTGGTGTGCTTCATATGGATATATGCTGTTATTAATTATACGCTTTGCATCTGCCACACTTGGCTCAGGTACGTCTACTTTGTGAAATCTACGTACAAGTGCCTTATCTTTTTCAAAATGTTGGCGGTATTCATCATAGGTTGTACTACCAAGACAACGCAACTTTCCTTTTTGTAGTGCTGGCTTTAACATATTAGCAACATCCATTGCACCGGATCCACTATTGCCTGCTCCCATAATCATATGTATTTCATCAATAAACAAAATAGCATCGTCTCTTTTTTCTAATACATCTAGTACTTCTTTAAGTCGGTCTTCAAAGTCTCCTCTAAATTTAGTACCAGCTAATAAAGCACTTAAATCTAAACTATAAACAATATGTCCTTGTATTAGATCAGGAACACTTCCTTCATTGATTAAATAAGCAAGTCCTTCGGCAATGGCAGTTTTGCCAACACCACTATCACCAACAAGCACAACATTATTCTTTTTACGACGAGCAAGGGTCTGTACTGTTTCGGCTAATTCTTCTTCTCTACCAACAATAGCATCTATTTTACCACTAGCTGCTGATTCATTTAAATTTTCACAAAATTTACGTAATATCTTGTCAGCTTTTGTAATTGTTGGTGATGAATCTTGATTAATATTTTGCTCTCGAATACGATTAATATCCTGAAGATAGTTACTAACTGCATCTCTGTCAATACCGTATTTTTGTAAAATAAAAGCACTTGGCGTTTGTTGCTCTGATAAAATACTAATCAGTAAATCTCTGGGGTCTAAGTTATTACGGCCATTGAACAATGCTTGCGTAAATGCTCTATGGAATACTCGCTCCAACATGACAGTCTTTTTGGGTTCTTGTTCTGTAGCATCTGGATAACTATCAACTGAATCTGCTAAATGATCGTATACTTCTCTGCTTATATCAGATGGATCTACACTAAAATCAGAAACAATATCCTTCACTTCATCTAAATCAAGAATAATAGCTAGTAAATGCTCAATAGTTACATAGTGGTGACGGTAATCTTTACTCAACATAAATGTCTTGTTTACGATTTTTTCAATCTTATCTTCATTAGACAATAAACTTACTCCTATTACTTTATTCTAATAATTCCCCAATTGGGGTATTTAAATTGTCGACTGTTAATGGTGGTATAGAAACATCAATATGTAATATTAAATCACCATTTGGTTGATTGGGTTGTGGTAACCCATGTTGTGGTATTCTAAGTTTTGTATTTGGGCTAGTACCCGCCTTTATATTTAATTTAAATTGACTTCCGTCTATTCCGCTAATAGGGATGTCACCACCAAATAATGCAGTTTTTAAACTTATATTAATTTTTTCATTTAAATTGTAACCATCTGTCCAAAACCTATTATGTTTTTTTAATCGATAAGTTACGATTAAATTACCAGGTGGTCCAGGAACGGAATCATCACCCATACTATTGTATCTTATCTTAGATCCTTCATGTACACCACGTGGAATGTGTATAGTAACAGTTCTAAAATTACCATTCATAAGATTTATATTTAAGTTTTTTTGAGATTCGTTTAATACTTCTTCTAATGTTACATGTGCAGTTATTTCTACATCCTGATTACGTTGGTGGTATTTTTGCTGTCTTCCAAACATACTATCAAACATACTATCAAATCCAGGAGGAGTGTTGTGATTATTGAATGGATTAGACTCTGCTTTATGTTGCCAGTTATGTGGGTTAGATGTATGCTGTTGTTGTTCTTGTTGGAACCTAGCATCGACATCTTTAATTGATTCATATGCAGTATTTACTTCATTAAACTTTTTAGCATCTCCATTAGGAGTATCAGGATGCCATTTTTTTGCTAATTTTCTATACGCACTTTTAATATCACTATCAGTAGCAGTTTTGTCAACACCTAATAGATCATATGGATCTGAATTTTTATATGGTTTTGTTGACATTACTTTGCTACTGAGTTGTCTAGAGTTTCTTCTGCTTCAATATAATAATTTTTATATGCTACAATAATTGCTTGCTGTTGTTGTACTAGAGCACGTATGTCACTAAAGTTCAGACCTAAATTTTCATAACCTTGACCAGTTAATGCATACAAACCAGTTGGAATGTTTTTTTCTTTAAGTTTAGCTAACTCATCATCTACATTTTCTTCATTAATAACAATCCATTCAATGCGGCGCATTGATACTTCGTCAACATCAGGCAATACCAATATTGGCTTTGTAACTGGTTTTGTTGATACATTTAAGGTGCTTGGTAAACTACTGCACCCACTAAGGAGTGTCATTACCAGGCCAAAGCCAAGGACACTCTTTGTTAAATTGTATGCCATTGGTGGCTCCCTTTTCCTTTTCATTTAAATCAGCACCACTTAATAATTCGAAACATCTTCCTGCATTTTCTGTACCTCTATTGACTGCTCTGCCAATCCCATCGGGATTATTAACTGCCGCTAGTCCAAGATCAATCGTTGCAAGTTTTTCATTTAATCTATTATTTTGTTTCCGAACATTAGCAAATTGTTGATTAATAGTTGTTAGTTCTTCATTAACTCTTCTGTAATCTGATTCCAAAGAAGTTATAGTTTCTTCATTTAAATTTATTGCTACGTTTAGTTTAGCATTATTTTCATTTAAGATTGCAATACGTTGCTGGGTGTCATTATAGTACCAGTAACCGACACCACTTGCGGCAATCAGTATTATAAACATAACACCTGCTAATTTTGCTCCCATTATTATACCTCGATTTTTAAATTCCAGATAAGGTTTTTAGCCTTAATAATTCTGAAGATTCTTCCATCTTGTCCGCATACTTTAACACATAATCTTGCGGATTGTCAAGTACCAAAGAAGACAGATTGTCTTCATCTAATTGTGAAGATGCTTCAGATTTGTATCCATCAAACTGCCATTCTGATATACCAGTTGCACTCGATACAGCATGCATAATATCTAAGATATTACTGTGTAATCTATTATCTCTAGCAAATTCAACAAATACAAGATGCTTGCCATCCTTATTTGGACCTTGGGAAACATCCACATCTAACATTTCAACAACATCAGTTTCTAATAAATTTGCTAAATCACTTGCTGGTTGTTCTGAGTCAACTTCAAATGCTACTACAACTGTTTCACTAGCTTCGCCAATTTTAGGCTTATATTGATCAATACTAATTGTTGGATTAACTAGGTTTGCCATTTCATTAAATTTTACACTCATTATTGTTCTCCAATATTGTCTAATACATCTGATTTTTCTGGTGTTAAATCAAGATTTTGATCACTATCATATGCTCCATCAACTTCACTTAAATCAATGTCTGTTCCGTTAATAGTAATCTTACTGCTTTCAAATTCATCAACAAACTGTCGTGGCATTTCAACATTTACTATCCAAATTGGAGTGTTTTTCTTTTTTGCTCTGCTTTTTCCGTCTGTGCCAGGCGCAATCTCTAAATCGTCTTGTGTTACAATCTTAATTGGTTCAATAAGAGTGTCTTTCTTAAAAGATACTCTTGCACCGTGTTTAGTTAATCGTAATGCACCATCTGGATCTGGCATAAGATTTCGAGGCCACATCAATGAACAAGTAATCCAATACTTACTAATATCAGGACCAGCAAGTACTTCTCCATACTCCCAATTCTTATATGCATATATGTTTAGATTATCCAATACTTCTTCAAACTCTAATAGGATATTTAAATCGCTACTAGAATCGACTAGTTGGTCTAATGTTTGTTTTAATTCTTCAATTTCACGCATTTTTACATCTCTTTTATACAGTTATTTAGCAGTTTGGTAATAAGTAATAGTGTGGACACATTGGACTCGGCAAAGACTAACTCAACAATGGAGTTCTACAAATGGCTAAAAGAGCAAGACAAACAAAACAAAAAGGATCGTTTAACGATATGGTATCAGAACTAGAGCGTTCTAAAAAAACCAAACTACAAATCCTACCTCGTAATTTAAATCAAGAAGAATATCTTGATATCCTAGAAGACACCCATAAACATATATGCTTTGCAACTGGACCTGCGGGTACAGGCAAAACCATGATGGCTGTCCAAATGGGAATTAAACAAATGGAGGCAGGAAGTGTAGACAAAATCGTTGTTACACGGCCCGCTGTAAGTGTTGACGAACAACATGGATTCTTACCCGGTGATTTAAACGCCAAGATGGCGCCTTGGACACGACCAATATTTGATTTCCTTGAGGAATTTTATACTATCAAACAGATAGCAGCAATGTTAGAAAACAAAGACATTGAAATTTCCCCATTAGCATATATGCGAGGACGAACATTTAAAAAATCTTGGATTGTTGCAGACGAAATGCAAAACGCAACTCAAGAACAAACTAAAATGTTATTAACTCGTATCGGTGTTGGATCAAAGGTTGTTGTGACAGGTGACCTTGCTCAACATGATAGAGGATTTACAAATAATGGTTTAAAAGACTTTTTAGAAAGATATAGATCACATTCTCCTGCGTCTATAGGACATGTGCATTTTACAAAACGGGATGTCGAAAGACATCCCGCTGTGATAGACATACTGAATATTTACGGTGAAAATAACTAAGTTATAGTATTAACAATTTGAGTCCAATTGTCCACAACTTTGATACGTTCATCATAAAAATTTGCGTTATGTTTATGCCGCATTAGAATTGTGTTTAATCCTAGGTCTGCACCTAGTAGTGCATTCTCAGGCTTATCTTCTAGCCAATAAAGACCACTGTCTTTATATGGCAAAAGCTCATTGTCTTTATCTGCACCAGTATCGATACATTTTACAAAGTCAAACGTGTCTTCTCCGAAAATTAGTTCTAAATTATTTTTACGTAACTGTGTAGCAAATGGATCTTCGGATAAACTTGTAATAGCGCCGAACCTCCATTTTTTTTCTTGGTGTAATATACGAACCCCTTCTACTGAATCACGTAATGGTTGTAAGAATCCAATCCAGGCACTTTCATTGAACTGACGTATTAGCTCTTTAACGTGTGGTTTTTTTAAACCAAAACGAAGGTTCATTTCATAACTATATTGCTCAGGTTCTGGTCGAAACCCTTTGGTTTCCATCCATTGAGTAAATTTACTTTCCCAATCAAGTAAGACACCATCTACATCAGTTAAAATTATATCTTTTCTAAATTTCATTTCTTCATCCTTTATTTCTAATTCATAATATATCTAACACTATTTGTCATCAGTGTCAACTTTTTTTGGAGGATTGAATGCTTTCTTTTTCCATAGATAACGAATGTCTTCTTCTTCTGTACGAGCAAATTTCTTACAAATTGTTACCTCGCCACCTTTTTTTAAATACTCGTCAATTAATTTCTGATCTTCATCAGTTACACTAAATCTTCCCATTTTATTTCACTTCTTTTTCCATTAATTTTTTGCATTGAACTATAATACGTTGATGTTCCTGACTAAAATCATTCCATCTATATCCAAATATTTCATTAAATGATTGTAAATTTCGTGAAATTTCACTCAACGTGTTTGCTAGTTTATAATCTTCTCCAGTCGAATAAGTTAGGTTCGCGATAAACTCAGCGAGCTTTGTTGCTTCCCGACGATCATTAGTTACTTCAAAAGCATTAGGTATTGTCATTTAAACTCCTCAGTGTATTGTTATATTATTTTCTTCATTTCCATCAAGTTCTAATCCAAAAATGTCAGTAATGATTGCAACAATACTATCTGGCACGTTTTCATTATTATTGATAATTTTTGGAACAAATAGACCTTTTAGCTCTCCAGTTCTACTAATAATAATACCATAGTCATCATCCGACATTGCATCTTCAAAATCAACCTCTTTATTACTCAAAATATTACCTGCTCCTTTTTTGTAATATTAATTATTCTGCTTGTTTCTCAAATTCCTCTACTATTAATTGTTTTTTAGCAACTAAGTTTTCCATATAACCAAGTGCCATTCGGCGTTCATCACTAGCACCTTCTGCCATTGCAATAAGTACGCTTTCCATTACTGCGATATCTTCTAATAGATCGTTCATTAAAATGTCTCCATTTCACCAGTTAAAGGGTTATGCATTTCAAGAATATTAAACGGTACTTTTGCACTGGCAGTAACTTTACTTGCCCAATCACAAGCATCGCTCCAGTCTACAAAGTTCATCTTTTCATCGAAAGTAAGACCTTGCAAAATGCCAGTTGTCATATGCTTTTTAAATTCAACTACAAACTTCATACCTAGGTACTCCTGTTTAAGTGTTTCTAACATTTGGTTCTCATCCATGTGTATACATTTCTGAAACTGCTTCGTCAATCTGAGATTCGCTAATATGTGGAACCATTGGTTTACCTAATGAAACTGATCTTTCAATAGCCTCATTTAAAGTTGAAGATTGCTTCATAATATCGTTAACACAGTCCCAAAAAGTTTCTTCTACTGCCATCATCCAATTTTTTGTAGCACTCATTTTATTATCTCCTGATCTACTTAACTTTATTCATACGTTATACTACTATTACAATAGTTTGTCAATGTATTAATTGGCAAAATACTGAATTAAATTCCACCAAGTGTATTGTTGACTATTTTCCACACCAAAAATCCAAAGAGTATCCATCCACCCAAAAGCAAATACAGCAAGCAACATAACACCAATGGCATCATCTATTATTTCATTACGAGTCATTTTTAACCTCAATTTTAGTTACACGGTCATAACGAAAACTACGAAAGCCATTACTCTCTAAAGCCCATACAACTTGTACGTTTTCATTAAGAGTTCTAATTTTCTTCTGTGTTAATGGATCTTCTTTTTTTGCTTCAGGCAAATAAGTTTCCATTAATGTACAGGGCATAGTACGCTCTTCACCATTAAGTTTTGTAAATGTTACAGTTACGATTTCATTACTCAAAAGTTCTTTGAGTTCTTGAATTGGCATGATGTCTTCCATTATTATGATCCTGGTACTGTGAGTTCTGCTTTTTTCACACCGTTTTGTTTTCCGATGTAGTAAAAAAACTTTTTGGCGCTTTCATATGTTTTGAAAGTGCGTATCTTTTTTGGGTAGTTATAGTATCCATATTCTACTGTATACATTTTGGCACCTCGCTTTGTTTAACTTATCTTCACAATAGCACCAAGACGTATTGATGTCAAGAAAAAAGCGAAGGTTTAATCCTTCGCTATCTTCGTCGTTGACTTCTTGTTTATATTACTTTTTCTTCTTGCCGTAGTGACCTTTTCCATGGGTCAACTGAGGATATTAGTGGCAAAAGTTACTAAGACCGAGCGTCTGAATGTGTTCCAGTTTTAAATAATTTTGCAAGTTGTGCTTGTGTTACATCATACAGCGACGGCAGCGTAACATTGTTTGCATAACGTTGCTCCCCTGTGTTATCGTTAACAATTAGCAACGTATTAGAATTAATTACTGTAAACACAAATTTGGGTTTTGTCTCGCCTTCATTAGCTGTTGATTCAAATGACATAGCATCTGCATCATGCACATGGTTTGTAAAATCTTGAATCACATCAGCATGTAAAAATCGCAGCATTTCTCTTAGTACTGCATCGGCACCATGTGCATCAATTAATTTCCAAACACCTTTAGTATAATAATCACCCGCTTCGTCGACTGCTTCTTCTTCAGTAGTTTCTTTTTCTACTACTTCTGCTGACTCAATTTCTGAACTAACGTGAGACTCTAATAATGGCACTCCTGCCAGTTCTCTTACTCTATTTAAATCGTCCATTATTTTTCCTTTAATACATGTATATCATTATTTAGCTTAATACAAATAATTGCACCATAGCAATGCTATTCATTACAACAAACCAAAGTGTCAGAACAATAGCAAATCCAGCCCGCCTAATCCAAGTACTAATCACACCAAGTATACTGCCTACCAAATACATTGGAATGAAGATTTTAGTTGCTGGATCTAGCACAGTAAATGTTAGTACTGCACTAGCACCTATTAGCATTACTGCCTCAACTAGTTCACAGTAAAATGCCAATGGTGACAGTGTATAACTATCTTTAAAAAATTGTTTAACTGATTCAATCATTACGTACTCCTACACCATAATCAATTACTACTGGAAAGCGAGGTACACCGTCGTTGCTGTATTCGAAGAATCTACAAGTAACCCAATTGGGTTTTACTTCCGCTTCTAACAGCTCTTTGAGTTGTGCTTGAGTGCCACGTACTCCACTGCCAAACTGTGTGCCATCTGGCATTGCAAGAACAAAACGTTTTGCATATCCAGTCCATGCACCTTGTCCTTCTATTACCTCTACTACGTCAAACTCTTCTGTGATAAACTCTTTACGCTTGAGTAGATTTTTGCTACGTTTACATTCGTATGGTGTGTTATTGCGGATCATTTGTCCTTCATATCCACGTTCCATATAATCGCTGTACAGTGCATCTAGTTCCTCCTGGAAACTAGCATAATCTGTTTGTACAATATGTACAACATCACTTTTTGCACCTTTGGCAATTTTGATACGGTCTGCGAACTCCATGTCTGGGATATAGCAATCATATACGTGATACTGCACAAGCTCTGCACTTTCTGCAATCTCTTCTGGACGACATTTTACTTTACGCACAAGGCTAACAATCTTTTGAAAGTCTGCTTTAAGGTCGTGATTGTAAAGCTCACCATCCAGTACAATGCCTGGATTAGCGTCAATAAATGGCTTTACACTTTCCCAAACATGCGGACAACTTGTAATGGCTTTGCCGCTACGTGTCCATAGTCCGTTAGCATCTGCTACACAACGGATACCATCTAGTTTAGGTTGACTGTAACCTTCGCTTTGTGGACGCTTGGTATAATCATGTGCAAGCATTGGCTTGAACTTTTCATACGTATCGATTTTGTTTACGTCTGCAAAATATTCTTTGTCAGCTTTTTTAGTCCACTGTGCATGTGCTTCATCTTGTGCTTGCTCTCTTGCAGTAGTGGCATTTGAACGTCCTACGTTCTTTGCTTCACTTATGTTCCAAACACTTGTGATCTTCTCGCCATCAACTAACCCGCTAATACTGCGGATACCTGCTGTATCTTCATTGTCGTATCCAAACTCTATAGTCCAAATACGAACTTTGCCTTTTGAATCTCTTTTGTAAAGGCTGTTTAAACTAACTATATTCTGCATTATTCTCACCTCTTTTATTTAAACTCTCTAACTATCAATATACTATTTTATAATAGTTGTCAATAAAAGAATAAATAAACATAACAAGGATATCGTCATGAAAAATTTAAAAGAGTACCTTAAGGAAACCCAAATTAATGAATTTGAAGGTAAAACCATTAAAGCATACAAATTATTCAATACAAAAGGTGGAAAATTATATCCATTATATGTGAATAAAAATATACCAGTAGAAATGGGTGTATGGAAAACTGCTGAAGAAGGTGAACGTGCTAAAGATAATAAAAGTGGTGGAAGAATGGTTAAATCTAAATTAGGTGATTTAGCATATCGTCCAGGTTGGCATGCAGGTGATTATCCAATGGCAACACATATTGGTGGTAAGAGTAAAGGCAAAGGTCAAGCAGAGCCAGATTACAGACCAGATAACCAAGTATGGGCAGAAGTATTAATGAGTGACGAAGTTGATTGGCAGGCGAGAGCTGATGCAAAAGGTACTGTATTAAAAAGTGGACCGTTTAAAGGTCAAATCAGTGCAAAAAGTAAAGCTATTACTGACCAAATACCATTGGGCGGACATTATAGATTTAAAACAAATAATAACATGACAGGAAATTGGATTATTTCTGGTAACATGATGATTAATAGAGTACTATCAGATGATGAAGTTAAAAAAATTAATGCAAAGGGTGGATATGCAGACCTTCCAAGATTATCTGAATTAAAGGCCGCTGAAGCAGAAAAAGCTAAATCAGAACCCACTGATAAATTTCCAGCAAACACTAGTGCTACGCAAGGAAAAAGAATGGGTTCTGATGATTCTTCAATTGACGATCTCAAAACATTATCTGGAATTAAACCAAGTTAATTATTAACTAACACTGTCCAATGCTTTAGCATATAGAGGGAACATAGTACAATCTGTCATTCCTTCTAATAGTGCAAGCATTTCCTTTTGGTATACTTTCCAAAAACTAGGATCATTTTCTTTGATGTCCTGACTGTTATCCAATATATCAGCCAGTTTAACAAACTGTGCATCAACACTGCCACAGAGTGTGTGCTCCATGTCTATTGATTTTCTGGTTGCTCTATTGCCATCATAGGAACAAGACACATCTGTAAGGTCTGAAACCAAATCAGCGATAGTATCGCCAAACATGTCACGAATAGTATCAATGTCAACTTGTGTATCCTCCACAACATCATGTAGGTAAGCGGCGGCAATCTGATCGTCACTGCCTCCATATGTTCTAACAATATCAGCAACTCTCTGAGGATGAACAATGTAAGGTGCACCATCATACTTTCTTTTTTGTCCAACTGCGGCGTGTGCTGCGGTGGCAAATGCAAATGCTTTATCAATTACAGACATTTTCAACTCCGTTTGTTTAATTTATATACATGTTTTAACACCAATACGTATTGGTGTCAACTGTTTTTATAATATTAAAAGTAGTGCAATAATTGGTGTAATACCTAACATACCAATTATTGCACAATGTATTGTTCTCCATAACGCTACTTGAGTCATTTTATTTCCTTATTTCAAATAATGTGGGCCAGTCCATGCTACATTGTATTCACCAAAAACATTGCCACGTGCAGCGTTACGAGCTGGAGCATTATAACCTGCGGCTTTAAGGATATCACCTTTAACAAACTTTTTATCGTTGTCTGTGTTAACAATAAAGCCCCAAACACCTCCGCCTCGGATTAGTTTGATATACTTACTGCCTTCTTTAACAGTAAAACTATTTTCAAAGTTAGCAAGTTCTTTAGCAAAGTAGCTACCTGCTTCTGGTTCACCACGTCCGCCAGCAGTAGCAAATTTTGTGTAGTCTGCTTTGGCTTTTTGGATCAATGTTTGAATCTGTTCTTGCATTTTAGTACCTCATTTGTTTAACTTACTCACACTTTATAGCACCAAGACGTTTTGGCGTCAAGCAGTTTTTTCACTTTTTTTCACCTTTTTTATGTAAATATACTTGTAGGTTTAAAACCTATCTAACTGAAAAAGGAGGTATATAATGGATATACTGAATAAAGTAAGAGCGTGGGCCGGAGGACTAGCTGATCTTGGTATCAGCATCGCGGCATTAATGATCATAGTAGAAGTACTTGGCGTTGGTGCGATCCCATTTTTTCCAGAAGTGAGTGTTATTGCAAATGTTAGTAGTATGCTCGGTTCACTTGGAGCGGAAGGCCTAATGGGCTTAATCGCAATCTGGGTGTTATATCAAATCTGGGAACGCAAATAACATGAAATAAAAGACTGAAAACCCTGGTAGGAAATCAGCCTTTTTATTTTTCAACTATTATAATAAGTCTTAGAACGATGATTGTTAACTATACGATCATAGTGATACGGATCTAGATTTAAGTTACTAGCCATTTTATTTGCATCATCTAAAGTATGACAGATACTATGAGTATACTTACTAGCTATCATTACTGCCCATTTAGTTTTACCATGTCTGTTTTGTATTTCTTCTACTGTAAAGTCTTTTCTATCTTCGGGATTCATTTAATTTTCCTTATTAAGCCACACACTCGTATGGCTTGTTCCACTTACCAACATTAATGTCAGTGTAGTGCGAACGACTAAAGTAATCAGTCATTGCATCATCATTATTAAAGTACTTTGGACCTTTCATAGCAGCTACAAGCTCTACTAGGAAGTCACTAGCGGCACCGTATGTTTCAGGATAGCAATCATTGACTTGAATGTATCCATCATTTTCATAGTATGGTGTTCCACGGCGTTCTGCGATCTCCATATTCTTTTTATTAGCTTCGCCAATAAAGTCAATTGGACCGCTCTTAATGTTTACACAAATTGTTGAGTGATTATTAACACTAATGCTGGCTTTGGTTTTGTACTTTTTCAGTACAGCTTTAATGCCTGGTGCTAATTCTTTTTTCATCGCTTGTGATACATATGCCATTTTGATCTTCTCCGTGTTACGTTGTTTCTATATACATGTTCTAACACCAATACGTCTTGGTGTCAACAACTATTAAAGAAAATCTACATTAAAACTTAAACTAATTCTATCTTGATCCCATTGGTTTATACGTGTACCATGTTGTAACCATCCTGGAAATAGATACAAAGATTGCACTCCTGGCGGCATATCGTGTTGGCTTGGTGAATTGACCATTAAATTTGTTGCTCTTGTAACTGCGAGAGGACTTATAAAATAAATGTTACCAGCTGTATCAGTATGAGTTTTAATATAATAGACGCCAGAAATATCTGATGTTCCATGGTCATGCAGTCTAGCATACTCACCAGGTGCAGTACTAGTTAACCAACTGGATGTAATTTTCCATCCATTATGTACTGACTGTAACTGATCAGTATATTCTTTAACACACTCATTAATTTTATCTATTAAATGATAACATCGATGCTTATGTAATATATTTTCTTCAAAGGTAGGATCACTGAGACTGTGAGTATTTTTCTCCCAGCCAGGATGTTTTGAAAATCCAGTTTGTAGGGCTTTCTCGTATAACCATTCTGCCTCAGTCTGTATATTTTGACCTTCCTCGAACCCAACAACATGGTCATAAATTAGTATTGGAAATAGATGCATATTAAATTCCTTTATCAAATAATTTTTTTAGTTTTGTATAGCCGCCTCTGAACCATATCCAAGGTCGAAATAATCTGCGCCATTCTTCCCAAGTAACTGTTTTAATCTCAATATTTATATCTTTATCTGTTAATGGTAATAGATAACAAATTGGAGTTCCTGGCTCTATTGTGAATGTCTTAGTTTCTTTACTTTTTGGTATGAATAGATTAACATGCGCTGAGTGTTGAAATTTAAATTCTAATTTCCCAGGCAATACTGTATAATTAGAAAATTCATTCCGATGCCAAGTTGCATCCAGCAATAAAAACTCTGTTCTATCATTACAGACTGTCAGCCAAGGACTTTTTAATTTTAAATGTATACTATCACTAAAATTATTTCCATACTGTACACTTGGATGAGTTTCAGCCTGTTCACTTAGTTCTTGGTCAGTATTAACACCAGCTATCTCTATTTTCCTAATTCGAGTGTCATATGTGATTTTTATTTCTCTCCACATAGGTATAGCAATAGCAGTACTTAATAAGTCAACAAACCCTGGACACGTTTTCATAGTTGGTACAATATCATGTAAACTTCGACTTGTGTCTGATTTGGATTCTTTTAATGATCGCCACCAATCTGGATAAAGTTTAGTTCGAGGAGCAAATACTTCAGCGAATACTGGATTATCTTTTTGGTAGAATGTTAATATTGTTTCTTTATTTTTCATAAGCATATATAAATTGTAACATAAAGATAATTATTGTCAATAAAAAAGGCACAAGTGATGTGCCTTTGATTACTTTATGCTATACGTTGTAGTTCAGCTTCGTCTTCTCGATCCATTTCAGTAAACTCGTCGTCTTCAAACAGATCATCATCTTCATAATCATCTTCATCTTCATAATCATCTTCATGTCTGGTTGATACATCTGCTAGTGACATCATATGTGCAAAAACTATGCCACATACTCCAAAACCAACAATTAAAACTACAATTTCTGCTAGGTTAGATAGTGCGATATTAAGATCCATTGCGTTTACTCTTAAACATATCCCAATACATCCACACTAGTGCGGACACTTGCATTATCATACATCCTAGTCCTACTCCTACAAGAAACCCTATTGCAACTCTTTGCAACAATTCATATGTTAGATATTCCATTACCTGTCTCCTACATCTATGCACATTGCTATAATAGCAACTACTACCGGGATTGCAACCATTAAGATAATAATTTCATTAGTCATCTTCATACTCCTCGTCTTCATCTTCGATCCATAGTTGACCTGTGTTGTTTGCTATAAACAACCAACCTAATACACCGGAGCACATTAAGAAACCTGGCATTAGTGCATCTAATGCAATAAGCCAAATACCCAGACCACCAAATACTACTGCGAACATAATCCATAATGGGTTAATTTGCATTGTCTTTCCTTTTTGTTAAGTTACTCTTACGTTATATAGTAAGAAGTCATAGAATGCAATCTAGCAAAAGTATGGATTATTATATAATAAGTTTGTAAATAAAATAAAGGTTAGCCTTTTTCATAAAAAATATGATCATCAATAACGATTACTTCAACGTAAGAATCTGTCCAATATGGATCAACATAATTAGCGTGATACATAATAGCTTCTGAAATAGGGCTATTATTTGCTCGAGCCCAATCAAGAAGTACAATCTGTGCCACAAGCCCAGCATCTTCCCAAGCACGTTGCTCTAGTTTAGTTTTACCTGGCTTATCGCTTTTACCGTCATGGGTCCAGCTGAATTGCTTATTTTGCCAAACTACTTTACAAACACTGTTAGGGTAAGACGTATCGGTCATTCGATTGAGAGTAACCCAAGCAACCGCAACTTGTCCCAACACACTCTGATTACGGGCTTCAAAATAAATATTTTGTTGTAAACAAAATACGTCATCAGAAGTAACATGCTTTAATCGTTGTTCAGCTCGTGCTTCATTCCACTGAAGTGACACTATTGCAGTTACAGTTATCAGTATCATCACATTAATAGATAATGCAAATATACCAAGTATAAGTTTCAAACGGCTCAACATACTACTCCAATATCTGCTAACATTTTTTGTGCTAAGTTTAAATTGTCACGATCATCGTGTTCCATCATTGCAATGAGTATCATTTCATGAAGTGTAACCGCTTGTTGGAATTCATCGTCATCAAGTGTGTCAAACCAAGTTAATAAATCTTCTTGATTATCAAGATCCCACATAATATCCAACAACTTTTTCTGTTGCTGTGTAATCCCTGGAATTGATATCATGACATTATGCTCAATATACCAGCCACTACAATTAAACTCATTGTAGTACTCAATGTATTAATAGCCCAATTATTAATTGCTTCCAACATTATACAGTTACCTCTTCTATTTTAAAGTCAATTTCTGGATAAAACTCTTGATAAAGGCAAACAAACTCAGCTGCATTGCCATAACAATCTTCTGTAGTTTCAACTTCATTCACAAAAGTTTTAACTTCACCAGTTGGTAGTGTAGTTGTTCCGTTTAAAATAATGTTAAACTTTGTCATTTCATCATCTCCGTTGGTTGCACTATCTATAGCAAATGGTGCAACCATTGTCAAACACTTTTTTCGTTTTACCAAATAAAATTTTGAATTTCTTGGTAGACGAAAGAAGAGTCACTGTTTACTAGCTCTAATTCAGCATCAGTAAGTTCTGTTCCATCTGCATGTTCAGCAGACGCGATATAAGCATCACAAAATTTTGGATAGTCTTTCATGTCGACATCCTCGACTTGGATGTTTTGTAGTGTATTAAAGTCCATTTTATTTCTCCATTTGTGTTTAAGATACGTAACGTATAGCACCAATGCATATTAGTGTCAAGTACTTTTTTACAATAAAATGAATAAATAGTAATGAGAGTACAGAGTAATAAGTTTTAAACAGAGGAGTTCGATCTAACACATGATAGATCCAGTAAGCGCCATTGGCATGGCGGCCGCCGCATATCGCGGAATTAAGTCAGCAATAGACACAGGAAAAGAACTGCACGATATGGCAGGCACACTTTCTCAGTGGTCAACTGCTATGAGTGATTTAGACTTTTCACACAAACAAGCACAAAATCCACCAATGTTCAAAAAACTGTTTGGTGCAAGTCAAATAGAGCAAAATGCTCTAGAAATTTGGGGACATAAACAAAAAGCAAAAGAAATGCGTGAAGAAATGAAAACGCACATCAGCTTTTATTACGGCCCGAGTGCTTGGGATGAAATTGTACGCATGGAAGGTCAAATGCGCAAGAAACGTGCAGCAGAAGTTTATGCAGCTGAAGAACGCAAACAAATGATTCTTGAATGGATAGTCGGAGGATCTATAGCAGCAGTAGGCGCAGGCGTATTAGCTGTTATTTTTTGGTTAATAGGTATGGGAACAGGGAAATGGTAATATGTGGTTATTAATGTGGTTTGTATTCATGGAAGATCAAGGTGTAAGGTATCATCATTTAGATACGTTTACAGCTGAAACACTGTGTACAGTAAACTTAAAAAAAGCATCAGTTATGGTAAACGACAAATCTGAAACAATAGAATGCGTTTATGTAGATATTAAAGGCTAAAAATATTTAATTTTTTACACTTAGCAATTAGTGTAGTACGCTTAATACCCAAGCACTTGCTTGCTTTTGTTTGATTTCCATTATGCTCCAATAATGCATCTTTTATTTTATCAATAATAAAATCATCAACATCATTGTCTAAACAATATTCTTCTGGTACAGGTAATGCTTCTGTCCAAGTCTCAAACAATTCAAAAAATGTATCTTGTTCTTCCATTTGTTGTGATTTCATAAAACTATTTATACATAGTTAACTGGTGTTAAAATTTTAACACCTGATCGATAAATACTGTAGTGAGAATATGTGCTAGATACATACAACTGGGGAAATTCATGAAGTTTTTTTTAAAGACCACCATCTTAGCGGCGTTACTGTGGATGATAGCATCGAGTGTATCAGCACAAGTGGCAAACGATGCTGATGGTAACTTTGATGATACAAGTTACGTAGAAACTGATAGTACAACTACTAGCACTAGCACTGTGAATAGTACAAATACTAATACAAATAATAACAATACAGTTATGAGTGGTGGAACAACTAACACAAATACTAATAATAATACAAATACCAATACGAATACAAACAACAACACCACAACGTATACTGGTACTAATACAAATACGAATAACAACACCAACACAAATACCAACAACAACACCACAACGTATACTGGTACTAATACAAATACGAACACTAATAATAATGTTTTAAGCGGTGGTACCAATAATACAAATACGAACACTAATAATAATGTTTTAAGCGGTGGCACGAACAATACTAATACGAACACAAGCACGAATACCAATACAAACAACAATACCAACAATACAACTGTTAATAGTACAGCAACTAATACTAATAACAATGTTATAAGTGGTGGTACGAACAATACGAACACTAACAATAATACCAACACGAATACAAGCACTGTTAATCAAACTGTAAACAGCACTAATAATAGTACTGTAGACCAAACTGTTAATAGTACTAGTAATAATACAAACACGAATAACAATACTAACACAAATACCAACACCAATACAAACAACAATACAAATAACAATACAAATGAAACTACTGTTGACAGTACTAGTGACAACACTAATACAAACAATAACAATAACAACAGCACTATTACACAAAAGATAGAAGCTCCTCCCCCGAGTGCTATTGCTCCTACAGTAAATGCTGGCGGCAATGACACTTGTACAACTAGTATTAGTGGTGCAGTGCAAACACAAATTGTAGGTATTGCAGGCGGAACACATGTAAGAGATATGAACTGTGAAGCTTTAAAACTTTCTAAGACATTATATAACATGGGCATGAAGGTCGCGGCAGTTAGCTTACTCTGTCAAGACGAACGGGTTTATCGTTCAATGGAAATGGCAGGAACACCTTGCCCATTCGATGGCTCAATAGGTCAAGAAGCAAAAGACAAATGGGCAGCTAATCCAGAAAAACAACCTGTAGCAGTGCAGACTGAAGAGGACAAAGAACGTGCAACTAACAACATGCTTAAAGGCGCTGGCGCTGGCATCTTGCTTCTTCTTTTACTCTAACGAAAGCCTAGCAGATCCTACACCAGCATCTAACTGTGCTGTAACAACTTACACAGGCACAGGCAGCGGCTCAGCAATGATATCAAACCGCGACGGCAGAAAATACCAAAACACAGAAAGCGATACATTAGAGTGTACAACACTTGACATGAATGGCAACGTAGGTTATATCGTTGATGAAACTATGAGCTACGACTCAGATGGTAATCCTGTAGCAGTATATTCTTCAACAGACGGTTCCTATACATTTTCCGCAGACACTCTTAGTAATAAAATTATTAAATCTACATTTGCTATTAATGAAGCACTACAGCAAGCTGGCCTTACAACACAATTTAGAGGCTTTGGTTACGAATGGGAAGTTAAGAAACCTGATGCTAGTAGTAACTTAATACTTACTGTTAAAATTTGGGGTCCTAGTAATAATGGCACCACAGGTCAAACACATGAAGGCGATTGGGAAGACGGATTAATATATAGTTCTGAATACAGCTATGCTAATCAATCTTTTGCAGACTGGACAGGCTTTGATGTAGATCATCCTCCACCAGGATTTTTTACAGTGGAAGATGACTGGTATGTAGAAATGACTATGGAAGGCAACGGCGAAGGCAGTGGTGTGCGTGGAATGAAAATGACATTCGCATATGCAATCAGAGAAGGAGCAGATCCATTTGATCCTAACTACGATTACGGTGCAGCTGATGACTTTGCGGCAGCTTGTAATTCAGACCCGTTAAGTTCAGATCAATGTCCGGGCTATCAACAAGCATATACTGACCAACAATGTTCGAACGATCCTCTTTACGATTCGAGTTGCAGTGGTTATGAACAAGCATACACAAACCAACAGTGTGCAAACGATCCATTGTATGATTCAAGTTGCAGTGGCTATGAACAGGCATATACTGATCAGCAGTGTTCACAAGATCCGTTATACGATTCAAGTTGTAGCGGATATCAACAAGCATATACTGATCAACAGTGTGCAAACGATCCATTGTATGACGAATCGTGTGCTGGATATCAACAAGCATACACACAACAACAGTGTTCAGCAGATCCGTTGTATGACTCAAGTTGTGACGGTTATGATGATGCATATCAACAGCAACAGTTTGATGAACAATGTAGAATGGATGCACAGAGTAGTAATATGTGTCCAGGATATATTGAACCAACTCCTGAGACTTATGATGATCCAAGTACACAGTCTAGTGACGGACAGGATGACGGGTCAGATGCAGGAAACCCTGAACCAGAAACATTTACAGGGACAAGCGATCCAGTAGATCAAAGCACCGGAATGGTAGATACTAATTCAGGAGTAGACATTCAAAACACAACAGGTATTGATGTTGAAGCAGCCACCGGTGTTGACCTAGAAGCAACTACTGGTATTGACATTGAAGAACAAACAGGACAACAAGATTTTAGTGAGCCGCCTGTTCCAGAAGAAACATACGAAGATCCTATTGTTGATATAAGCACAGGCGAAGATGTACAAGCAACTACAGGTGTTGATGTAGAACAGTCAACGGGTGTTGACGTAGAACAGTCAACAGGTGTAGTTGACACGCAAGAAGAATTTACAGAGCCTGTAGAAATATTTACAGATCCTGTAGAAGAATTTACTGAAGTAGAAACGTTTACAGAGACAGTTGAAGCGTTTGAAGAGTCAATTGTAGAAGAGCCAATTGTAGAGGAAACAGAAGCTACAGTTGAAGAAACTATAGAAGAAGTTATTGAAGAAGAATTAGTAGAAGAAACTATTGAGGAAATTACAGAAGAAGTAATTGAAGAAGAAGTAATTGAAGAAGAAACAGTAGAATCTCCAATTGCAACTGTTGCAAAACGATCAAGTGTAAAAACTAGAGCACTTAATATTGCAAGTACCACAACTAAAGCAGCAGAACAAGTGGCGTCAACACAAGCACAACAGAGTACACAATCTAGCACAGGTGGATATAGTGCAGGCAACAGTGCAAATAGTACAGCACAGAATACTGGAAGTACTGAAAATAGTAATACAGGAAATGCAGGTTCAAGTGCTAACAATAGTGGCGCTAGTCAAGATACAGGACAAGATACAGGACAAAGTAGTAGCGACTTTGCTAACAATAACGGAGGAGGGTCAACAAGCGAAGGAGGGTCAACAGGATCACAAACATCATTCACAACAGGTAGTAATAGTTCTATGCAAAACTTTAGCACAGGACAAACAACACTACAACAGGGAGACAGCGGCATCGCTGCTCTCAATTCTGGAACATCTACAGAAATGCTTGCAGGCACAGGGGTTTCTACAGTAGATGTTACAGGCGCAGCTGATTACGGACAAACTCAGGAGTCAACATATTCCTTTGGCGGCAATATAGATGCAACTGTAGCAGCGGAGATATCAAGTATAATTGCAGCAGAAATAAACGCATTTATAATTGATATGACAAAGCGAGCATTAGAAGAAGCAAATGAAATGGGAGAACCGTTAGACGAAGTTAGTCCAGAAGATTTGTTAGAACAACAGCAACTAGAAGACGATCTAGTTGAAAAAGCACTAGCAGGTGATGACAGTGAAGATGCACAGGCAGCACTACTAGGGTACAATCCTAGCTTCCGTCAATACATACAGCCGCAAATGCCAACTAATAACGATTGGTATAGTTCTGAAGGGATATACACTGACCAGAAGGTTTGGGATAACCCTAGTGCTAGATTTTTTAATGGTGCAAGTGATGAACTACATAAAAAAATGGTAAGGGAACAATACAATGATTGAATGTCTAATTAGTTTAGGATTGAGTATGCATGTGGGGTTTGAATATGATTATAACCAAATACATCCAAATTTTAGATGTACACAAGAACAAATATTTGCTGGAGTGTTTTTAAACAGCGAAAATAAAGTAAGTATATACACTGGGGTAAATATTTTTGAAAATATAGAAGTAGGAATGATTACTGGCTATACTGATTACAAAATTACGCCAATGATAAGATGGAAGAAAGACAATTGGTTTGTTATGCCTGGGATTGAAAATGGCAGACAAGTAGGAATTGTTTTTGGATTAGAAATACCAATAGGAGATTAAATATGGCCGAAGTAGAAGTAGGTGGAGTAAAATTTACAGGTGGCAAGATGTTTGCTGTTATAACTGCACTCAGCACATTGGGTGGAGTTGCATGGGGTGGGTTTGAATTTTATAACGATTATAGAAATATGAAAGAACAGATACAAGAATATGTTGCTCCAGATCTTAGTGGATTGCAGGAGCAACTAAGTGTGTTAAATTCTCAATTAGAAAGAGTTGAACAAACAAATGCAACTAAGTTAATTGCAATTGATGATTCAGTAATTAAGGCTCTGGACTATACAAGAGATATTAGAAACCAACTTAAAGCTGACATACAAAGTCTAGAAGCGGCAACTGATAGTACTGAATTGAGAGTTAAGAAAACAGAAGATAATATTGAGAACCAATTAGAAGCAAGTGAATCCAGACTTAAAGCAACACAACAAGAAATTAATAATACATTAGAAATTATTAGAACACAAATGGATGTCATTAGAGTTGAGACTAGTGCAACACTACGTGAAATTGAAAATACTGTTAGAGAGTCAGAAAAAGATGTTAGGGATAATATGCGTGAAACCGAAGAACGTATTGATAAGGAAATGAGTAAATTAGATAGCAAGGTTAATGAAAGAATAGACGAAGCACTTGATAATCCTCTCAATGATATGAATAAATAACTACATACATAATAAACTTATTATAGGAGAAGATTTATGAGCGAAGATAAAGTCGAGTTGAGTAAACAGGAAAAAGCGGAGGCATTTGTAGCAGGGGCTGATGTAGAAGCACATGCTGAAGCTGGAGCAAGTGCAAGTGCTGAAGTAACTGATTCAAGTGTTGCGGCAACTGCTGAAGCACATGCCGAAACTGGAGCAAGTGCAAGTAGAACAGATACTGTTGGTGATGTTGAAATTACAAACGAAGCACATGTTGGTGCAGAAGTACATGCAACCGCAGAAGCACAAGCTGGTGTAGATGATAGAAATGCATATGCTGATATTGGTGCCGAAACTGGTGCCAGTGTTGAAGCTGGCACAAGTACTAGTGCAGACGTAGGTGATGTGACTATTACTAATGAGTCATCAGCAACCGCTTTTGCAGAAGCTGATGCAGGTGCCCATGCACAGGCTGGAATGGATGGTATTTCTGGTGAGGCTGGTGCTCATGCTGGTGTTGGTGTAGGGGTTGAAAACTCAACTAGTGCATATGATGACGCAGGGAATGGCGGAAGCATTGGGGCTGGTGTAAGTATTGGTGCTCAAGTAGGTGCTGATGTTGGTGGTGGTGCAACAATGGAAGATGGTGTTGCAACTATCGGTGTTAGTGGAGAAGTTGAATTACTTGCAGGTGTTGAAATTGATGCTAGTGTTAGTGTGGATACAAAACCAGCAGTAGAGGCAGTCACCCAAACCTCAAAGGCAGTTGCAGAAGCATCACATCAAGCAGCATATGACACTGCTAAATTAGCAAAAGAACAAGCAGATGCGGCTGCGGAAGCCGCACAAGTAGAAGCAGATCGTGCCGCTGCTATGATAAAGCAACAACAAAAAGAAGCCGAGGCGGCTGCTAGAGAAGCAGCTGAAGCTCTTGCACGTCATAATAGAGAATTACAAGCAGAAGCAAAACGTGTTGCAGCCGAGGCTGAATCTCAACGCCGAGCTGCTCAGAAAGCAGCACAGGTTGCAGCTCAACAGGCAGCAGAACAAGCGGCTGCGGCACAACGTGCGGCGGAACAAGAAGCTAAACGTGTTGCAGCAGAAGCTCAAAGACAAGCAGATGCCGCAGCTAAAGCAGCAAGGGATGCAGAAAATGCAGTAAAACATGCAGCTAAGAAACTTAAATTTTGGTAATTAGCAATAAATACTCCTGAGAGAAGACAAAGGAGAACTCGATGGCGGCAGCGAAAAAAGCTAAAACACTAGAATCATCATCTAAATATAACCAATTAGATGCTGATGGCGATGGTATTATTACAGACGATGAAATGGCACAGGCTGAGGCAATTATGGAACTTGAATTTCGTAAAGTAACAATGGAGAATGAAGATAAAAAGCAAGATGCACAGCGTAACATGGCATGGTTTGCACTAGCTGGAATGTTGTTGTATCCATTTGCGGTTGTTATTGGTGTAGCACTAAACTTAGTGCAAGCAAGTGAAATTTTAGGAGATATGGCGAGTGTGTATTTTGTATCAGTTGCTGCTATTGTTGCTGCATTTTATGGATCACAGGCGTACACCGCTAAAGCAGTATCTAAACCAGTAGCCAAAAAAGCCGCAAAGGATGACGATTGGTAGGTTACAATTGAGCTAGCTCAATTAATGTAGCACTAAGATTAATTTCAGGATCCGCAACTTGTGTATGTTTAACCATACTGTTGCGGATCACCACAATCGCTTCGTCATGTTTATCATCAGTATCACCAAAAAAGTTAACATTACGATAAAGCCAACGATACATATCCTCATACTCATCTTGTCTAGCATTTGCAACAATAAGTTTACGTGCTTCAGAAATCTTACCTGACTTAAACAAATCTACCATAGTAATGCGCCAACCAGTATCTTGTTCAGATACATCACCAATGTTTAGTATATTATCAACAACTGCCATCTGTACATTATTAATAGTTTTACGCATATCTGGATATGTTGCTCTTACAAAACTATCAAGTGTTTCAATTTCAAATTGTACTTTATTTTCAACAAGTATTTCTGCAATACGTACTGTAAAGTCTGTTTCATCCAAACTAGTAATATGAAACCCTTGGCATCTACTATGAATAGCTGGAATAATCTTGTTGGGATAATTGCATGTGAGAATAAAACGTGCTGTTGAATGGTATTCTTCCATTACTCCACGTAATGCTGCCTGTGCTTGGTGTGACAGATAATCAGCTTCATCAAGCAACACAACCTTAAAGTCACCCCAAGGCATGGTTTGTATAAAATTGATAATCGATTCTCTAACATCATCAACACTATTTGTGCGACTTGCGTTAATAACAAGCACATCAGCAGGCTGTACGTCCAAGTCATTAATAAGCACTTTTGCTAATGTTGTTTTACCTGTGCCAGCACTGCCACTAAACAATAGATGTGGTATTCCCCCATCTGCAATCCAGCTCTTTACTTGATTTTTTTGTGCATTATCTTTAAATACATAATCTTCAACTGTATCGGGGCGATACTTTTCTACCCAAATGTCTTTCATATTATAGCCTTAAATTTTTAGAATTTTGTAATAGTTTAAGATTTAAAACAAAGTTTTCAACTAACAGTTTAACAATGACTGCTTTATTTGTCAATGGACAATTATCCATATCAAGCACATGCATTGCCATTAGTTTAAATGCCGTATGCTCGTCAATAGCTAGTTCGCCCCAATCAATTTGGTCACGTTTGTCAATTTCCAAAGCTAAATCAGCGAGCTGTTCGGCAGTTATCATTTAATAAATCTCGTCCACACTTCCGTGATATACTCCCATAATATCTTTGGGATCGATTCCGTATAACTTTTTACCTTCAGGATGATCTATATCAAATCCACGAGTCCAACGTCCGTGCGCTACACAAATAATATCACCTTCTTTGATGTCATTTGTTACTATGTTGTCGTCACCTACACTATGAACAATAAAGTACCTGCTTTTAATTCCTCTAGTTTTTCCGTCATCGTCTAAAACAATAACCCCGCCTTTTGTTGTTGATTCTCCTGGCTTGTTAACAAAAAATCCTAACACACTATGTCTAATTGCTCTAATATTTTTCATCGTTTACTCCTTAATTAATTCTTCTAATATTTCTAAACATGCACTGCTATTATCAGGCGCACCTTCGTTAATAGCCATTTTAACACATTCTCTAGTAAAGTCTAATGGAAAACGTACACCGTCTCTATCCATGCCTGTATTAATCAAATACACATTACAGTCGTTGGCATGTACTTTTTGTATTAATAAATCACTATACTCTTTTACTGCTCTTGGCATAAATGGCGAACCATAGCAAGGTGAGAACAAAGGTTTAATTTCATCTGTTCCTGCTTCTGTACCTGGCATTTGACTGGTATATCCTGTTTCAAAGAAACGTCTAATAGTTCCGTTTGTAATTTTACTTACTGGTGGAAATACACCTTTAGCATCCATTGTTAAAAAGAAAATATTAGTTGGATGGTCGAACATTTTTGATGTGTGATATGCATTTTCTACACAGTCAATTGGATAACTTAGTCTAGCATTTGACACACCTGGGTTTTCTACAACCAATGTATCACGTTCACGGGCAAGTTCTACTGCATTAAAAATAGTTGGATGCGTTTCTGGTGTAAGGCCTTCTGACTTTGCATAGCATCCTGTTTCAATCATTTGAATGCCGTCTTGTTCCCATGCAACTTCGTCATCACTAATAAGCTGATAATCAGGATCACTACTAAGTGTTGTTTTGCCTGTGCCACTAAGTCCAAACATTAAGTTTGTTGTATCATTGTAGGTAAATGCACTACAATGCATAGGAAGTGAGCCACTGTCGGGTAACATAAAACTAATAATACCAAACACACCTTTTTTAATCTCACCTAAGAAAGTAGTGCCTGCAATAAGCATCACTTGTTCATTTAAGTGTACATGTATCTTGGGCTCAGTAACTACTAGGTCTGTGTTATGTAGTATTGTCCAGTCAGCTGTGTGTTCTAATCCGTTTTCCTCTACAGTAAACATGTTGCGTACAAACTGTGCATGTCTGTCATCATTTGTTTCTACTCTAAAGCATATTCCACATGTATAAAACACAAGATTATGATTATATTCTAGTTCATACATTTCGTTATGAAAGTCTTTGAAGTCTTGTTCTTTACCAATTTTATTATACTTAGGCCTCGACATGTCTAAGTATTTTGTTTTATGTCCAAAGAAGTATTTGTTCTCAGGACTGCGACCAGTTGGACTGGTGGTTATGCTAATGTTGGTCATTATTCCTCATCTAATGATATTTCTAAAGTTTCGATGCTTCCGTCATCGAATTCAATTTCGACATACTTTGTTCCGTCTTGTCTAGTTCTAGTAATTTTACTTACGGGTTCTGGAATATTTTCTTGTTCAAATTCTTCATCTAAATCAGGCATAGTTGGTGTTTCTACTTCTGGTTCAGGCTGTGGGGTAGTCTTTTGTACAATTGGCTTTGTATCACTAATGGGTTGTTGTTGCGGTGGCTCTACCATATTTTGATGAGCTACTGCAATATCTTCTACTTTAACTTTAACACTACCGTCATTATTAAGACGGTCACCACGAGCATTCATAAGAACATTACTCACTGCTCTAGTTTGTTCATGCTTCATAGCCATACTAGCCATGTCAATAATTCTGCCACGGGCTGTTTTAACTCCTCTACTCATCTTAAAAACTCCTTATAGTCTAAATCGTATTTAATACTATCAACTTTATGTACACCAATTAAATACAAGATATAGCTTGAAACGCTACTTCCTCTGCCAACACCCCACAAGATATTGTTACTTTTTAATTCAGCTACCATATATACTAGAAACTTTAGTACAGGAAACATATCACGCTTTTTAAATTCTTCAAGTTCCTCAACGCATCTGTCATAATTTTCTCTAGGACTTAGTCCTAGTATATAATCCACGATGTTTAGTTGTTTAAATTCTTCTGGTATCCACCAATTGTCAGCATTTTTATAACTATACTTATCCTCACCATTTCTACTAGGATTAGATACTTCAATTTCATCACCAAATTTAAATAAGGTACTAAAATGATTAAATTGGTCAATAATTTCAGGGTTATAAGTTATAACCTTTTCAAAGGTTTTTCCTTCTAGCATTGCTTCCACTAGATCATTTTCCTTAACAACAATTTCATTATAGTTATTCAATTTCATCCTATATTTAACACATCTTCATCAGGGTCTTTACCATCGTCTTGTGCTTTGCGTAAATCATCACTTGCTAATTCAGATCTCATATGTATCTGCAAATAATCTATCATATTCTGAATTTGATCTACAACATCCTGTGACATACCAGTCTGGTATGCTATACTATGTTTTTTTCGAAGTTCTAATAATTTCTCTGTTAGTTGATCTTGTGACATTCCTGTATAATCTGTAAACATGTTTAAATATAACACTATGACATAAATTTGTCAAGTATCATCCTTTCGTATGCTATTGTTATAGTTGATTGCTTCTTGTAAGATAGATAAATTATATCCATTCTTTTTAGCTGTAGTTACTAAAGCAAATGTATCTTTAGGAAAACAATGTCCACCAAATCCACGTTCTGATGTTACTTGTGTATGGCTTTTGCCAATTCTTTCATCTGCTCCAATATATTCTGATACTATTTTATAATCAATATTAGTTACTTTACACAAATCAGATATCTGATTAAAGAATGCAACTTTAGTTGCTAAGAAACTGTTGCGGAAGTATTTTATAAGAATAAGCTCTTCAGGTTTAAAAATATTAACGTTAACATCCATGGCACCTGTAAACAGGTTTGCCCAAAACGTAACATCGTCACCACCCATCATTATTTCTTTAGTATTTGCGAAATCTTGTAATGCAGTATCTGCACGAAGAAATTCTGGACTAAATGTAAAATTGTTGTTTGGAAACATATGTTTTAGTGTTTGCCAACCTTCTAAACTAATTGTACTTTTAATCAGTATTGGAACATTAGGTGCAAGTCTAACCACATCATATACATTGTCCATATGACAGCCGCCATGTGAACCTTGTGGTGTACTCACACATATAATTACTGCATCAGGTTGATTAAAATTCTTATACTTTAATGCTGGGTCATATATTTCAATATCATGGTGAGATTTTAAAACATTATGGTGTGCTTTACCAACAAATCCATAACCTGCTATTCCAATTTTCATTCATATTCCTACTAGTATTAACAACTTTTATTATACGCTATAATAACCGTAAGTCAAGAAAAAAGGCCCTATTAAAGAGCCTTTTTAGTCTATGTTTATTAATTATAATCCGTTAGGTACAATAATATAATGGATCATCAGCACTAGTGCAACACTTGCACCTAGGCCTACCATCATCTTACCAAAGTCCTTTGCTACCAATGGGAATACAGACTTAGTTTTCTTCTTACCAAAGTATGTCGCCATAGCCAACTCACGTCCTGCTAACAAGCCTACAAACACCCAAGTAGTACTCATAGGAATGTCATTCAACTCTTTGAAGAAGTAAAGACACAACCAATAGAACAAGTCAATCAATGTTGCTGATCGAACATATCTTGTGTTATGTTTTTCTAAAACAATCTGTTGAATCTTACCACCACGCTCTCTGAACATAAAGAATAGACCAGCAACAAATACTACGCTGATCATTAACATTAGATCAACTGGAATGACTCTTGGAAGGAACACAGCTATGTTAGCCATATCATGTGACAACCAAGTCCACCATAAGCCACCTGTGGCTACCCATTGTGCGATGCGCCAGAACTTCTTATTGCTTTCAGTGACTGGAGCAGTTTCATCATACCAGCGTCCAAAGTACTTGTGTATTGCAAACCATACTACATATGCAAAACCCGCCGCAACGCCGTAGCCCATGATTGATTTCATCAGCATCTTCTCTAGTACAAAGGTACTTGCGAATACACTTAGCACCAAGAAACTTGTGCTAACTGGTACACCCATCCTTGTAAGTGCTACAAGAATAGCAGGTGCGGCTGCGTGATACCATTGTACTTCTTGCCACGGTATTTTGTTTAGTCTTCCGTAACTGATGTCCCCACCATTTACTGTCCAACCGTACCATAAGGTTGCAAGTAACACTGCACTTGCGGCTCCCCATAATACTTTGTAGTTGAATCGCTCATTGTTTGATGCCATCCAAGTACCGAGCGTTTGTACTGAATCGTTTGCTATAACTGCATAGGCAGCTAATAAGAAGCCAAGTAGGCTCCATAAAGTGAGTGCGTCCATAATAATCTCCTTTGCTTGACGGCTTTACCCCGTCGCTCACAAATATAATACTTTTGTATTACAAAAATTATTTATTACTCAACAAACTGTGCTAGTTGTGGTGCTTTCCAACCTTCTGGCTTTAGTACTTTTCCGTCTTCACGTTTGCGTACTTTGCCTGTGTCTGGATCAATCTTAGCAAAGTTTGTGTCCATTACTTCTTTCCAGGCCGCTTCGCCATCCCAACCTGCGGCACGAATAGCACCCATAGTAACAACAAGAATATCAATTAGTGCATCTAGTTGTTCTACTTTATCATTTGCAGCAACAGCTTCTAATAGCTCATCCATTTCTTCATCTACAAGACTTAGATACATCTTGTAATTTGCTTCACTGGGTGGTTGGTCACATGCTGTGCCAAATGTTTCAATATCTTTAAATGGGTTTGTCATTTATATTCTTTCTTTTAAATTATCTAGCCACCATTGACTAGTTGGTGTTAATGGATTTTTTTCTTTCTCATATATTTCAGATGGAGTACTAATACTTGTACATATTTCATCTATTTTAACATCACCAAATCCTGGGGTTGTTATTAATGTAATGCCACAATTACGTTCGTCTGTTCCGTATGGATAGTCGCTAATATCATAACTTCCATTATTATGTATGCGTAGATCTGCAATAAATTCTCTACATCCATCTATTACTGCGGTATCATGAAATACTATTATACCTTGTGGATTCATATGCGTCCATACATTAAAGAAATCATTTTTAATTCCTTCATAACTATGACAGCCATCTATAAATGCAAAATCAATACCAAGTGTAAAACGACTAGTAAGTTCTTTCCTAAATGTGTCTTGATCTTTTTGTGTGTCTAATTTGACAAGTGAATAACGATCTCCAATATGTTTTAATTTTTCATCGACGTGTTCAAATGATCCCATTTGTGAAAATTGACCACTTACGCCATGTGTATCCCAAATATCAAATCCTGTATACCAAGATTCAATATCTGTATCTTGTGTGTTTTCATTTAATGCACTGTATATTGCATTAGCCATACGTCCTTCAGCAACTCCTATTTCTATTGCTATTCTAGGACGTTGTAGTTTAATTAAGCCGTGTATAAAAGACCATTCTTGTTTAGTACTCATTTTACTTCTAAATCTATAAACTGCCCTTGAGTTTCTCCTGGGCTTACAGTTTTACCGCTTCGGTCGTAGCGAGTAGCAGCTTGATCTCTTAGTTGTTGAATCTCTAACATTCGTTCTTCAACTTTCCTAGTTTGATCTAATTTTAGATCTGCTCGTGTAGCTGCTTCTATAACTCGAATACGTTCTTTTTCCATCGGCGGTTTAATGTGTTCGCTGTTAGGATATACATTAGGGTGTCCGTATTGACTTGCTTGTATCGCTTGTTTAATTTCAGTCATACATGATTTCCTTTTAACTTTCATTTCCTGAATTCGCTGCTTTATAAATATTGGTTATATTTTTTGTAATAGCAACATCAAAATATTCTTCGCTGTCAGTATAATAAAGATGTTCACTAAGTGCTCTACTAAAACTTGCTGTCATATTGCTATTTTTTGAAAGTCTCTCACATGCTTCTTTATTATCGTATCCGCCAGATAACCCTACTAGTTTGTGTACTTTAGGAGACTTGGATGTATGTAAATACTGGTTAGACTCTTCAGGAAGTGTTAATTTAAGAATACACATTCCAGTATACTTTTCTAAAAATGCTCTAAGTCTAGCGTCTAATAATTTTTCTAATAGATCTTTTTTTGGATGATCAATTGGAATTTCAGGTTCAATAATTGGCATTAGTCCTGCCTTGTAGATAGTAGTAGCAAGTGTAAATTGTTGCTCTAACACCTTATCCAATATTTCTGTAGTTTTTACAATACTACGCATCTTTGTTCCAATGCATCCATAGTTTTTAGCATATGAAATCATCTGTTTTACTGGAAACTGTTTAAGTGTTCCGTCTTCATTGCATCCACTATCTATTTTAAGATATGTTTTAATACCCTTTCTTTCTAGTACGTTAACAATTCCCCGATCAACACTATCTTTATATACAATAGCCGCCTGAATGTAACTACTATTAAAATTATGATTGTTAATCATGCGCAATCTCATATCATGCACAAGATCCATTTTATTTTCTTCAGTATATTCTTGTCCGTAGCGTTCTAGTACGCCACCTGTTGAACCACCACTGTGATCCATTGCTGCGATAAATGTCATATCTTTCCATTTACTCCTATGTTTATTCATTGATGATAAATGTCTACCCACTGCCATCTAATTGTTTTCCGTTATTTCACTAACTTCATAGTCTTCCATTACTTCGTTAGTTTGACTTTCAGCAATTGCACAAGCCTGTTCTAGACTGTCTGCATTGTATTCTAATATCTTTCCAATACGTACACTGTTTACTTCTGGAAATCCTAAATATTTTAGTGCATGGGTAACAGCATTTCCTGCATTATCTAGTATACCCAATTTTAATGTTATTACTGCTTTGTACATATTTGGTAACCTAACTTGCCTACAATCTTCTTTCTCTAAGCCGTATACTGTTCCATGACAGCCGGCGCATCGTACTGAAAATGCGCTACTAGGTAACTCCATTACAAGTTCTCTGTTGCGACATATGCAGTTCATAGTTTAGCTATATGTGCGGCATTATCAGCCATGCGACATGAAAACCCCCATTCATTATCATACCATCCTAACACACGAACCATCCTTTTGTCTACTACTTTTGTTTGGTCGGCTGCAACAATACAGCTTTCACTAGTATGGTTATAATCTATACTAACTAATGGTGCAATTTCATATCCAAGTACTCCGTTCATATCATTCACACTTGCATTGTATAAAGCCGTATTAATATCATCAACTGAAGTATCTGTATCACTTTCAAAAGTAAAATCAACACAACTTACATTTGCGGTTGGTACTCTAATTGCACTGCCTGTTAATTTTCCTTCTAATTCGGGAATAATTAATCCTATGTTTTTTGTTGCACCTGTGCTGGTGGGTATCATACTCATGCCTGCTGTTCTAGCACGATAGGGATCTTTATGTCGTCGGTCAACTGTACTTTGGTCACCAGTGTAACTGTGTACTGTTGTCATTATTCCCCTTTTAATCCCAAACTCTTGATGCAATATCTTTGCCATTGGCCCAAGACAATTTGTTGTGCAACTTGCATTGCTGATAATTTTGTCACTACTGGTGGCTTCTTCATGGTTAACTCCATATACAATTGTTTTGTCTACATTCTTAGCAGGCGCACTAATAAGAACTTTCTTTGCTCCGTTCTCAATGTGTACTTTTGATACTTCTCCATCGTTAAATGCGCCTGTACATTCCAGTACAACATCAACACCGGACCAATCTATCATTTCTATGTCCCTAGTATGACTCCATTTTAGCTTGTCGCTTAGTTGTCCGGCCCAACGACCGTGAATACTATCGTAATGTAACAAATGGATATTAGATTCAACATCACCACTTGCGTTTATTTTTACTAGAGTCAGATCATCTCTCTCGTCAAGTATATGACGAGCTACGCACCGACCTATTCTTCCAAATCCATTAATGCCTACTTTAACTGTCATTGAAATAGACTTGAGACTGATTCTTCATTAGTGATGCGTCTAATAGCTTCACCAAATAGTTTGCTTACTGTTACAGTTCTAATCTTTTTGGTTTTTCCAGTATATTGAATTGTATCACTAATAACAAGTTCTTCCAATACACTTTTTTGAATCTTTTCACTAGCTGTACCACTTAACACCCCATGTGTAATATAAGCACGAACACTTAATGCACCTGCATCTATAATTGCTTGAGCTGCATTACATAACGTTCCTCCGCTGTCTACGATATCATCTACTAAAATTGCGTGTTTGTTTTTTACCTCCCCAATTAAATTCATTACTTCAGATTTTCCTGCTTCTGGACGAACCTTGTCTACGATAGCAATATCACCAGCAAATGTATCAGCAAATTTACGAGCTCTCACAACACCACCTGCGTCTGGAGATACAAATACTGTCCCTTCACTTACATTAATATGTTGTTCAATGTCTTTAGCAAATACTACACGGCTTGTTAAATCATCTACTGGAATATCAAAAAATCCTTGTATCTGTCCTGCATGTAGATCCATTGTAAGGACTCTATCTGCACCTGCTGTTGTTAGTAAATCTGCTACTAGTTTTGCAGTAATAGGTGTACGACTTGCACTTTTACGATCTTGTCTCGCATAACCAAAATAAGGAATAACTGCGGTAATTCTTTTTGCACTTGATCGTTTTGCAGTGTCTATCATAATTAATAATTCCATTAAGTTATCATTAACTGGAGTACAAGTGCTTTGAATTAAAAATAAATCTTTTCCACGGATATTTTCAAGTACTTCTGTACATATTTCTCCGTCTGCAAATTGTTTAATATTGGATGGTACCAAATCGGTAAAACAGTGGGTGGCTACATTAGTAGCAAAAGGTAAATTACTATTACCGCTCAAGATTTTTACAGTCATTATTTCCTCTTATGGTTAAACGTTAAAACTTTCGCCACAGCCACATGAAGCTGTCGCGTTTGGATTTTTGACAACTAGATAGTTGCCGCCAAGTTCTCTTATATAATCAACTGTACAACCGAAAACAAACATTTCGCTCATTGGATCAAGTTCTAGAATATCGTCTATTACTTTTCCTTCTGGCTCATCTGTAAAGTCCCAATCATACTTAAATCCACTACAGCCGCCGCCTTGAACTGCCAACCTTACATATTGCTTTTTGTTTTGTAGCAACATTTCTTGCAAGTAACTTTTAGCTGATTCGGTAACTGTTAATGGTATCTGCATTTTACTTCTCTATTGGTTCTGGTATAATGCCACGCTCTGTTAGCATTGCTCTGTTATTTAAGTGTGCTTGTGCAATATCATCTTTTGACTGTCCATGATATGCTGTTGCATGTCCTTCAGTAATCATCTTAGCATTAATGTCTACTCCGTCTACTAGTACTGTTCCTAATATACGTCCGAACTTACCTTTTTCATTGTCTACTACAGTTTGCACAATAATTTCTTCGCCTTTAATGTTTTCATATAACCAGTCTTTTGCAAGTAATCCGTATGCTTTTTCTTCTAAATCTCGTGTACGGCTCTCCGGAGTATCTATACCCAACATCCTAACTCTTCCTGCTAGTAATACGTCGAATCCTAAATCTAGTATACAGTCAAATGTGTCACCGTCAACCACTCTTGTTACTTGTTTAACCCGAAAGTTATATAATTCAATTTCTTTACTCATTGTGTACTCCTCTATGGAGTATTTATGAGCAACTCATGCTTTCCTTAATTTGTTCAATAGCCCTAATAGGATCGTCACTTTCAGTAATAGTTCTACCAATAACCAAATAGTCAGCGCCCATGTTATATGCTTCTTGGGCCGTAACTGCTCTCACTTGTCCTTTATTGCTTCCAATGCCAGGACAGACTGTTATCATATCTTGTGCTAAGGGCTTTACTATTGCTAAGTCTGCAGGGCTACATATCATACCACTAAAACCGTGCTTTTGTACTCGTTCGATGTTGTCTCTCCACATTGCGTCTACACCTTTAGGCAAATAGTGCAATATGTTTAACAAGTCACTGCCGCTCCAACTGGTGAGATATGTAACGCCCAGTAGTTTAATTTGATTTGAAAATTGTTTAAGTTCTTCAAATACTGCTTCATTATTGTGTGTGCATATAGTTGTCATTGTAGCGCCCTTGTCTACAATTTTCTGTACAACTTGCTTTACAGTATTTGGTGTGTCCCATAGTTTACAGTCAACAAATAGTTCTTTACCTTCTGTATAATCTTTAATGTAAACACTTTGACTCCACAGTGTGTGATTAGTTTTAAATCCGTCTACATGGTGTCTTAATTTTGCCGCCATTTCTAATGCATCTAATGGATTAGTATAATCTAATGCGACAATAATTTTACTCAACTGCCTTCTCCTGGATTTTTACTGAACAAATGTAGTTTTGATTTTAATGGATCCCATGTACCACCTTTGGGACCATAGTATTTGTGGTCAGGTAGTGGTTCTCTTTTTTCAGTAATTACTGGCCATATATCAGCATATCTTTGATTAATTTCAACCCATCCTTCAGATTCTGGTGCAGTATCTGGAAATATTGCACCCTCTGGGCATTCTGGCTCACATACCCCACAGTCGATACATTCAACTGGATTAATTACAAGAGTGTTTTCGCCTTCGTAAAAGCAGTCTACAGGACAAACCTCTACACAATCTGTATGCTTACACAAAATACAAGCATCGTTAACAATATACGTCAATTAAGTTTAATCCTTACTTGCTTCTGCTAAAAACTGATTTATAATATCAACTTTTTTATTTCTTTGATCTATTTCTATTCCCAATTCATCTGTAGCTAGATCAATTAGCTGTTTTTTATTTAACTTATTTAAGCTACGTACAGTATGTTTGTTAGATTCGTTAGTAATTTTTTCTCTTGGACTAATAACCAATGCGTTAGTAGCCGTGGCATTTTTAAATACATTAACTACTTCATCCATTGCTTCTTTTTGATTAGATTCTGTTGAATTATAACCAAAGAGTTTGTTAATCCATTTCATAATATTTTTCCTTTATATATCGCCCATGTATACGCCAGTTTCATTACCAACAGTACATTCTACAGATGCAATCCAACAACGATTATCAGTATTTCTTTTAATATAGATGCTTCCATAACTCAGAACTTCTTTTGCAAACGCATGTACACCAGTGCCGTCTACTTCAAAAAGTTTTAGCAGGTCTAACTTTTCCATATTTCGAAACTCGTCAAGATAAGGATCTGCTATGTCTACTATTACAGTGTTACGCCATCTGGTGAATAACCAGTCTTCCAACCAGTTAAAACTGCTTATAACTTCAAGATTTTCATCAACATCATGGCATGCAATTGTAATTTTAAAGTTTAAAGTGTGACCAGTTAGGTGTCTTTTTGGATTTTCAGTTTCCATATTTTCGAATACTCGAAATGCAACTGACAAATTATACTCATCACCATAAGTTTTAACTTGAAAATGTGGCATTATTTCTCCATTTCATAAATTGCTGAGTTTGCGCCGTGTTCACTACATTCAGCACTCACACAATAACAACGATTGTCTGTGGCTTCACGTATTAATTTATCTGCAAATTTACATGCGTGTTCTGCAAACTTTTCTGCACCAACTCCATCTAGAACCGTAACTTCACATAACCCCATACTCTCAAGTTCAGAAAACTTATATAAGTATGGATCTTCACGATCAATTACTGTCTTGTGATCAAATGTATCTTCCAACCACTTCTTGAGTGGCTTCAATCCACCGAAGTCAACAGCCCAGTTTTTGTTATCTAGTTCGTCGCATCCAAACGTAAACTTGAATGCCAAACTATATCCATGTAAAAACTTGCAATGTGAATGATCTGCATGTGGTTGACGGAATACTGCACTTAGTCCAATGTTGTGTCCGTATGTTTTTGTGCTATAATAAGCCATAATTTCTCCTTATGATGTGTTAGGAGCGGAGTCTTTATAGTGGGTCGATCCTTTTTTAGTCCACTGTACTATATTTATTGCTGTACACATAGTAGTTTTTGATGTGCTATTTGAATTGCTTTTGCTTGATAGTAACTATCAGCAAGTGCATTATGTAAATCTTGTTGCATAGTTTTACGTGGATCACTTGGCAATATACTGATAAATGTTCTTGCATCTTTTACTTGCCAGAAGTTATAAGGAATTGGAATACCTTTTGATCGGTACATATCTTCAATAATAGTTAAATCAAATCCATATCCCCACCCCCAGATTGTATCAGCACCAACAAGCCATTTACTAAGAGCAGTTAACATTGCCTCCATACTAACTCGGTCACCATTATCACCAAATGCTTCTTCTTTTACTTTGGGATCTTGTTTACCCCACCATTCAATTGTTGAGTCGGTAACTGTTCGACCAAGAGCGTCTTGTTCGTCAATATCTAATTTATAGTAAAACTCGTCATATGGTTCATTATCGTTATTCGGATTAAACTTAACACCGCCAACTGTCAGCACTGTACAGTGTGGGTCGGTTGCCAATGTTTCTAAATCAATCATTGCGTGAATTGGCATTTTTCCTCCAGTTTTCATATTGTATCCATAGTATACAATGTATTGCTAAAGAAAGCAAGTTAAAAGATAACAAACTTATCCAAAGATTAAAGGCAAAGAATATGCAAACTGGATAGTCCCACCATTTCATTATCGTCTCATACTCGCAATATCTTTTGCATCTTCTTTTTTATCGGCGAAGATAGGAACCATATTTGATTTATGCATCGTGGCAATACCAAGTAACTGTCTCTCTCCACTGTATGTCATACTTTCTTTAGCAGGACCATGTCCAGCAATCTGATTACTAAGCTCTACTTCTTGTGTAGTACTGTAATCAGGTATTTCGTTAGTGTGTTTGGTTTTAGATTTACCCACGCCCATTTTAGCTAACCATTTTTCATGCTCTGCGTTTGCCTTTATTGTTTTGGCGTTGACTTTTTTCTTTTTACGATTGTACTGTGTAGTGGTCATGTATGGACCAACTAAATGCATACTCATGTTTACTCTCCAGCGTAAATTATTGTTTCTTACGGTATAGCGTAAATGTTAATTTAACATTTGATAGCGAATACGAAAGGTTTTCCATTGCCCTACACGTAACCGTTCACCTTGTGCTCGGTTAACACGAAAGCTAACATTTCTACCGTCAATATTATAAGTGATATCATACTCATTAATAACCCTGGTACTAACATATTGATAGGTAGTATTACATTGTCTCTGCGTACGATATCCAGTAATTACACGCTGTCCTTGTGAATTATTGGCCCCTACAATACCACCAATTACTGCACCTGCAGCGGCGCCTTTATCTTTTCCAGTAACACCTTTACCAAGTAATCCACCAATAATCATGCCTGCAAGTGCATTGGCACCAGCATCACCGCCGCCAGCTTGACCGTAAATTGGTACATCAACATTTTGACAACTTTGTTGTGGCTGTTGTTGTCGTACTTGAGTATATACTGGTGTAATATGTTTTACAATACCCTGTGTTTGATAACTACTATTTGCCATTGCAGACAATGGCATTGTTGTACATCCTGCTACTGTCAAAAATGACATTGCTAATAATGTTTTAACTACTTTCATTTTCTTCTCCTTGAATTGGATACACCATCTTACCAGTATCGTCAATAACATGTCGTAGAGGTTCATCAATTTTAAATGGACCTTGACATAATGCAATAGCATCATGTAATTCACTAGCCATAGCAAATACTTTGTTTGAGGTATCAACAACACTATACATTTTTTCTCCTATAAAACTAACTTAACACTACTATAAGTCTTTGTCAACATATTTTGTTTTATTATACACAGGCTCTTGAAAATCAGTGGTAATTTCTAAATCGTCCGCAAGGCTGCTATTCCGGGAAATTAGTTTCTCCATTATCGCTAATGCAGTATCCTTATCCGGCAAACACTCATATAAAATTTTGCTTGTTGAAGTTTGTTTTATTTGATATATATCAAACATTTCATAACCCTGTAATCCAGTGTGTGCAGTCATCGCACGGATCATCTCGCCAATTTTTATCAGTAATTATGTAGTCCTCACTATCACGATTCATCGTTCTTTATTTAATGTTAAATAGACATATAGTAATACACTACTATAATTAAATAGTCAATAGAAAGTTATATATGAGTACAATATTATTATTCCTCTTAATGATAAAGCATGCAATAGCAGACTTAGCATTACAACATCGACATTATAATAAAGGAGACAAGGGGTCACTTAAAGATAGTAGAAATTATCTACATGCTCTGGACCATGCAGTACTGACCGGATTAGTAGTACTAGTTCTAGTAGGGCTGCCCACTGCTATTGCCCTTTCTTTACTAGATTTTGTGTTACATTTTGTTATAGACTATGCAAAAACAACTTACATAAACCGTAAGAAATTAACAATGAAATCTCAGAAATTTTGGACTTTGCAAAGTATTGATCAAATTGCACATATGGTCTGTTACTTGTTTTATGTTATTGTGGCTTTGTAAATTTCTTTAACTTATCTTTCATTAGTTTCTAATCCCAAGGACTGCTATACTTTTCTTTTTTGGGCTTGGCAGGCTCTGGCTGTTTTGGTTCAGGTTTTTCCAAGGAGCTTTGCTTTGAGTCTCTCTGCTTCTGTGATTTCTGATTTGATTTGAGACTCTTTAGATACCGTTGGTCCTTGAGTAAGGCTTCTTCTGAGGTCAGCACTTTTGATACGGAGTCTTTGGATTTCTTTGGTTTCGTCCATCCTCGGTGTGGGAAGAACTGGCTTCTGGGGATTTTGTGCTTCCCAGATGCGTCCTCGTATATCACGTACTCGCTGTTCCAGTCTATCAATATCACTCCTATCAATTGGGGTAGGTTTAAACCAGTTGAACATAATCGTATTTATTTAAAATTTACTCAAAAAAAAGACATTACCGAAGTAATGCCTTGTAGTCGAGTAGTTCTGATTTACTATTTAATTTTAGATCCAGCTGTAATTTCACCGTTATTATCAATAGCTAATACATTTTGTGCTATCATCCCATCAATAGCAGCTTCAATGCCGTCACGAATTCCTTTTCGGTAACCCATGTAACATATTAATAATGCCAATGCACATCCAATATATGGTTCATATCCAGCCATTTAATCATCCTAACTCATTATGTTATTTGTTATACATCTAATATAGTATACTTATCCGTATAAGTCAAGAGATAGCCGTAAAAAAAGGCTCCGAAGAGCCTTAATTTATTTTATGTTTTTAACTTAGAAGTTAAAGCTAAGTCCAACTGTTGGAGTTAAATCTTCACTATCCAAATTGTAGTTTGTGCCTGCTGAAAATTCTACACCTTCAGACATAGTATATGTATACTCAGCACCAATGTTCTGTAATAGGTCATCTTGATCACCATTTAGGTAAGATTCGATGCTACCTGTTTTTGCTACTGTTTCAAAGCCAAACATTTCTGCATCCATGTCATATGTTGCAGCGCCGCCGATTAATGCTACACCAAGATCTTGGTCTGCAACTTCCGCACCTAGTACAACATTATCTGTATCGAGATTCATATCAACACTTGCTGTTACTACATCGCCTAATGTGTAAGCACCTTGAACGTTGCTGATATCTGTGATATCGCTTGTCCAGTCAGTAAAACCAATTGCTACACTTGCTGCACCTACTGATAATTGTAGTGATTCAGTCATTGCTGGCGCTGCTAGTGTTTGTTCGCCTTCTGCACCTGGCATAAGACTATTGTCATCACCAAATGCCATTGATACGCCACTTACTGACGTTCCAACTGTCCAGTTGTCAAGTTTTAGGTTGCCGCCATCTGTAGCACTAAAGTCCAGTGCTACGCCGCCTAATGCTGAGTCAACATCAACGTCGACTCCCATTTTTCCGCCCCAGTCGCCTGAAGTCTGTTCACTAAAGTCTAGTGAAACTTCTCCGCCGATTGTAGCATCTTGTGCAAATACATTAGTACTGAGTACCATTGTGCCTGCTGTTAAAATTGCTAATACACGATTCATCATATTTTCCCTGTTCGTAAAAAAAACAACTGGTAATCAGTTGCTTCATATATATTTAACACTTTCTTGGTTAAAAGTCAACTTTCATAGTAAGTTAACTAAAGTTTGTTGCAAATATGCAACGCCTGTGTTACTGATACATTACCAATTATCACTAACTTATTTTTTTATAAAAATCTATTACACGATCTATTCTATTTTCCATTGTATTATCTGTATTGTCAGCAATAGAACATAAAAAATCTTTACCCACTGATGTTGTGAAATGGATGAAGCTAATTGGTAACCAATCATATTTTGATTTATCAAATATCGCATGGTCCAATTCAGAATTATTTCTTACTATGATATTACTAGACCAGTTAAGTAACTCTGGGAGAGAATCGTATTCTGCTAATTGTGAAATTACTTCACAAAATAATACTTCGTCATCTGCTTTAAATCCATGTTGCTGACATTGTATATATCTTAACAAAAATTTAGTTTTGTTCCAAAATGTTTTGTCAAATGAAACCACACCTGTATTACACTGTACACAATTACTGATCTGTTTATATCTAGAGTGTTCTTCATACCTACTTTTATAATACTGATTAAGTAAATCATATTTAGGAGATCTCGGTTTGTCATAAGTTACTTGTAATTTATAACTATCTGTAAAAATAGATTTATAAGAATCTTTTTTAAAAATAAACGGAACTACGTCTATGTCTAAATAAGCTACTTGGTCATAACCCAGTTCATTAAAAAGATAATCTATCAGCAAAAATGCATAATGATACACATCTTCAAATCCAGTTCTTTTTAAATTATGTTTTTCCCAAAGGCTGTTTAAGAAATCTATATCGTTAAAAAACTTGTAGTCTGCTCCTACATGGTCTGCATACGCATTTTGTTTTGCACATACGTAATCTGTATGTTTACCTCTATATCCTTGAGTAGAAGTTTCTTCTTGATAAGGAAAAAACTCACCTGGAAAACGTACAGGCTGCTGAAGGAAAAAGCCACTGTTCTCTTGAAATATATCTATAAAGCAAGAAAAAACACATTGTTTTTTAGAAGTCATATCTTTACTCATGTCTAGTCTATACTTAACATTCCATCTTCAGATATTTCAATTCCATCAACAATAAATTCTTCTACTAAAGTTAAAAATAAAGTATGTAATTCTTCATAGTTCTCTATCATATCTTTATTATCAATATTTTTTGTCAAAACATGTTGTACTTGATCTTCGTTATTTAAATCTGCAAACCCATGCACTTTACGTTTAATATCAACATGATCATCTGAAAAGTCTTCATATGCTAATACAATGTGGTTTTTAAATTCATTCATAAACTCTACAAGAATCTTATATTGTTCTACATAGAACATAAACTTTTCAGTAAAGTATTCTTGATCAAATGTAAGTTGGTTGCTTAGTTTAGCAGTATGAGTTTGAAAATGATTAATGTCATCATCATTTTTATTTTTATATTCTGCTATACAGTAACTAATTATTGTAGAAAAAAGATCTTGTCTATATAGTATTACAGTATTCCAATTATGTTTTATGTATTCTTCCCATAAAATAGGATGGGAGTCTTTCATTTCTTTTAGTGGCACTACTACATTCTTTACCACTACATTGTCACTGTTTAACGAATCGAAAAATTTTGAATTTTCAATAACATATTGTGCATCAGATAAATCCTCTTCGTCGAAAAGTTCTCCTCCTAATAGTAGATCGTCATAAGGTACTCCAATTGGCTCATTGAAACGATATACACTATCGCCCACCAATTCATCACTTAAAACTTGATGAAGAAAAGTACTGCCAGTTCGACCAGGTGCAACGATTTGTATTTTATATTTCTCTGTCATTAGATGTCCTTTACATTAGAGTGGCACTTCTGTTGCTAGGCAGTACCCGCCCCCACATACCCTTAGGCTGCTAATGCCATTTCTGGCGCTCTATTTGCGTTTGCATTTAGAAATGTTGACCAATAACGCAGTCATCCGGTAAACTCCACTTCACTACCACACCTGTCGATCCTATTTCATCCCCATCATAAAGACACTGAATCTAAAGGTTTACAGATATATTCAACTGTATCCCAATGTCCGTCCGCTGGCATTTCTGTATATTCTACAAGCATAGTTTTACACTGTGCTTTAGTTTCAAACTGTTGTACATCTTGTTCTAAGCAGGTTGTGCCAGAACAAACTGTTAATAGTATGTGCCAGATAATTTCCATTCTCAATGTCCTTATGGTGGAGATGCGCGGTACTGCCCCGCGGTCCAGTATGCGTTCACGTTGCTTCAACGTTTACAATATTATTTATAACAGTAGTATATAACGATGTCAATCTTTATTAAATAAATATTAATATGTAAGGGAAAATAAATGTCAGACAATGTATTAAAATTTCCAGAACTAAGTGAGCTGGACAAACAATTTATTATTTTAGATAAACAGCGAGAATTAATCAAACAGCAGAAGGAAATGATTGATAAAATAAATCATAACAGAAAGAACTAATGTGGCAACGGTTTCGCAAATGGTTGAATATAGACCATGTTGTGGATCTATCTGTTGACTTATTTTTACTACTGATTGAAGTTGTATCATCACCAATATTAATAGTGATGCGATTACTGAGATGGACTGTGGGAAAATATATATTGGACGGATTAAAGAGTAAAATAAAAAAATTAATATATTGGACAATGGGAAAACATCCAGTACTACAAATTTGGATATGGACGCTTACAATATGTGTGGCAGCATGTATACTTGTATTAATATGGATCTTTGGTCAGGCGTTTGGAGAATTTGTAATGGAAGAATGGGGTCAAGGTTGGGGGAGTAACTTATAATGGAACCAAATGAAACAGAAAGAACTGCTATAGAGTTTAGTGCAGATGGCACAGTCGAAGCAATTACCGTCGATCCATCGTCTATGGGTGATGTTCAAGCAGGAATAGAGTTCATCTATCATATGCGAGAACATCTAGTAGACGTAGGAGTAGCAACAATATATTTGTTTGTGTGTTATACTGCTTATCTATTATTAAAAAAATATATAAAGTAAACTAACTACCACTTGGTTGACATTGTAACATTAAGTTGTTGTTGACTTTGAACAGCATCGATAATTTTACGACATGTATCTACTGGTGAATTATCGACCATACCTTTGGTTAAAAATCCACTATATGTTTTACGTTTATCCGCCTCTAATGCCATTTGTGATCTTGCTAATTTTTCAATAAATTTAAGTTCTTCATTGGATAGAGATTGTATTTTGTTGCTTATTACCATTTTTGGTTTCCCATGCTATTACAAAATTATCTTCACTGATTGATGATATGTCTTCATTTCCCCATGTTTCAGCGAAATATGTATCGTACATATTTATAATGTCCGTGTTGTTCCAGTTTTCAGGTATTAGATGACCATTAACTTTCCAAAACATCCAATTGGCTTCTTTGATAGTAACTGGTAAATATGCACTATAAGAATTGATGAAATGTTTCATAAGTCTATTTAATCTGTACCTCAAATGTTGTGCGCTAACACTACTAAAAAGTAATCAAGCTCTTTACTTTATTAGATGCACTGGCTTTTAATCCAGTACTCCATTGGTAACTACTGATAGTATTCCACATAAGATCTTCTCTATACGGTATATTTGTCCATAAACTTTTACCCTGTGTTCTACTTCCATAAATTTCACTTTCTAATTGACCAGGTCCCCATTGACTTTGACCAATTACAATCTTCCATTTAGATGGGAAATTTCCTAAATTAAGCATATTGATTATATGCTTTTCTCTAGTTAGGCACAAATTTTCAGTTAATTCAATAGTGTTACTAAGCCTTAAATCAGGAGTATGCAACACATATGCTTGCTCTACATTAACTGGACCACCGAAATAAATAGGTTGGTTTTTTTCCTTTAGCCCCATTTCTTGTGATACACTAGCACTACTCTTATCATCAAGCGGCTTATTAATTATCCATCCAGCTGCTCCGTTACCATTATGTTCATGCATATAAATCAAACTATTACTGAATTTTTTAGTTGCCATGGTAGGCAAACTAATTAAAAAGTCTTTACTTAAATTCATATACTATCCCTTTAGGTACTTTAATATATTTACCCAGTTTACCAATAAATATAGTATGAGAGAGTAATACAGGGAGTCTAAGATGACAAATTATAACATAACAAATAATTTTAGTTATGCTAACGCCGCTCATTTTGCAAAATTAAGCGAATGGGCATACAAGGACAAAGTCAATTTTACAAAAAGTGTCAAATCATTAGGATATAAAGATATTATGTTTTTTGACAAAAATGGTGCGCAAGCATATGGTATAAGATTTAAGGATTATGTTATATTAGCATTTAGAGGAACTGAGCCCACACAGTTTAGTGATATAAAAGCAGATCTCAGAGCATTTCATGTAAAGAACGAACTAGGTATAGGAAGAGTACATAAAGGATTTAAAAATCAAGTAAATCATCTTTGGCCAGAAATTGAAAAATGGTTATTGAAAAAACCATATAAACAAGCATATACCTGTGGGCATAGTTTGGGTGCAGCAATGAGTACTATTGCAACTAGTAGACTGCCTGCTGGAACAATATGTTATAACTTTGGAAGTCCAAGAACTGGCACTAAAAGTTGGGTCAAGGAAGTTAATAAAAATTTTACAATACATCGTTTTGTAAACAATAATGATATTGTAACTCGTGTTCCTCCAGCTTCATTATTCTTTAAACATGCTGGAAATTTACATTACATTAATACATATGGAAATATTCGTAATGCTACGTTATGGCAACGATTTAAAGACAGGTTTAGGGGATATCGTGCAGCGTGGAAACAGCGCCAATTTTTTGATAGTTTAAGTGATCATAGTATGACCCACTATGTTAAACACATATCAAATAAAATCGAAGCCTAACCGCTTACAAATTTACCTTTAGGCCTGTACCATACTTTTTGATCATGAATACGTCCGAGTAGTGCTTGTATCTCTGTCATCTCCGAATGGAGTTGGGTTGATGTATCACCTTGAGCAATAGCCATTCCTCTGCGTCCAGCTTTTGCTCTTAGTGCTGATTCAATGACTTCAATGTCACGAACTGATAAGTCAAAGTTGTTATTTGGTTTCATAATCCTAAACTCCACATCCAAATTGGTATAACGACTATATGTAATACAACGCATAAGGCAAGCATTAATATAACTATTTTAGGATTGCCTCTGTCGCCATGCATTACTTTGTACTTAGTCCTGAAGGGTTATACTGTGCGCCATTGTATCCCGAGTACTTACTTTCGTCGACACCGAAGTTACACGATGCTGCAACCAACAAAGCCGCAATTGCCGCATATGATCCTCGCTTACTCCACAAGATAAATCCAGCAAATGTTTTCTCTGCTTCGGCTTGTAGTGAGGCTCTCATTTCTTCGTCGGTCATGTTCTGTTTCCTCTCATTACCACCATCCTAATTTTTTGGTGTTGTGTATAATAATTGCAAAGCAAGTGAGGATGTGTACTACCCACCAAAACGTTCGAATTGCTGCTACTGCATTTGCTTGCGCATCAGTTTCACCAACTTTTTCGCCAAGGCTTTTAGCCCATATCCGCCACCATCTTTTAATCAAGTTCTGTTTCCTCGCAGAGCGAAGTACATTCCACCTACCCATAGTAGGACATGAAAGTGATCATATAGTATAACGTCTGTGAAACTTTCAGGCTCGCCAGTCCATATAACACCTGTCATAATACTGGCAATAGTAATGCCCGAGAATCGTGTAATCATATCGCCAAGCTCTTTAATACGCTTTTGCAGTCCAATTACACCGCCAACTACTAAACCTAATGCGGCGCCCAGTTCACCTAATACAACAACTGACCACACCAGTAGAGTTAATTCTACTGGTGAGTCGTTTACGTCGATTGGCCACTTGTCCATTCCTTGCTGTACAAATACAACAATAAGCGGTAAGCGTAGCAACCAATGAGTCATACAAAACTCTGGGATTTTGTTTACCAAGTTTTTAAGCATAACTTATAACTCTTTCAACAATGCCTTTAGTTTTTTCTTTGACTTGCCTTTTACTTTGGCTTTGGATACATCATTGTCTCCGTCACCTACGACAACAATAGCAATCATACCCATTGACTTGTGTGGTGAACACTGATATAGATATACGCCTGGTGTGTCAAATGTAATCGCAACTTCTTTGTTGAGTTTTGATTTACGTGGTGCATCCCAGCCATCTGGACCAGCAATGAATTCTACATTGTGACCTTTTGCTGTTGGTACCCAAGTAATCGTATCGCCTACATCAATACGTGTGATATCTTCTGAGTACACCATTTTGGCGCCGTCATCACGTTTGTTTAACATTTCGACTGTAGTGTCTGCGGCAAAGGCAGTAGTTGTGAAAGCAGTTAGTACTGCTATAGTAGCTAGTAATTTTTTCATTTTCTATCCTTAAAATTTATTCGCCTAATCCTAAGCAAGGAATTAGTATACTTTGTTTACAGTTGTCTGGATAAGCAATCGCCGATCCAAGAATAGGCATACCTACCATCCCGATAATAATAATCAAGAAAGCTAATCCTAATCCTTTTGTAGTACAATAGTTAGTTTGTTCGCTCATTATTAGTGCCTCCATATAATGTATATAGCAGGCTTTGAACAAAAATCAAGCCTGCTATTGTATTTTTTAGTGCGCTAAAACGTAGCAGTCTTAGTGTGTTGGGTACATGGTATGCTTGTACTCAGAAATCTTATTAGCTTCTTTAAACATACCTTTGTTGCGCAATTCACGAATTGCCATGCAGTATGAACGATATTCCATTGCTTTCAAAAATCTCTTAAACATCTTTATCTCCAAGCATAAGTGCTTTGGCTTCTTTGTAGTAGCCTTGACGATGTAGTTCAGCGGCAGCCCTGGCTCTACCTGCTGATTCACCAAATGCCCATACGCCCATAGCAAATGCAACGGCGTACTTGTTGAGTGTTTTGATAAATGTTGGTGTTTCTACTGGTGTGTTTCCTACTGCTTCCATTATACCCAACCTCTCAAGTTGCGGTTTGCTTCTACAACACTTCTGTTATCGTGAAAGGTTCCATTAGCAATTGAAGTAATATCACTGCGACCAATGCCCAAGTCTTTTAACTCATAGTCTGAAAGTCTTGACAGTTCAATTTTTGTTTTACGTACCAATGCACGTTTTTGTGATTTAATTTTCATGTCATGTATAAGGTCCATTAGTCCTTGTACTGCGTCTGTTAAGATAGTTGATGCTGTTAAAATTGCTTGTGTCATTAGTTGTGTACTCCCATTCGTGGCCCAGCGCCGTTGTGTGTCATCATATAGTGATAAGCAAACTGCCAATCACTTTTGTATTCTGTTTTTGCGTATAGTCGCATATCATCAGAGTGCTTATTTTTCCTCGCAAACAAGCTCGCAAGGTTATTGTATAGTATATTAACCATTTTGAATCTCCATATTCAGTTTTGTGGATGCTTGAGGAAAGCAATACCCCAGGTCTTTTCCTGGCGTCATTCGCTTGATATGGCAGTCTGCGCCTGCCCCTCATTTTTTGCAAGCTGAGGACGCTTGTTGTTGTACTTTTATTTATTTTAATATAACACTAAAAACCATGGTTTACTAGTGCTGTATGCGCAAAGACGATATGCGTTTTGTGCAACTGTGCGTATCTGCACATAAGAAAAGGGAGAACAAAATGTCCTCCCTTAACGCCGTCTCTGGGTTGTGATACTATTTTAAGCCTGTGTGTTACACCTCTGCTCTAGCATAGTTGCTATACGACTGTTGTAGCGTATTAAAAGATCATAGTCAACAGTTATTTTGCATAAATTGCATTAAATTGTTGAGTGCATCTAATAAACGTGGTACACTTACTAAGTTGTTTTAACTTCATGGCACCAGCATATGTACATGTACTACGAATACCACCAAGTAAATCTTGTATTGTGGCTTCTACATTCCCTCTATAAGGAACAAGTACTTCACGCCCTTCTGATGAACGATAGTCTTTAAGTCCACCAAAATGTTTTGTGTTAGCCGCATCACTACTCATACCGTAGAATTGTACAAACTGTTTTCTTTCGATTACACGTTTGCCATGTAAATCTTCTAACTGGTTAGTTTCATAAAATTTTTCAATTACTTCGCCGCCGCCTTCATCATGGCCAGCAAGCATACCACCGAGCATAACAAAATCTGCTCCACCTGCAAAGGCCTTAGCGACATCGCCAGGGCAAGTACACCCACCGTCAGCAATAATGTGACCCCCAAGTCCATGGGCGGCATCTGCACACTCGATAACCGCAGATAACTGCGGATATCCAACACCAGTTTGTATCCTAGTAGTGCAAACAGAGCCGGGACCAATGCCCACTTTAATAATATCTGCTCCACTTAAAATTAACTCCTCTGTCATTTCTCCGGTTACTACATTACCTGCTATAATTACCAGTCTTGGAAACTGGTCACGTACTTTACGTACTCTTGCTGCAAAATGGTCACTATAACCATTTGCAATATCCATACATACATATTTTAAGTTGCTACCAACTTGTGCTTGAACTTCAACTAATTTTAAAAAGTCAGCATCGCTTGTACCAATACTCATAGCAACATTTTCTCGACGTCTGCTGTCTGGATAATCACTGTTAAAGAATTTTGAAAGTTGTTCTGCACTGTATGTCTTTACTAGGCAGGTAAAGATTTTTTGTTCAGTAAGTTTATCGGCCATATGCATAGTACCAACACCATCCATGTTAGCAGCCATAATAGGAATACCCTCATAAGATGGTCTACCCTTAATAAACTCTATACTCATCGGATCTGGAATATAATTTCTAAATTCAAACTTACGCTCTAGTTTTACTTGGCGTCTGCTTTGTAGTGTACTACGTTTTGGACGTATAAGAACATCTTTATAGTCAAGACGAATTTCTGGATCGATTCGCATAAAATTCCTTTCTAAGTTTCTTCAATCTCAAGAACTAATGGATATCCCAAGGATCTACTTGCAAGAATACCTTCTGCTACTTTTTGTTCAGCAATTTCATAAAAATACACACCAGCTATACCAGAACCTTCTACATGTATAGATAATGTAATTTTTTCTGCACTTTCTCTTGTGTGTTGAAATGTGTTTACTAATAATTCGATAACGAACTCCATTGGAGTAGCATCATCATTATGTACTATAACTTTGTATTTTTTTGGGGTTGCTAGGTTTATCTTTTCTTTCTGTTGTAGATTTTCTTGAGTGCTCATACATTTACCTATAAAGTTCTTGGGGAGGAATTCCTCCCCAAGTATTACTTATTTAATTTGAATAGTGCGTGGTTTCTTCTCTTCTGGAATAATACGCTCTAGTTCGATGAATAGCATACCATTTTCCATTCTAGATCCATTTACTACAATGTCGTCGCTAAGTGTAAAGTTGCGTTTGAAATGACGCTGGCTGATGCCTTTGTGTAACCATTCCCATCCGCTAGACTCTACTTCGCCTTCCGGTGTGTGTTCAACTGTAAGTACACCCTCTGCTACTGTAATATCCAAATCTTCTTTGGCAATACCAGCTAGTGCAATTTCAATTTGAAACTTCTCACCATCACGTACAATGTTGTAAGGTGGATATCCCCCTGTACTATTTTGGTTATGATTTGCATATTTGAACATATCGTCAAATACTCTATCAAAGCCAACAGCATATGGAGTAAGTTTATTGATGTCTAATGTTGTTAATCTATTCATATCCATCCCCCTTACACTTTCAATGCCGCTGTATAAGCAGTGGTCATTGATTCTGTTGCAGTTGCCCAAGATTTAGCAAACTCTGTGTTTGCGTCAGCCATTGCCCGTAGAGGCGTTGTGTACTGTTCACTTGGATCAATTGTGTTGAGGAAAGTTTTTGTTTGTGTGTGGATTTGGTCCACTAGTCCGTTGATATAATTTGCTTTCATAATAATCTCCTTTTAAAGCAAGATTGGTAAAAGTAGACCCTATTGGCATCTACATGTTTATTTAGTAATTTAGGGACTAACCGTGGTCCCTAACGTGCGTATTATGGCGCAACCCCTACTACGTTGTTTTTCTTGTAGTGACACTATAATTCTTATCTAGTGGGATCCTTTCTTGTTACAGTTAGGATATAAAGTGATAGGGAGGATTACAGTCTACCTCCAACAACCTAGTAAGTATTTCATACCTTCAGTTGCGCCTAGTATCAAACAGTTACGTTCGAAATACGTGTCTTCATGTCTCCATGCTCATACGCTGCCACTACGGCTACTAGCCAAGTTATTGTCCTTACAAAACAACATTTCCTTGCACTATCTAACTCTGGGATATCTCCCAAGCTATGTATATAATATAGTACGTTTCACTTGCAAAGTCAAGAGTTATTTTTCTTTTTTCTTTTCTAATTCTTTAAGGTGTCGTTTTCTGGCGGCTGCTTTAGCTTTCTTTTTCTTTAAGCTAGGCTTTTCGTAATATTCTTTGTCTCGAAGTTCTTTAACTAACCCTTCAGTATTCACTAATTTTTTTAACTTGCGTAAAGCACGAGTTACATCGTTATTCCTAACTTCAACATAAAGCCCACGTTTTTGATATTCTCTTTTAGGTTCTCTCATTCTTTCCTCGTTTTTAATATGCCTATTAGTCTATTACCATTTAAACTAGGCTTAATGTCCCATTCAGTTGATGTAGTGTTTTCAATAATGCGTTCCATTATTTCAAATCCTATTTGTTTATTAGCGTTTTCTCTTCCACGATACTTGATAACACATTTAACTTTACAATCTTTACTAAGAAATTTTTCAATATGTCTTAATTTTGTATTGAAATCATTATCTCCAATACCTAATTTAAATTGCATTTCTTTAATTACAGTTGTGCTTTCACGCTGCTTACGTTGTAGGTCTTTTTCTTTGCGTTTTTGCTCGTAAAAGTATTTACCCGCATCTAACAATTTTGCAATAGGAGGATCTGCTTTTTCATTAATAAGTACTAAATCTAAATTAATTGCATCAGCCATTTGTAATGCTCGATGCTTATCAATTATCCCATGTTGTATTCCATTTTGATCAATTAATCTCAACTTAGATTGACGTATATAATTGTTAATGGGTGCCGTCTTATTTTCTTGTTTAAATGCTGATCTATTCATAGTGCATCGAATCCAGCATCATTTCTGCATATTCATTTAAGTCTTCAAAAACAGCACACTTAGAGCTCTGTTTGGTATTAAGTAATTTTACAATACTTTTACGCTTATTGGTTTTAGTAATAAACACTTTATTAGTATTAGCCATTAAACTTACTACTATACCTAATTCATTTATACTATCAAGATCAATGTATAGTGTATCACTAAAACGAGCCATTGACATTAGCCACCCACTGTTTGAATCATTTACAATGCCGCCAGGGTGATACAATGTAATTGGAACACTTTTAAATAAGTTCTCATAAAGTGTTTCTACTTGATCAACAAATGATTGTTCTGTGGTTAATAATGTAATAATCGGTCCACGATCAGGTAGCATCATATCTGGTGGAGTTACTGTGTAGATTGGATTTTCCCTCATTGGGTGTTCTTGTCCTCTTTCGATTTAATGGTTACTTTTTTAATAGCCTTGCCTCTATTAGAAACTAACACCCCACTAGGGCTATATAGTTTCATATCATGTCTAGCTGATAATTGAATTTTTGTTAATTCTTCGTCAGGTCTATCATCAGTATACGGGTTATATGCTTTCTTGTCAACTATTAAATCGGTCGCTTCTTGCTCTGGTATCTCTCCAGAACTTCCTCCGGTGTCCTGTTCGGTATCAGTTTGCTCCTTGGCTTCTCCACTGTTAAGAACTTGTTCTTGTGCAGATTCCAATTTGCTCCGTCCTGATAAACTTTCCTCATCAACGGTTTCTCTATCTCGTTCATTATGTCCCATATCATCATCTTGCATATCTTCTGGTAGTTTGTCCCCATTATCCGGTCCATCGTTTTTAGGTTCTGGAGGTATAGGTCTATCATCTGTGTGTACATTGTGTGTTACCTTTTCTTGTCTACGCCATTCAAATGTATATTGGCTTGCTATTAATAATAATACCGCTAGTGGATCAAATACAAATATAATGACTAAAATAACCCATCGTACGGCTTGTTCAAGGATGTCTTGATCTGCTACATCACCATAAACAAACTCTGCTAGATATTTAATCGGCCCTACTTCTGCCTCAAGTTTTCTATACTCTGCTTGTAATTCATATTTTTGTTCAATTAATATGTCAGTTGCATCATTGGCATCACGTATGATTGTATTTTGTTGGCGGATAATATCGTCTAAGTCCACATTATCACCAATTTGTATTTCATTACGTAACTTGTTAATAATACTTTGTGCAGCGGCTATTTCACTATCAGCACTATTACGTTGTCTAGTAATTTCTTCTCGAGCTGATTCAACAATAACATTAGGTGCATTTCTTAATTCTGTTATTTTATTTTGCGCAATTGTTCTATCTTGTCTAACATCTGGTATATCGGTGGCAAGGATATAATCAATCTTTTCTTGAATGGTATTACGAGTTGTTTGTAAACCACTTGCCGCATCATTGCGTAATGATGCAATGGTGTCGAGCAAGCCTTGCTTACGACTATTTGCTTGCTCAGTTTTTGTGCCACGCAAGTCTTTAACAAGGTCAGTTAGTCTTGCACGTTCATTATTAACTGTATTTTGTGCTTGCGTTCTTAATTCCGACTCTTGTGCTTGTAGTTGTGCAATACGTTCTTGTTGTGCTTCTACCCAAGTTGCTAATGCTCGACGAGTATTGCCCCCAAATAGTCCGTCACTAGTTACACCAATAACAGCCTGACCGGCCTTAATTTGATCTCGTTCTGTACTTTGCAATTTATTTGTAGTTACTACAATTGCTTCTTCAACATTTGTAATTTGTTCTTGTAAACTTTGTATTGCGGTATTATCCACTTGTACTTGACTAATACGAGCTTCATATTCATTTGCTTGTGTGTTAATACGTTCTAAATCTACATCTAGTTGTGCAATTTGATCTTGATAAGGTTGTATTTGTTCTTCTACACTTGCAACAGTTGTACTATCAAGTTGTGTACGATATTCATTAACTAGTTCATTTAACCTTGTTAATTCATCGCCTAAGTCTTTAATTTCATTTTCATATACTGTGACACGATCTTCTAATGCAGTAGCTTGTGCTAAAATTATTGCATTTTGTTCTGCAATGGCAGGTTCACGTCGATTATAAGCACTATCAATTCTTTCTTGCTCTTTATCAATTTTTTCTTGTATACCTGTATCTTGTTTGTCAGCATTATTTTCTGCTTTAATTATACGAGTTTCTGCTCGTTCAATAATAGCTTCTTGACGCAGTACATCTTGATCGATTCTTTCAATTTGTGCTAACCCTTCTTCTGCACCAGAAGTTTGTTCAATATGTGCTTTAGACAAGAATCCAAAAATTCCCATACTTGTGATAAACATTAATACAAATACAGCAATACTTAGATAACCTTTAAGCCACCATTTTGCTTTTGCCCAATTTTTATGTAGCCATAATGCTGTTACCAATTTACCAATCTCAAGGGCACCACCCATAATTATAATTGGTAGGGCGGCTGCGGCAAATATTGCAACTAGTCCTGCTACACTATAGTAGATAGCCACTGCACTAATAGTTAGTGCTATTATTAATGTTAATATACCTAAAAACATGTCCTATTCTCCAAAATGCTTTGCAAAGCCTTGTTGAATTAGCATATCATTGACATCTATCTTATTTCCACTGGCATCAGTAGTATTAATTTTTCCCATAATTCTACCTGCTCTGCCACGTTTATTCATAATAGTTTCACATACAAATTCTTTTCCTAATATTTCTGACAATTTTTCTTTTGATTTAATTGCCATATTCTTAATTTCACTGTCAGTGCTTTTAATATCTTCCACATAAACACCATATAACTTTATACGCTGAGATATAGTTACATTAAATCCAAGATCAATGATAGCATCAACAGTATTTCCATCTACCACTCTTATTGTTTGACATTTATAGGTGTGCATTTCAGTTATTCCTTTTCTCACTGATGTTAAGTACTTTTTCTGTGAGAGTTAATCCACTGAGTTGCTGCTCTATGTGTGGGGTTTTTTGTAAGAAAATTTCTAACTGCTTTTTCTACATTAAGAATATTTTCTTTTCGGTCTGGATCTTCTAATCCACCGCTGTTATCAACAATATGAAAATTACTAGCACCAAATACTTGTTGAAACTTCATTAAATTAGATTGGACTTTATTCCACATCTGAGTTACAAGTTCTGTTGGCACACGTCTTGCTCTTTTTGCATTTCGTCCTTGTGCCACGTCTAAATCTGTATTAACCATAACCATCATACAATCATATCCAATAGCTCTAAGACCGATAACTTGTTTGGAAACAGTGTTAAGATTTTTTCCAGTACCGTCAATCACCATACCTAAGCGGCCACGTAAATGACTACCTTTTTTATTGTTGGTTATATCTTTAGCTTTTCCTCTAATTTCTTGCCCTTGTTTACTAATAATTTGTGACGGATCAGACATGTCCAAATCATTCTTGTTAGCAAGGTATTCATATATATCATCACTGTTTACAAATTTAAGACCATAGCCTTGCAAGATTTGTCGAGCCACATAGCTTTTACCGCTACCTGGCCCACCAGAAAGGAATATTGCTTTAAAAATATGAGGGTCGTGTGGACCCTCATCAAGCTGTGATAATACTATTTCATTTATTTTCATGTATGTATTTAGCTATTCCCACCTATAATATATGTGTGAACCAATGCGACCTACTAGCTGTAGTTCTTTCACCCATACTGGACTGGAAATATAATTAGCATGATAATGTGTTGAACCTTCAGTAATTCCTCTATAATTGGCGAAATTATATAAATTAAATGCAATTGTTTGTGCTTCAATCCATGCATCGCCTGGTTTTGGAATATCTGATTTACCATCACACCACCAACTAAACTGACATTTATGAAGTTTAGGGTATCCGTTGTTAGCAACAGGCCCTTGCTTAATTACTTCACATACAGTGTTTGGATATCTGCTATCTAATACCCGATTAAGAACAACATCTGATACTGCATACTTATCTGCTAAATTACTGCTTCTTGCTTCGTAATATACATTAAGAGCTAAACAGTGTTCTTCAGGATATGTTATTGGATCAAAAACAACAGTTGGATGTATTTTTGACTTTGGACGGGTAATCGTTTCTGCGAACGATTCTTGTGCCCACAATAGCCCAATTGATACTACTATTAAAACTGCCTTCATTTTTACTCTGCCTCGTAATAATTATGATTAAGTTTCACGTGTAGATAACAAAGTACCTATTTTAATTTCCTCTCTAACGACACCTCGTTCATCTACAAATTTTATGCATCCCTCTTTAACTGCACCTTGTTTTTTTAGGTGTTCTCGTTTAGATGCTTTATAATGCATATGCTTGATAGCTTTTTGTTTAGTATCAAACAACTCACATTCCTTCGTACGAATTCCTCCTAAGTTGTTATAAAAAATAGTTTCAATCTCGTATGTCATTTATTGCCGTATCTTTCTGGAGGGTTATGACCCGTCATCCATTTCATATTCTTCTATATCACGTTGATGTACGTGATTTTTAATAACTTGCACTGGAATTTCTGGACATGCATATGCAATCTCATTTTCAGTAAATGTATCAGGATGTCTGATACCATATTTGTTTATTTGCACCATTGCCCATTCAGTAATATCTTCTTTATTATTAAATCCCATAGTCTACCTTTACAACTAAATTATATACGATTATATACGATTATATACGATTAGTCAATCTTTACAGATTCACAATTTCCATTCCATTAATATTTTTCTGTAACCAACCTCGTTGTTGTGCATATACAGAAATTGCACTTGTACGGTCTTCATAACCATTTTGTTTTGCCCACACATTCATGTCAAGTTGTACCATCTCGGCTTGCTCTCCTTGTTTGGATGTAGCATTAATCTTAGACACTTCATCTGCAATAAAATTTTCTACGCTCATAGTGGAAGACTCCCTGTATAAAGTTCAATACCTAAACCAATCATGCCCATTAAAAATATTACAATAATCGCGACTTGGGCAAATCGTGCCGCAATATAATCTGGTAAATTGTTCATTTCCTTCTCCTTTAAAAAGGATGCATTTTACTGCATCCTTTTATAGTTTATTCTATGTTGTTGTTACGCATCCAAACACGGTGTTTGGCTTCGCCCCACACCATACTTGCAATCATGTATACAAAAAATGGTACTGCAAATGTGCCAATTCCATACATTTCTGCTAGTGTTCCTTCTACGCCATATTGTTTATATAGCCATGTAAAAGCAGTGATGCTAGCCATTAATACAACAAATATAAATGCAAATTTGCCTACAATTTTTGTTGCTTCAACAACAGTTTCAGTTTTTTCACTCATTGGGATCTCCTTTATGTTGAGCGGGGCATTATTGCCCAGGTGGTAATTTTGCCTCCCAAAATTATTTTATATTAGACCCTGTTCCCGGGCCGCTGCCATTACAATTGGCGTAAACTTTTCTTCAACTTTTTCTTCAATCTGGTCCCAATTTGCAGGATAACAAAACCGACCATTAATATATGTTGCAAACGCAAGTTCTGCTTTGGTAAGTCCATCTAATGCATGTCTGCATTGATAAGCACGATTGCCTAACCCATTGTTAAAGATATCATAGACAACATTTTGTGCTTTACGAAACTTTTCCATAGCAGGATTATTTTTCTTATCTTCAACTTCGCCAGCCGATGGCCAAGTACTAAGAGAAGTAAGACCTTCTGCTAGTTGTTTGGTTTCAGTAGTGCATCCCCATGATGCATTTTTTGGGTTCCAACCAGTGTTTGCAAAAGCCATTTTATGTTCCTCTGTGTTAACTTACTCTTAATTTATAGCATCATAGCATGTTAATGTCAACAGTTTTATGCCGCTAGACTACTTTTTATTTGAGATTGTTTGAATAATTGATTACTGGCTAAGTTTTTGTGTTTAGCCTCGACCATAATATCAAAGTCGTTCCAGAAACTTAAGGCCCAATCGTTAACCGCAGTATTCCACATGTAATCACTGTGTGCTCGCATCTTTGCTTTCTTATATCCTGCTTCTAGCAACTGTTGATAATCTGGCTTTATGGATGCATTATGATCTACTAATAAGTCTTCACGGCTTACGCTGTAGTGCATAGTAGGACGTACACCACGCCAACTGTCACGTACACGCTTGATACGGTCATCTGTAGGAGATATATATTCGCCACCACTGTTTACCCAATGGTGATGGATATCTACAACTAGTGCAACATCTTTTTCTAGTTCTAAGCTAGCTTCGAGACCCCAGGCGTTTTCGTCGTTTTCGATAGTAATACAGTTTCTTGCTTCTGGAGAGAGTCTCGGAAGGACGGCTTTGATACCGGCTGGACCTTGGCGTCCTGAGATGTGGACGTTACATTTGAAATCTTGCCACTTTTGACCGTAGCCCATCCACCTGATGATATCCGCATGGTATTCAAACTCCTCTATACTTCTATTTACAATATCAGGACTATCACTTGCCAGCACAGTAAACTGACCAGGGTGCATAGACAGGCGTACATCAAGCTCGCGAGCAAGAGTGCCGATTGCTGAGTATCCTTTCTCGAGCCTTTCTTGGAGACTTCTTTGCCTATAAAAATAAGACCAATCATGGTGAGTATAAGCAGGTAAAAGATTACTACCAATACGTACCATACGTAATTGTGGTGGTAAAGATCCAACATATCTGACTAGCCTTTCTAAGTTTGCAATATTATCAAATGCAATCTCATATAGACGTTCTTCAGCTACCTCACGTGTCTGTCTGTTAAGCCATGTAATAGTTGTACTACGCTCAGTATACTGAGATTGTATTTCTTTAAGTATTTTAGGTTTTTGTGTTTGGTCCGGGTGCATATATTTACATGCAAATCCGATACGCTGTATGTTTTGATTAGACATTACAATTCTTCTACTTCTGAGTATATTTGCTTTAGAAGTGTTTGCAAACACTTAGCCATTTTGAGCTGTGCTGGAGTTAGGCTAGCAATGAAATCTGAACATTCTTTTGCTGTTTCTAATTCTTGCATATGCTCTAGCATTACAATTTGCATATAGGTTAAGCCGTCTATGTCATATGTTTGCATGTTACTCTCCTTGTTATACTAGAATATCGTATAGGAATAAGGATACATTGTCAAGCCATATCTATTTTAAATTCTTTTCCAGCACTTGGATCTTCAAAATGGAATGTATGCTCATAGACGTCAGTCCATTGTGTCATACTCCATTGATGCCTTTTTAAGTTTTTTCGACACCAAGTCTTACCTTTGTCAACCCAGTCACTATGTAATTTAACACTGTAACCTGGTTTCCAATTTAGTTTATATTCAAACATTTCTACTGGTGTCATTAATTATAATCGTCTGTATTAAATGTGTAAGAATCATTACTATCAAATGTATACGACACAGTTTCAGTTTGAATGTTCTCAGGATCTGATGACATGATATCTCTAAACAATCGTTTTATTGATTCATCAGACCAGTTTTGTATACTTCCTGGTGTTTCCATATTTTGAACCATTGCATTGAATTCCTGCTCGTTAAAATAATTAACTCCATCTATGGAATTACACGGATCATAACCATTATCCAGCATATCCTTAATTAATGCTGTATCAGTTATTCCGCTCTTACGCTTTGCTTTTTCAAATTTAAAGTCAATAATATCATCAGCCATTAATCACACTCCGGAAATTTATTTTTGATTACAGCATGAAAATGCGGTAAATCTTTATTGTTTTTCGTAATATACATCTTGGGTTCTTCTATCCCCCAATTTCGTATAGCTGTTTTCGCCATATTAAATATCTCACGTTTTTGACTGCTATCAGCAGTTTTGCAAGGTTTTTTATCTTCCATCTCCGTTAAGTAACGTAATGCATATATTGCAATATCATCTACTCCTAGTGGAACTTCCACCTTTGCTATAATTTTTCTACCGTCACCAGTATCTTTGGACCTCATTTTGTTTGCCTTTCTTTATGCCAAAATATTCTATTTTAGATGTGCCATGACGTCTAACCATATAGTAAAAGTTTATGGTAAGACGACTTACTTGTCAAGTAAAAAGTTTTACTTTTTATTAATTATGCCTCAACATACGTTAATCGTATGCTCCAGTTTACAGTTGTTGATATTTCTCCTTTAACTCTTATTTTAAAAGCAGATGAATTTATATCTGCACTAGCATTCCAACCAGTATATGTTACCTGCCAATTAGATCCTGCTTGATCAGGAGATAATCCACCACCAGTAATCGCAGTGTTAGCTTGATATACATTGAGATCATATTCTACTAAATCACTTGTATTATATGTCTGCATTGCATCCCATACTCCCAATGGTTGCGCATCTGCAGTATTTCTTTGATAATACACTTTACTTACACTGCCAATTAGACTCGCTGCTCCACTGTTATCCTGCACCATACCTTCAAGTTTCCAACCTTGATTTTCTGTCCCATTTTTTGCTAAAACTAACGCATTAAATAACCATGTTTTTCCAGTAGGTATATTAAGTGACGCTGAATTAAATAACACTTCAGTTACGTTATTGTTTGTAGTAGTAAGTGTCGCTTTAAGAACATTTGGATCTCCACTTACGTCAATAGTATCAGCATTATTTGTAATCACTACACTATTATCTGTACTTGTTAATGATTTAAATTGTAAATCATTCCCGTTACGTTGTTTAAATACGCCAGCACCAGATCCTTGATTACTAGCAGTAATACTATCACCAATGGTAATTTGATCACCATCTGCAATTGTAATTGCACCATCTGGTGTGAGACTTTTAAACTGTTGTACTGTTCCAGCAGTTTGTTTAAATATACCAGTACCAGATCCAATGTTTGCGTTATTAACACTTGCTGTTACAATATCAGGAAGTAACGCAATACTTTTCCAAGAATTAGTATCACCAAAATATCCTTCAATTCTATCACTATCTGTATTATATCTTATTTCACCGATTTCAGTGTTAGGACGTTGACTTGTTGAACCAGTTGGTATTTTTATAGCTTCTGTTCCTGGCATCCTTGCATTTTCAGCTATCTCAACTTTTATATTACCACCTTGTCCTGTTGGGTTGGCAATAGATATCTGTCCAGCTTGGCCTTCTAATGCTCTTGCACGACTAGTATTTCCATCTTTAATGATAATTCCACTATTGTTTGTAGTATTTAAATCTGCCACAAACGGATTTAATATTGGTGTACTAGGTTGATAATCAGCCATTGTTCCAGTATTAAATGTTGCTGTATCTAATCTAACATATGTTGCTAACTGATCAGATCTGACTACAAGATCATTGGTATTAACAGACAAAGAAAGTTGTCCAGCTTCACTGCTTACAATATATAACGTAGCACCACCACTGGTAAAATTATTGATAACAGTGACATCACCACCTGTTGATGTCGTACCAGAAGTACTTGTTGGTAATCCTCCTGCTAGATATCCTGGGCTATTTGGCACAGATGGATTTGTGCCTTGACTTTTTTCATCTAAGTCACGCTGACTTAAATTGCTAGTATATCCAATTATATTCCCACAGTAGTCATATACTGGTACTTGGTTATTAATTTCAGGTTGGGGATCATCTAATGTATCTAATAGAGCAATCATTTCCGGATCAAGTAATAAATGGAATATATTAGGATATTCAACTACATCACCAGATAAAATACGTTTACCATTTGAATCAAATTGGTGTCCAGTACCGCTGCCGCCTGTACTTGCTCCTAAACTATATTGTACTGGATATCCAGCCATTCTGTCATATAAGCTCTTTAAACTACTCGTAAGTCTTGCATTATCTGCAATATTGCCACTGGTTGGATTATGTAATACACCTACTTCACTATTACACGATCCGTCTGGTGTGGCAAATTGACTTCCGCCACTAGAATAACTTCCGCTAATATTATTTTCAAATGCTAGTAAACCTGATACTGCGTCTCCAATACTAGAAATATCATTTGTGATTGCATCTAGTTCACTTTGCAGTAAATTTCCACTAGTAATATCGTTAATATTGTTTGCAATACGTCCTAGTACGCCGCCATTGAATACATTGGCGTTAAATCCACCATCAAGACTTAAACATGCACACACGTTTTCAGGAGCAATAGAACCAATATCGTCAATAATTGATTTACCAGCACCAAGAAAACTACCAAATGCACGTTCTAACATATTTGGTATAGCAATTGGATCAACTGGTGCGCTACAGAAATTAATTAAATTTGCGACCTGTTGTGCTTCTGCTAATATACCGTTAAGTCTTCCTAACACACTATCAAGTTTAGTATGCTCCATAAAATTATTCATTGACGAATCAAGATTACTAAGTGCGTCGAATAATTCAGATTGTATTCCTGGTATGTTTAATAATGCATTAATATTACTACTCATGCATATTTGCAAGTTAGGCATTTTTAAGCCATTACCGCCTAGTACTCCACACAAAATTTCTCTGAGAGAAAAACTGTATTCAGCATTTGCCACTACACGAAGTGCATCACTTCCTAGTGCAGTTGTTCCACTTAAATGGTGCCGAGTATCGAGGTAATCACTAGCACTTTGTAAACCACTTGTAAAATCTGTTAATGCCATTAACCACTCCCTGCTCTAACATTTGGACTTGCGCTAGATGCTTTTGGTCCACAATGAGCGCCGCCAGCCGTCGGACATAATGAGTCTGGACTAGCTGGATCATTAAGGATTATAACTGAAATGTTATTTGCCCTAACTTTTCCTAATGTTTCCGTGGCTTTTAATGCACCGCCACCATGGGTATTAGGGTTACCTTGTGTGCTTATTGGCTCGTAATTTACTCTAACATTTGGACTTGTAGCTACTGTTCTAGCACCACAAGCTCGTGCGTCATTATTTCGGTGTACATAATTTGTCATACCAGTATTTATTAAATTAGTAGAGTAGATTTCTCTTGCATTTTAACTGAACTAGTACTGTTAATATAACTAGTCGCAAGTCCTTCACTAGGCTTTGCAAGTGCAACAACTTGTGCATTATTAATCGTAACAACATCATTATTTTCTGCATCAGTACTCATTAACCAAGGTATAAGCATTGCAGCACCAGTTTGTGGATTTAAAGTCAGTACTTTTGCTTTGGTTACCTTGAGTTCATCTCGTGTACTTGTATGAAATCTAGCTACGACTTCCTCTCCTGTACCAAGTTTAATTGATATTGCATTATTTTTCTTAAAGTTTGAAGTCACTAACATCTATTTGTTCATCTCCTATTAATTTTCTTACATATCCTGGATCAAGTCGGACAAGTGCTTGTCCCCCGCCAGACACTAATAATGTTCCGTTGTGATAAATCTGCGGCATTGATTTATGTCCTTTCTCTATTAGAAAGTTTCTCACTTCTGGATTATTATCAGCACGGATTTCTTCAAATTTAAATCCGTGCTGATTTAGGTAGTTTTTTGCCATTGTACAATAATGGCATAACGGCTTAGTATAAAGAGTTATCACAATTTCATACCCGCAAACGTACTTCCATTTACATCTTGTTTAGTACCGCCGATTACATAGCTACTAATTTCTGTTTCTTGTGGTGCCACTTGTACTTCTGCACCAGCAATCCATTTCTGTGTCCATGGTAATGGGTTACTACTCCCTTTATACGGACTCGGTAAACCAACAGCAATCATACGCTTGTTTGCAATCCATTCTACGTACTCAGCTAAAAGTTGTGCATTAAGACCAATCATCGATCCATCTTTAAACAAGTAATCTGCCCAAGCCTTTTCTTGGTCTACTGCATCTACAAATAGTTGTACCATTTCGTCCTGAGTTTCTTGTTGGATACGAGCAAAGTCAGGATCATCTTTGGGCATCAGTTTAAGTAACGTTTGGGTACTACCCAAGTGTACATTCTCATCTCTACAAATAAGTTTAATAATCTTAGCATTGCCTTCCATCTTTTTAAGTTCAGCAAATGCCCAACTACATGCAAACGATACATAAAAGCGAACGCCTTCAAGTATGTTTACACTCATCATAGCTTTCCAGATTAGTTTTTTAAGTTCATATTTGTCCACTGTAATTTTCTTACCGTTAACTGTATGTGTTCCTTCACCTAATAGGTTATACCACATACCCATTTCAATAAGATCATCGTAGTGCTTACTAATATCGCCTGCACAATCCATAATGGGTGCAATGTCCATCATTTCATCAAAGATGATACTTGGATTAGTGTAGATATTACGAATAATATGTGTGTAACTGCGACTGTGGATCGTTTCATTGAACGTCCATGTTGTTACCCAATTCTCTAATTCAGGTAAACTAACAAGTGGATTAAAACTGTCAGCTGGTGCTCGGCCTTGTACACTATCTAATAGAATCTGCCGTTTTAAGTTACTACTAAAAATATGCTGTTCATGATCAGTTAATGCTTTAAAGTCTTTACTGTCCTTAGTTACATCCACTTCTTCAGGACGCCAAAAGAATCCCAACTGCTTGTCAGTTAATTTATCAAACTGACGATACTTTAATGTATCATAACGCTGAATATCTACCCCACCGTTTGGGTCGAGAAACATCAGACTTTCCATGTGTTTATTTCGTTGATTTTGATTTAGTACGCTCATTAATTCTCTCTCTTATTACAGTACACAGCTTTCGCAGTCTTCTTCTTCTAATATTTCTAGCTCACTAGATATAGTTATATTACTAGATTCATTTAATTTGTCAATATCTATTTCACCTTGACCATCGTAAGTATTGAAATAATATAATTGTTTACCACCATATTTGTAAAATATCATTAAATGCTGTAACATTGTACTCATTGGTATTTTCTCATCATCAAAAAATGTAGGATTATAACTTGTATTAACACTAATTCCTTGATCAATATACTTTTGTAGTATTGCCATGATACTCATATAACCTTCAGGACTAGACTGATCCCATAGTAGTTCATATTTGTTTTTCAGTTTATGAATGCCAGGAACAACTTGCCGTAATACACCGTGTTTACTTTGCTTGACACTTACTAGGCTACGTGGCGGTTCAATACCGTTTGTAGCATTACTAATTTGTGCTGATGTTTCAGCGGGCATGAGTGCCATCAGTGTACTATTACGAATGCCTGTTTCTTTTAATTGTTCACGCAATCCTGCCCAGTCCATACGCTCTACTGGCGCACATAAATCATCAACATCTCTTTTGTATGTGTCAATGGGAAGTAATCCATCACTATATTTTGTTTGGTCATTCCACAAACATGCACCTTTTTCTGCTGCTAGGTCTGCACTTGCTTTGATTAGATAGTAACTCCATGCTTCTGCATACTCATCAATTTTAACCAAGTCTGGATTGGAATAAGTCATATCATTCTTGGCCATCCAATACGCAAGGTTAATAATACCTACGCCTAATGGTCGTCTTCCCATTGTAGCTCGTTCCGCTGCTTTAACTGGATAATTCTGATATGTTAAAAGTGCATCAAGACCACGTACTGCATATGTACATGCTTTTTCAAAATCTGCTGGACTACGCATATTGCCCCAATTAATTGCACTCAGTGTACACAGTGCAATCTCACCTTCTTCGTCATTGAAGTCGTTAAGTGGCTTAGTAGGTAAATTAATTTCACAACATAGATTACTTTGTTTTACTGGTGCAATATCTGCTTTAAAACTACTATGATCATTTGAGTTATCTACGTTTTGTAAGTAAATGCGTCCTGTGTTTTTACGCTCTTCCATAAAACTACTGAATAGTTCAGTTGCGCTTACTACTTTTTTACGGATGCTAGTTTTACGTTCTGCTGCTTCATATAGTTCACGAAATTTATCTTGGTCAGCAAAAAAAGCATCATACAATCCTGGAACATCATGTGGACTAAACAAAGTAATATTTCCGTTGCTGATTAGTCTTTCGTAAAACAATTTACTAAACTGCACACCATAGTCCATATGACGCACTCGATTTTCTTCTGTACCTTTGTTATTCTTTAGCACAAGTAAATCTTCTACTTCATAATGCCATATAGGGTAATATAAGGTTGCAGCGCCGTTTCGTACACCACCTTGTGAACAAGATCTTGTAGCACTTTGAAACATTTTGTAGAAGGGCACTACTCCTGTATGATAGGCGTCACCCTTACGTATGGGGGATCCGAGAGCTCGTATACTTCCTGCTCCGATACCAATCCCTGCTTTTTGACTAACATACTTAACAATACTGCTAGTAGTAGCATTGATGCTATCAAGACTATCGCCAGTTTCAATAAGGACGCAGCTCGAGAACTGTCTCTGCGGAGTTCTGACGCCAGCCATAACAGGAGTAGGCAAACTAATGTCAAAAGTTGAGACGCTATCATAATAACCTTTTACCCATTTCATTCTCGTTTCCACAGGATAGTCTGCGAATAAAGTTGCTGCAATTAACATATACGCCACTTGTGGAGTTTCATGAATAACACCAGTAACACGATTTTGTACTAGGTATTTACCTCTCCATTGCTCCATTGCAGCGTATGTCATTGTTTCATCACGATCATGTTTAATATGATCTTCCAATTCTTGCCATTCAGATTCTGAATAATTGGTTATTAATTCACTGTCATAAAATCCACTATCAGTATTATGTTTTACAATATCAATTAATGGCCACGGATCATATTGTCCATATACCATTTTACGTAAATGATAAACTATAAGTCTGCCAGCAACCCATTGGTAATTTGGTGTATCTTCAGTAATCAAATCGGCGGCGCTTTTAATTAAAGTTTCTTGAATTTCACTGCTAGTAATACCATTGTAAAATTGTAAATGACTTTTAATTTCTACTTCGCTTGCACTTACGCTATTAATTCCTTCACAGGCATGAAATACTACTTTGTGTAATTTTTCTAAATCTAGTTTGTCTTTAGTGCCGTCTCGTTTTGTTACTTGAATTTCACTCATGTTTTCCTATCCTATCTATCATTTATATATTATTCTTACCTGACTGGCCGTCATCTATTAACTATATCATCAACACTAATTTGATTTGTTATATCAATTTCACTGGCTGGTAATCTACTTATTACGCCGTGTTCGTAGTTAAGCAAGTGTTTATCCCCTATCAACGAACATAATATTTCCTTACTATTTTTTCTGTCAGTTATGTACAATAGTTCATTTTTAATATTTGGATTAGCATAATAAATCGTATAACTCATACCTAATGCTAAACTATTTTCACAAAAATTTCCACTATGTAACATCTCCCAGGGAGTTGGCCAAGCTGACCAGTTTACTGGGTCGATGGTCATACTACTAATAGGAGCAGTTTTCCACCAAGTTATTACTGTATTACATACTTCATGAGTATCGCTTGTATCTAGACTTTGCCTAAATTGTCTCCACATACTCAGTCGAGTTTTTGGGGATTCGAACCAAGCTCTATGGTTTAATTGCTGTTCCAAAGTTTATACGTATATTTAAAGGTTGAAATTAAATTATCAGCATCAGTGTATTTTAGTTTCATAGTATTTGCAGTTGCAATGTCTACACTAAACGTAATGCCTACTGCGGCAGTTTCCGTCATAACATCGTCGATTGTGCTAGTACTTGCACTGACATCTGTTGCGAAACGCAATTCACCAACTCTGACGCCATTAGTACTTTCCAATGTATAATTCATAATCACTACATTATATGTAGTAGTGTCAACCTGAAATCCAGTTTCAGCGGCACTAGCATTAGCTGCTAACGATACTGACGTTGGTCTTACACCGTTATTATATATTTCTAGTTCATTATTAAATCTAGCAGTAATTACACCTGTTGGTGCACTATTAAAAGTCAAGGTAGTTCCTGAAACAGAATAATCTCCAGCTGAAATTGCGGTTCCATCAACATATACTGTTATTAAACTTGGGTTGCCTAAACTAATTGGTACAGTAAATGCAGTTAAAACACCATTACCAGTAGCAATTGACACTGAGTCATTACCAATATAAAGTTGACGAGTATCTTTTGCATACCCAAACTCTCCTGCATCTAAAACTGGTAAGTCTGAATAATTTCCTTGTCGTACTTGTATTTTACTAATTCGTGTATCTGCCATCTATTTTTCCTCTATACTATATTTATGACAAATTATAAAACTCTGCAACCCGTAAAGCCCATTTTTCTGTCCATTGTTTAAATTCTTCTGGCCCTACTTCCCATAATTGCCAATCACAATCTCTGCTACACATAAAGATAGCAGCATTTTCAATTTTAGTTTCATATAATTCGTTATGTGCCATTCCATAAGCGGCAGCTTGCATGAAATAATCATCAATCCATTCACGTTTCTTTGGACGATTGGTTTGTTTGAAATCCATAATTGTAGGACGGCCTTTATATATACCTACTAAATCTGTAGTACCTGCATATAGTCCTGGATAACACAAGTTTACTTCACTTCCCCAAACTTCGTCAATATCATCTTCTACATTTTTAATAACAGTGTCTGCCATCATCTTGGCTTGTAGCATATTAGTGCCCGTGTATTCCTCATTAAGGCTCCACGACTCTAACATGTTATGCATGATTGTGCCTACATTCGCGGCTTCAGTTGTTATTTCCTGTGCTTTCTTTTCGCCTACCCGTTTTTTCCAGTTATTAAGCGCCTCACGTTTTTCACGTGGCTTTGTTTTATCTAGAATGGTAGTAACACTAGGTACAGGATCTCCCCACGGGTTTGCATAAAGGCGTTTACCTTCTACACTTTTACGCTTTAATTCCTGATATTGATAAGGTGATGTGATTTTTAACATATAGTTAAAATAACATTAATAATATGTTTTGTCAATAGTAATGATTAATAACTAATTACCCATTTAAATGTTTTTCCAGTAACTGAATTTGTAACACGGTCAATTGAATATCCTAAGTTTTTAAAATATAATTCAACTTGATTCATTTGGTCTGTCTTAGCTCTATCAGCAACGTTGCCTTGCCATACACTATTGTAACTGACACTTGACGGATCAGTAGCATATGTAATACCTGACGTAAGACCCAGTTCAGTATTAGCTGTACCAGATCCAACTTCTACACTCCAAGTCGTAGATGCTGGTGCTTGATATGTTAATATTAAATTATTATTTGTATTCTTACTAGCAACCAATCCAGAAATTGATGCATCATTGATGTCTGCAATAATAGAATTTAAATTTGTTCCAGTTGAACCTAATGTAGTTGTGTGTCCTGCTATTATAAGAGTTGGCGTTCCAGTAATTGTAGGATCAGACGCACCAATAACTGTCACTGATGGGGTAGATTCAGTCATCGTTGTAGCATCTGATATAGTTGTTTGGTACAACCCATTTCCAGCATCTGTGATTACTTGTTTCATTAATGCCTGTACTTCATTAAAAATTGTTAGGTCATTTCTAGCAGTAGCCCTTGCTTCATTTTTATTAATATAATAACTCATTTCATATCTTTCTTCATTTGTCTACTAGCTAGCTTACTAACGGTATCATCCTCTGGATCATCAACGGATGGGGGGATTGCGATATCCAGAGTGACTGTTTTTTCATTTGCTGACCCTACACTTGATATTGAACTGAGTATAGGAATTAATGTTTCCATTTCAATGCTGAAGCCTTGAGACTGGAGTTTTCCCAATAACATTGGTGTACTAATCTTTGCCAAATTTCTTGCTTTTGCTCTAGCCACAAATTCTTGAATAGCATCAATAATGTCATCCTGTGGTAATGTTCCGCCTATGACTTCAAATATCTTCATTACTTTGCCTTATCAAACTCACTAATAATATTAATAAACTGCTCTTGTGTTAGTTTACCTTCTTTTACCATAGTGAAAAGTTTATCTTTACTCTCTAAAAACTTTTTCTCAGCTAATGCTTCGCCTTCCATATTAGAAAGAACACTTTCGTCTTTAAGTTCTCGACCTACAGCGTTTTCTTCACCTGCTGCGGCTTCATCTCCTGCAAACTCGTCCTCATCAGTATCCATGTCCATGTCCATATCCATGTCTGGTTCCATAGCCATGTCAGTTGCACCTGATGTTGGTTTGCCTTCTGCACTAAGTGTTGCATCATCTAGTGATGTTTTTGCTGCTTTTGCTGCATCAAGTAAGGCACCCAATGTTGCATCTGCTACTGCATTGTATGCTTCAGCTTGCTCGAATCCAAGTTGATCCTTCATTGCATCAACAATTGGCATTAATTCTTGAACTTGCATTTTAGCAATATCCTCTGCCATATCTTGAAGTTGATCAACCAATTCTCTTGCTGCCAATAATACTTCTGCTTGTTCCAAATCTGCTTCCATTACTGTGCTTTCCATTGTTCTTTTGGTTTTACCATCTGAACGCCCTGGTGCAATTTCAGTAATATATGTTGAAAGTGTATGCGAGATTAAACTTAATTTATTATATTGTGGATTTTCCCAATATGTTGCATTGCTTTCTTTAATTGATTGAATTTTAGCGTTTGTTGTGTTTAACATTTTCTCTAAGCTACCAAAGCTCATTTCTGCCAAGTTAACCTCATGGTCAAAACTATCAGCTAGAACCTTGTTTAGTTTTTGCACACTATGCTGTGCTGAATTTAAATCGTTTAAGTACATGTTACCATTCCCATCCTTTAGTATATTTATAAGTTCTTTAATATTTTTCGTTTTGTTTCTTGTAATTTGTGTTTTGCATTACTCATTTTAGCAATCATAACGTCTTCATTGATACCTGTGCTAGCTTTATTCTTATACATCCAAACTTCATATAAGGCATTACTATATGCGTCATCTAATAATTTTAATTGGCGCAATTCTTGCGACCCAGTGTTAGATCCAGACAATAATTTTTTAACTATTCCTTTAGCAGTTTCAAATAGTCCCAAGTGTTCATAAATTATTTCATTATTAGTAGTATCTACAATATTATAAAATTTCTTTTGTTTACTGGCAAATTCATTTAAAATAATATCAATTCTATATTTTTGTATAGTGATACTATTTTCTGTAATTTTACTAGTAATTGCTACTTCAAGATCCATATCATTATACGATTCTTCAACAAGTTGTTGAGTAACTAAGTCTATTTTTGATAGTGTATCTATAATTTCTCGCATCTGCATAATTATTGTCCAAATTTATTAATGTTTAGTTTATAATTGACTTGTTTGCCACTAACTACTTTATCTAGGACGCCTCGTCCAACGAGTGTTTGTGCAATATATTTTTCACGCTCATTTAAATTTGTTTGTTCTAGTAAAACATCTCCAGAAAAGTGGGACTCAATGAATTCGCTTTCAACGACATTGATCCAAGTAAGTATCCCGCCTTTGGTTACCATACTACGCATTATACACCTGCTTCCGGTTCTATTGCTCTAATAGGTATTCCAGTTGGCTGTACTTTTGCATTTCGGTCTATTTTTCTTTGTTGTCTTTTTGTAGAAATATTAATCTCGTCTGCATTATTTCTAGCACTATTATTTGCCCGCTTATTAGAATTTATACTAGTACTAGTTTGGGTACGTGCCATTGCTGTGCCCTTACGCATACCATATCCTTCATTTACTTTATAACAATCACAATGTTTGCAATCTGGACCGCATTCGCATTCAGTAACAGGTTGACCGCAACAGTCTTTGCTGCACATTTCAACGCCATCCTTCATCCAAGTCTTTTTATCTTCTGCAATAACTTCAAATATCTTCATTTTCTTCTCGCTGGTTTGTTTAAACGTTTCAGTGCTTTGCTTGCTGGATTAAACTTTTTTGTCTTGGCTGCTTTACGTGCCATTTTCTTTCCAAACTTAGCTTTAGTTCTTTTTAATGTCATTCTTTTTTTGATATCAATAGGTGCGCTACACTGACCAGGCTTAGAAACTAGCCTACCAGCACGTTGTCCTACTGTGCATCTGTATTTACGAGTAAGTTGATTACCTTTCCTCGCCCAAACAAGTTGTGCTTCAATCACAGTGTCATTATGTAATTCATTTAAATTCATAATACTATTTATGTGGGAAAGATTATTAGGACATTACTAGTACAACTAGTGTACTCAATACACCAGCTACTACGGTTGCCGCCGCAGTAATTATTATTCTGTTTGCCGCCGCATTTGATTTGATATTTTCTTCTCGCATTTCAGCAATAGATTGTTTTGTTTCGTCTCTAAATGCATACATGTTTTCAGCCATGGCGTCTAATCGTCGATCAATATTATTAACTTTTTCTTCCAATACCCGATACCTCTCAGCGCACAGATCAACATGTGCTTCTAAATTTGTGCGCTCTAAAGCGGTGGTTACTAATCCTACGGACATAATTTATTGCTTCTCTATATTCATCCAGTGTCTTAACTGTTGATGGATCTTGATATTGAATTAATTAATATTAATGCCTTTTGATATCGGAGGCTTGTGACTAACTCCGCATTTGCCTAAGTATTTGTTGCCGTACGTCTATTTAGTAAAATTCTTAGACTATTTAAAGTACAGGTTAATTTTATACTGGTCAGTAGTTTCAAAACATCCAGTATTAATATTTGCTGTTTCTGATAAATTAGATATAATAGCAATACCATCAGAATCATTATATAAATGATGTAATCTATTACCCTTATAACTAAAAACGTCACTATGTTCTATACTAAATTTTATTTTCCATACAGTATGTAGTCCTTTATACTGCTTTCCGAACTGATATTTAACTAGATCTTGTGTAGATTCAACTACAACTATTGGCGATAATGGCTGACTCCTAATCCCAATTGTCTGTATTAAGGTGTTTAAATTTTGTTGTTGATTATATGCTAAAATATTATTAAACGGTCTAGTAATTCCACTGTTGGTAATATCAACCAGCGTGTACGCAATAAAGGTATTCATTATTTGGCTATACGTCTACCAAATGCTCTACCAGCAGCAAACCCCCCAGCCGCCACAGCAACATTTGCTGCTACACTTTTAAGTGTGTCAACTCCTCTTGCTTTGGGGTCTTCTGCATTACCTGCACCTTTAATTTCTAAGCCCTGTGTTCTTGACATATCTCTTATATATGTGTATAGCTCACTGCGCAATGCTTTAGCTCTAAAAAACTGTAACATTCGAGTAACTACTAAACTTTTTTGCATACCGTTTAATCTGTCCCAGTCTTGTGCTAATCTTCTAACACTTCTATAGTTAGAACTTTGTATATCAAGTCCTCGTTCTAATGCAAGAAAAAATGCTGATGGGTTCAACACTGGTCTGCCAGTCATTATTTGTCTTAAAAATACTTTAATTTTTTGATCAGGCAAACTAATTTTATTATTTTGTATTTTATCTTTATCGCTAGTACCGCTACTATTATTTTGTAGGCTATTAAGAGCAATATATAGATCTGTACCAGTCTGTCTATATGCAGAAAAATTACCAAACATCATAGTACGTTTAGCATATCCTTGCATAGCTGGAGCAAAATCGTATTCTTTACTTAGAATATAAACAGCTAACATATTCATAAAAGCAAAATCTGCCATATCTCTGGCATTAGTACCAACTACGCTTTGCTTAGTACGATACATTCTACTTTCATTAAGGTTTGATATAAATCCAAATTTAGTTTCTTGATTATTGGACATAGTATGTCCACCTTGAATTTCAGACCATTGTTTTGCTGTATATTTTTCCATAATAATATTTATCCAACTTGAACTGGTGTCCATCTATCTCTAGGTACTAGCTTAATTTTATCCCTAGTAACTACATATCCTTCGCCGCCTGGCTTATTACCAGTCACTGCTTTAACATCAGTGCTAGTAGCATCTAATTGATCAATTATATTATTTTTTGCTGTCTGTATTTGTGCAACTAAATCTAATATAATATCAAGTCCTTGACTGTCATTAGACATTAACTTAGTTTGTTGGCCTGGACTTACTTTACTTTGTTTAAGCCAATCAAAAAATCCACTACGTATCTGGTCTAGTTTGCCCATCTTAGTCATTTGATTAACATAGGTATAAAGTATTTGATCTTTCCTACTCAATCCTTGTTCTGGTGCTAGCCAATTATCAATCTTAGTGCTATTGTTTCGTGTTGTGTTTACAATATTTTCAACTGCACTAGTATCTATAGCAGGAGTTTGGGTAACATATGTTTGTCCTAATACTGTTACTAACTCACTATTAAGTTTTTTTGGTGCTTTAATTGGTGTTCCAACCTTGTCACCAAATGCATCATGCCAAGTATGTACTACTACACAAACACTACTTTTAGACATTTTTTGTCCCAATGGGCTTTGACTGTCAACAGTATATGTTACATTATTAGGCTTAAATGTTATACTATCTTTATTTTTAACTGCTGGCTTTCCTGGATGGAACAATAGATCTCCATACACATATCCACGCATATCAGCAGGAGTACTATCTTCCATAATAGCAAAAAGAGAACTCATGCCTGCTGCAAATTCTTTACGCCAATCTTCACCTTTTCCAGTATTTAAAATATAATCTGATAAATCTTCTGGTGTGGTACTCATACGCTTACCCCAACCATTTTTGCCTACTAATACAAATGTACCATTTGGTTGACGTCCCCAAAATATAGTTGGACTGCCATCCCATTTAATACTAACATCACCAGTATCCTGTCCAAGACGTGTTAGTAACTGTGCTGCTTTAAATGCACCACTGGATCCTTCAAAAAATACAAGGTCTTCTAAATGATTATACTCTCTACCTTTAGAGGTAGATTCTTTAAGGATTGATTGCAGTCTCATTAGTTTTTTCTTTCCAGTTAGGATCATTTGCTCTAATGTTTGCTAACAGGTCTTGTCCTGCATCGCCTAATGCTGATACTATAGCTTCTACGCTCCCCATGTCAAGTGGTTTTGCGTTTGGACCCAATAATAATTGTGCAATTTTATTAATATCACTGGTAATAAATCCGTTGGGATCTTTTTTACCGTTTGGTAAACGTTTAAACAATCCAACATAGTTACTCCACAGCATACCTTTTTCTCTAGCAATAATACTCAGCAGCTGATGCTTGTTAGTACCTTTGAAAGGACTGCCTTTTGGAATATTGTGTGTATGAAATTGTGCCGCATTGGCTGCATTAGGTACAACCATAACATCTGCTTGATATAAGTTACCTTTTACGTTAAGTCCAACATGAACAATAACACCAGTTTGTACTGTTTGAAATCCAGCTAAATCAAATAATTGTTTTAGCTTTTTTCTAATAACTCCATCAGTTTGGTCTTCCATCTTAAAGTGCTTTTTAAGATCATTAACATCAACAATTATGTCTATATCACCACTGGTCTCTCCGGGTATAGGAGTTGCGCCACTTCCAATGGGTATGCCTGTGCTATTGGTTTTTGCTAGAACGCTGTTAATTATTTTTACCAAACTTGGCATAATTTCATGTGGTACTTCTAGTGAACCAGGTATTGCATTTTTTTCACTAAGACGTTTAATAGCATGTTTACCACTTTTAGCCAGTAAACTATTTCCATTAATTCTTACTTGGCGCTTGTTACGTATTTTACGTGACTTTTCGCCAACAATTATATCAGATACTTTCATAATACTTTACCAATACCTCGTTGAAACTTACGTGGGTCTTTTGCCCTAATACTGTTAATTAAACGTTTGTTAAGGTCGTTAGCTGTTTCTTCGTCGAACGATTCATTTATTAAATCAATAAGATGTATTGCTGTACCAATTACTTGTTGTGCATTACTCTCAACAATTTGCTTCTTGTCACGCTTGGGTGACATAGAATTAATTTCTTCCAGTAAAGATCTAGTTTTTCTTTTCATTGTAACACTATTTAGTTAAAGTTAAGTTAAATAAGTTTAGTTGAGGCATTGGTGATTAGCACTTATGGCAATTGCAGAAACTGGTATTAGAACATAGGATCCGTTAACGATAAGATTAATTCACCAACGCTTAAATTGGCCTACTACAGGTTAATAGTTCAGGACCACATATATAAAAGATAAGGTACACTGCACCTTTGCTTCAACACTAAACTGCGTATTCAAAGTTTTGGCAAGTATCACTTTTGCCAATTAACTTTGCACCATTACTAATATGAAAATGTTCCGCCATATCTGTTAATGGGCTTAATGTAACCAATTTTTTTACATGTTTTTCCTTTACTATACCCAATAAATTATTAACGATGGTTCTACCTGCACCTTTTTTACTACTCCATACGGTATATGCTACTGCAACCGTTCCAGTATCGTCACGATATTCTTCCAACTCTAACTCATTAGTTGGTATGCCCGTACAGTAGCATATACATATTACGGCTGTCAAGTCATCTAATACATATACTTGTTTACCTATGTCTATTTTATTAATATGAGGTCTTACTGGATCATTATTAAGTAAATCTAGTTCAGTGTTGCTGATCAATCTCATATTACTCGCTCTTTCTTAATAAACTTTTAAGTCTGTCAGTTGGATTTATTTGTGGATCAGCTGTCATATTATTTTCTGTTACGCTTTCCCCTGCTTCAATAGTTGATTTTGTTTTTAATTTTTGATATATGCTTGTAGTGTCACTATTTGGATCATCACGTTCACTTTCATCTAAATCCTGTATCCGTAAACTATCAATATTAAACGATAAATCTAGTTTACTACCAACTCCACTACTACTACGTGTTTTCATAAATTGTATTTGTACTCTACCACGCTCTCGCATTGGCCTGCTACTAAAGATACCAATTAAGTTATCTGCTGTATTGATCTTACTAATACCTCCAGCAATATGGCTATGATCAAATTCAATCTCATCAACAGCACCACGGTTTAACTGTGATGCAGTTACAAATAATATGCCCAGCTCAGTTGCTAAATTGCGCAATTCTTCACTAACAAATTTATCTTTAATAAATTGATCGCTTGGATTAACTTTAACTGTAACTGGCATCATAAGATCCAAATAGTCAACCAGTAGTGCATCAACATGCAAGTTGTGCTGTATCTGATATTCTCTCATGTATGCTTTGATGTCGTTAACAGTAGTACCATTCTTCATTTGTATTACTTGTAGTTTACCTGCTTTCTTACTGGCCATCTTAACTTGTAACTCAACATCGCTACTATTCTTCATTACGTCTTTGGTGCTCATGCCTGTAAGCATAGCATCCAATCTCATAGCACACAGTTCTTCACTAAGTTCTAAACTGATGTACACAACGTTTTTACCTTGCAACGCCCAGTTTAGTGCTAAGTTCTGCATAAACAAACTCTTACCACTACCACTACCACCTGCAAAGATGTTTAATTCGCCTGGATTAAATCCACCATACAATACTCTATCAAATGTCTCCCAGCCACTACTATTCTGTCCTCTGTTGTCTTTGATGCTTTGAATGCGTCCTGCAGGATCATCCCAATAGTTTGTACCAAAGTTCTTAGCAAGTCCAATCTCTGTTGCCGCTTTGATGATGCCTTCTACTGTACCATACTCTTTGTTCTCTAACATATCAGCACTTTTTAGAATTGCTGCTTCCAACGCTTTGTGTCTACAGAACTGTTCAAAGTTATCCATAAACCAATTTTTATGTTCTGTGGTTAGTTTGTCTCGCACATCAGATATTTCAACACCAGCTACGCCTTTAACTTGCTCTAGCATGGGAACATCGTTGTATTCATCTGCATGTTTTTGTATAAAATCTACTGTGTCTCTGAATTGTCTGTCAAAGTAACTGCTTTCTAAGATAGCATTACACCGCACAAACAGATCCTTGTCAGCCAATAAGAACTCCAAGTATAACTGTTGTAGGTCTGCGCTGTAATCTTCACTCATTCATATCTCCTTGCAACTTCTTTGTGATGTATTCTTCCCGAGTATAGATCATCCGCCAAGCGGTGCCTTTAATTGGCACTGCGCCATTCATATCCATAGTTATAGCGTATTCGTAGTAAGATGTCAACCAAATAAACTTGTCGTTACCATTGCTACGCTTTGGTAACCAAGCAAAATATTTAGTCCAACAACTTTGTAAATCAGTGTACGCACTAACATGTTTCATATCTAAATACTCTATACTATTTGCATCTTGACTTTGCCAAGATCTTAATCTTCGTGCTACTTGTCTCGACACTTTCTAATACACTCCTAACTGTGAATAATCTTCCATATTTGTTTACTGCATCACATGCATCTTTAACATCTTCCCAGGGAGGAAAACTTACAGCCCAGCCGTGTTTAATTGCTATTTCAATTGTTTCTTTACCAGCAGCGTCAAAATCTGGCAACAACACAACTTGTTTACCTAATTGATTAATAATAGCGCATTGCGTGTCATTAGGTGTGTTTCCAGCTAGCGCAACTCCGCCAACTTGAAGTGCATCAAGTTGTCCTTCTGTTACAATAACATATTGATGTTTTTCTTGCTCATCCAAATTATATACAAAATTACTAGGCATTTGGTTATAGTATTTTGGCATTTTATCTGGTCGATCGTTCCCACACCATCTTGCTGTGTATCCTACTATCTTTCCTTTATAATAAAATGGTAAAATTACTCTACTTGCAAAATGCATATGTGGAGACCAATACCAATGTTCATAATGATCCAGGCCACGTTCTACTAGATAAGTGCATGCTCGGGTTAATTTATCTAACTTATCATCATTTAACTTAGCGACATCAACCTCACCAATACGAACTGCATCCATGGGCAAATCTTTTAACTGCCAATCTAGACAAACAACTTTTTCTTTTTGTGTATTTAAAAATTGTCCAGCTATATCTGATTCTTTTTCCTGTTTAAGTATTTCAAAGTTAACACGCTGAATCTGAGCCATGTCTGTACCAAATGTTTGTAGTAATTCAGCAAGTTTATCACCAATACGTGACCCAACACTCCAGCCAGTTTTAAAGCCACAGTTAAAACAATTATAGCTAAACTTATCTTCACTGAATATAATACCGCCACGTTTGCGCTTATCTGGACTATGCCCACGTTTATTACACATGGTACAGTTGCCACTTATCCACCCACTAGGAGTTTGTTTCCAGCCAGACGGTATCTGTTGCTTTAAAAAAGTTAATACTTCCATAGTTGTATTCTAGTTTGAATAAGTTACTTTGTCAACTGTTCCTGTATTATTTTCTGAATCAGGAGTATGAACTAATCGAACCCATGCATATCTTCCCGTCCATTGAAATAATGTATCCCCAGTAAATGAAGTTAATGTATCATTGATATTTGGAACATCAAGCCAATCAGCTGGTTGTGGAGTTGGAGCTAACGTAGCTTGTACTTTTAGTACGCCAGTATAAGAAGTTGAAGAAACTACCATATTCTGGTTACCAATGGTATTAAAAGATTGAGTTGTTGAAGCAAGATCCCCTCCCCAATACTCATTACCATTGGAAGCAAAAAAAGTATTTTCCACAGTAGTTCTAGCACCAGCCGCTGGATTTAATTTACTTTCTAATACATAACCAATTCTGTTATTTTGATCGCTTTGCATACTAAATGTTCTATTTGCACTATCTGTGAATGTTAATACCATATCATATAATGCAGACCCAAGTATTGATGTTTCGGCTGCGGTTAATTTTAATAAAGCTCGTCCATCTTCATAAGAAGTAATTTGTAGTGCTTTTGTAAGTACTACGACACGGCTTGTACGATGAATAATTTTTACATTTAATGTTATATTGTTAACATCAACTGGCTTTCTGTCAGATCCAATTACAAAAAATTCTATATCAGAATCATAACCTGCGTAAACTATAAAATTTTTATGATTGCTAGGTATATTATATGTTGTACCTGTTCTATTAGGAACGAATACTTCGCCTCTTTGATTATATTTGTATGCTGTTGCTTGATAACTCATTGACATTCTCCACTATTATTTATGTGCTAAGTATTAGTATGAGCCAAATACCAATAAAGTATCAACACTTATTAGACGATTTTCCATTTTTAACGCTAGTTAAATATGGTGGAAATGAATATATCGGAATTATTCAAAATATTGACAATAACTTAGCTAGTATGTATGATTATAATAAAATTAAAACTCTAGAACTTAAACAAAATTTTTTAGATCTAGGAGACGAATGGTGGTGGGGAACAAATAGAATGATCCCCATTAACATTATTTTTAAATCAGCATTTGAACATTATAGGAGTTCACTAGTTACATTTAGCGGTAAAGATTTTGAAGTTATGCACGGTCCAATAATAAGTTTAAGTAACATCATACAAAAACGTATTAAACGAAGAAATATTCAGCTAGTACGCAAACTCTGATTCTTTTGAGGATCAACTGTTTTAAGATGTCTAGCAGTCTGTTTTTCAGCAGCATGTAGAAGCAATCCACGTCGGATGCCATCCGATTTATTGGGCATACTACTGTGCAAAACTCGTGGATGCCAGCATACAAAACTTCCTTTAGGTGCAGTATGTTGTTTATAATTATCCTGAAAGAATATATCAAAATGTGCATTTTTTACATATAGGTCTTGATAATAATCATAAATGTATTTGTGTGATCCAGGAACATAACCAGTTGCACCATTATCCGGTGTGAAATCACATAGCATTACCATAAACTGTAATCCTAATAATCCTTTTGCATATTTAAATTCTTTAAACCTATACGGTGTATCAATGTGTGGCCTAATAAAGTTCATGCCAGGATGTAACACAATAAAGTCACACATATACCATTCCCAATTATTTTCTCCAAATGCAGCATCTGCACATTTACCTAACTCAGGCTTAATAATATTGTCAATAAAATTGTTGCCCTTGGGTTCAGCTGTCCAGAAGTAAGCCCAATCAATTTCGTTATGTGGATCTTTACCTTTTTCAATTTGTTCAGAAATCTGATTCCAGCCCCACCACTTTAAATCTTTTGTATGTCCACGCTCAGGTGCAAATGTACTTGCGTATTGATTGAGTTCAGAAATACAATCTTTATCAAACACATCTTGATGTACAGTGAACCCCACATCATTGATGTCATCTACAAATCTAGTTTGATCCATATTAATATCCTAACTGTTCGCATATAAGATTTATATGCACGATAACTGCCATTGCATAACTTACTGCATGGGCTTTTTTAAAATAATAGTCATTATTTTTTGGCTTTAGCCAAACGTGTTCCATTATATACGGCCAAGGCTTGCTTGCCAGGTGTCTTTTCGCTGGTCGTATAATCGCTAGTGCTGCCGCCAATTGTTCTACCGATTGCGGCTTCAATTGTTTTAAGAGCATATCGTGCCCTGACAGATGAAATACTTTGTCGACGAAGTCCTTGTGCTCCAGTAGTTGCCATACTGTTTCCCTTTCTATTAAATGCGTCAAGTGGTCATCATCTTTGACGTCTTTATATATACTGACATTTAACATATCAAGTTTAAAAAATCCAGCTTCGTCTGCTTTTGTGTGTTCAACAGTACACAAGCCAGTAAATGGATCTGTTGGAACATTATGAAAGTACACACCTGTATTATGTTTTTTGTTCTTAAGCCTAGCTGGTGTGTTCCTAAGAACATCTAACGCTAACTGTCTATCTGCAAAATCAATATCAATATCCATTAAAATTTAATTCCATCTATCATTTCTTCTACAAAATATGCATCTTTAGGATTCATTGTTCTTTTATTCCCCCAATAATCTGCATCTATACAATTGGCAATTCTCTCGAAACATTCACTTGGCATATTACCTAGTGCGGTTTGTGCTCGTTGACTACATATTATAATCCAAGGAGATATTTTTCCACCCTCGATCCAATCTGCAATTAAGTAACCGCTTGCACGTTCCCAAAATTCTTCAAAGTACCCAGTGGCTATAGCATACTCAACAAAACGTTCTAATGCACGTTCTACACTTTCACGTTTAACAAAGTCTTTGATAAACATTAAATAAAAACGTTCACTTGCCCAATCACGTAATTTAACTTCTTTATTTATTAGCCATCTAGTATATGCTTCAATATCAATAACATTACTATTATAGCACCAGTTTCCGTATTTAATAAACGCTGTATAGTATTGGCTATCTACAAAAGACTTGTAATCTTTTCCTTTGCTTCCCATACTAATACGATAAAATAAATCAAATGCTGAAAACCCTGCAAGTGTTTCCTTATCGTCTTTTTGTTGCCAACGCCTCTTTTTCTCACAACTATGAGCTAACATAGTTCCTTCTCTTTTAAAACTTTTATTACAGTATTCGCACTTAAATGCACCAGGAGTATTTTTTATAGATCCTGCCAACGCAACTAACTCCTCTGCACTAATATTCATTTTTTAAAGATCTCTTTAATTTGTTTTTTGGTTAATCCCAGTTGTTCTGCTATATTTTTAAAATCAGATATTTCATTTGTGCTCACTAGTAGCTCAAGTTCATCATCGTTATATGTTGGGTATAATTCACTTAACCAATTATATAACTTACCCATTGACTGTTTCTTTTGTTTTCCAGGAGGTATCCATTTATGGTATTGTGACACCCCAAGACCAACACACTGTAACAACTTAAACTGTAATTCAGGATGATGACGTACAATATTATAATGCTTGTTTACTAGTTCATTTACTAATGCAATATAATGAAATTCGATATCTGAATTAGAAGATTGTACTGCACTGGTCCAACGCATTAAGACAAATGGACTAATTTTTTTAACTTCTTCTTCAGTAAGACTTTCCCACCAACCTTTAACACGACAATCAATTGCCCGCATCTCTTCTTTGATAGATAGTTTACTCATCCAAACACCGTTATTACAATTACAATAATCACAAACCAGCCAAAAATACCTATACCATTATTTCCTACTAGCCCTCTACTTCTAGCACAATCGTAGCAATAGCGATATTTCTTTGGTGTTTTATTACTACAAAAGAATGCATCACATGTCTTTTTTGTCATTACCATAATCCAATTGTTTTACTGTTACCTACTATTATAAAGCCACATGTGACAATATGCAAGACAATCCAGAACGTTCTAAAAGCAAGTGCTTTTAAAACGTCTGTTTGTGTAATAGGCAAAAACTCCGGCTTGTCGTCGTCATTGAGTCCAACAGGCATGCCCACTGTTCTCGCCCACAATTTAAGCCATCGTCTTTGCCCACTCATTTTTAGTAGGGCTCGGCGCGAGCATTAACAGTTGCTTGGATTTCTGCTCGTCTTTCTTTAGCTAATTTTCCCATTTCACTTAGTGCTTTACGAGCACGAGCAGATGATGCCTTAACACCTTTTACTTCAAAGTTTTCAGATTCTGCTAGATATGTACGAAATGCTTCTTCAATTTTTTCATGATTTGTCATTTTTTTCTCCTTATAACATCATTTGTTTTACCAAAGGTCTTCTGTACTCAGTACATCAGGTACCTTGTTGGTGTCTTTTACAAAGTAGGCACATTGTGGATTGTCGCCTTCTTCAAGTGGAATTGCAAGGATATGCCCAAACTTTAGTTTAGGGAAATACCACTTGACTTCCTGATACAAGTTAACAATTTCAACTTGATCAAAGCTCGGTAGGAACCCAGTAATTGGATTAAAAACAAATGCTTTAAATCCTCTATCATTTAAGCTAGTAACTGGTAATATTTCTGGATCACCTACCATTGGGTCACATACAATTAAACTCCAATCTAATGGTATTTTAACAGTACGTTGTCCAATCTTTAAAACTGCGGCTGGGCTATTGAAACTTTCTAAGAATACCAATGGCACAAAAATATAATCAGCATTTTTTGCATCACTATAATCTAATACACAGTAACGTATGTCGTCGATTTCTTCTGGTACGAAATCTAAATCATACATTTGATTTTCCACAGTTAGTATTTTTGTCATTTATAATTCACCTTTTCTATATGAAAGGGATACTTGGCTTCTCGATAAAATTTCTTTCGCTCAGTCAAATGTCTCTTGCTAAATTTTGCACTACTCGTTATATCCCAGATTTGAACACTGTCTTTATCTTGTGCTTTTCGAATACCTCTACCGATACTTTGAATTACACGAACAAAAGATTTTCCAGGTTCAAAAAGGACTAAATTAAAAATCCTAGGGATGTTAATACCAACAGCGGCAACCCCATAGGTTGCAACGATAATTTTACCAGTTGCATCAGCTACTTCATCATATTCGTCTTTTCTATCCTTACTTTTCATACTACCACTAATAAACACAACATCATCTCCCAGTCGTTCAACTAGTCCTTCACCTGCTTTGATTCTGTCAACTAATACAAGTGTATTTCCTGACTCGGACATTGTTTTAATAATACCTGACATATAGTCTAATCGTTCTTTATTAGTAGTTAAGTAAGTAAGCTCACTTTGATAATCGCCATACGCTACAGTATCCTGAAGTTGTAATACATTAACTTCACATTGTGCTAGCACACCCATGTCTTGTAATTCAGCTGCACTAAGTTTATTTACCACTTCCCCCAAACTTACCTCTAAGCTCAGTCGTTCAAGTTCTGCTTTGGGTATTGTACCAGTTAACCCCCAACGTATTGGAACATTACTAAATGCACCTGTTAGTAGTTTTTTAAGTACATCTGCTTTTGCTTGGTGTACTTCGTCTACCATAACACATACTACACCTTCTGCAAATGCATGCAACCCCCAGTCTTGTTCACCATCGCGGAAACGCTTTTCCATAATGTTTAAACTTTGCCAAGTACAAATGGTATGTGTTTTACCAAACTCTTTACGGTCACCAAAGTACACACCTACATCTAAACCTAAGTTAATGTAGTCAGCTTCTGTCTGTGTTACTAGATCCTTGTTGGGCACGATAACAATACTGCGTCCGTATGCTTCAATTTTGTAACTCAGAGCCGCTGTAATTAAGGTCTTGCCTGCACCTGTGGCAATCTCTTGTAAACATTGTGGTGTTTGTAAAAACTGATTAATTATCTCAACCTGATAGTCTCTGAGTGTAATAGGCTGACCAGCCGCTGGATGTTTATCTGGCCATACTCTATCTGAAAACAATTCTTCTGTTACTAATTCAAAAGACAAATCATGAGCTTCACGTTCGTCTTGTATTTCAATTTCATAACCCTCATTTTGAATAATTGGCAAACACTTGGGAAGGCAACTAATAAATGTATTTCCTCCCATAGTAAAATACCCAACACAACCATCCCAACGTCCTAGTTTGTAAGCAGGAACATGTCTGGCATGTGGCAACATAAATTTAAGTTCTTTTTCTAACTTCTTACGAGTGCTGAGCTCAAGACCTTCAAACTTACAATTTACTTCGTCTTTGATAATCAGTTTAGTTTTCATAATATTATTATACGCTTTTTAAATAAATGTGTCAATCGTTAATAAGATGAGGGGACTAGTATTTAATACTAGCCCCCTCCTTATACTAATTGACTTGAGTGAGAGTGCAGACAGAGGAGTCCTAGTCAATTAGTATTTTCCGTTAACCTCGCTTCATGCAGGTCATTTCCACATAACGTTTCCACTTTACACCGTTCATCTTCTTGAGATCGGCAATTTTAAGTACCATACGCAAGCTCATCTCACGTAGCTTAGTACGGTTATCATGTATGTGATTCAACATGTCCTGCTTTTCGTCTTGAGGGAAGTTGTATTCATCTAGCATGCCATCTGAAACAATCTGCTTACAACGCAACCACTTTTCGTGCATTGTGTCCAGTGTAAGGTCCAAATAGTGGCAACGTGACATAATAGCATCTAAGTGATCCTTAATCTTACCACGTGTTTTCTCAAACTTAAGGTTAGTAATAAAGATAATACTTCCTTTAAATTCGAACTTATCTGGAATTCCTTCGTTATGCAGTACACGGCTTTCGCTACGCCAGCTTAGGAACCGCTTTGGGCTACTGTCTAATGCTGCCTTTAACAAGTTAAGCGAAGTTTCATCATACAGTACACTATCGCAATCATCTAGTACAAGTACACTTCCTGCATTTGCATATTCAAATAGTAGCTTGTACAAACCAATGGCACTTGCTGCACCTTTTTCCATTCCAAACTTGCGTCCAGTTGATTCTGCACCTCCACTTAGTTTGTTCATAGTTTCAGCTTCACGCATTACTTTTTCAACACCGTATGATTTGCCTACGCCTGGAGGGCCTGTAACAACCATTCCACGTACTACACCATCACATGATGCATAGCTCATATCTTCTAGTACTTGAAAACGCTCACGCAGACGTTCAATTATTTGATCATCTGTTTCAGTTATTTCTGGAACAGTTACTTGTGGCTCTCCAGTTTCTGACATTAAAGAAAAACAAGTTTTATCTGACACGCCAATTCTTACATTACGATCTGGCATATTAATTTGGTCAGTTCCGTCTACTGTAATATACGCACCGTTTGCGCCGTTACGAAAATCTTTTGTTAGATTAAAAACTCGTTCAGTTACTGGTTCGTTACGATATGTTCCGTTATGTACTAACACTTGCTGCATGGTTCTCACTCCGTTTTGCATTAACTATATGTATATAATAGCATCACTGTATTATATGTCAACTGTTTTTTTTATTTTAATAAAAAACTGCATTAATTATTGCTCTAAATCCCACCGCTTCATAATTAGGATGCACGGCTTTGTGTGGTATACGAGTATCAAATAATACCATTCTTCCAGGAACATATTCACTACAGTATTCTATATTTTTTAAATCCTTAGATTTAAAAATAGTTTGACCGTCCCAGTCTGGATCCCATTTTAAATTTGGATAAAACAGCATACTCATTGAATTTGGCTCAATATGGTCTACATGATATCGATATAATTCCCTGCCAGTATGTAAGTTTATCCAAGCACGTTGTTGTGTTCTACTATCAAGATGTGACCTTATATGTTTCCAGTTAGGATGACGTTCTAATCCAAAGTTATCCCATTTTTCTTTATTCCACTGGACGCCCAATGTACTTGCACTTTTAAAGTCAGTAACTTGGCTATCCCAGGATGTGGCAAACCTAAAATCAGATTGGTATATTATATTCATCATTAAGGTTCTATCATTGAAATTGAACAAATCATCAATGACAATTATTTTTAAACCATCTCTGGTATTAATAATTTCTTGTTTCATTGCTGTATCCTAACATAATTGAATACTGTTTCTTTACAGTCACTAAATTTACTAATATCATGTGTTTTAACTTTACCAGTAAGCATAGCATCTTTCCCTTCAATAATACCTGAAATATCAGGCTCTTTATTAAAGAAGAATTTAATAATATTTTTATTATTATCAACACAAGTTACCAAGTGTATTGAATACTTACTAATGAATTTAACATCTTTAATATGTACAGCGAGCTTAATACGATCCCCAATAACACCAACGAATTCACTAGTTTTACGATGTGCATCAAACCATTCATCAAGTGTTTGTCGTTTAGACTGTACTCTAAAACTATTAGGCAAACTTGCTAGTACAGCAACACCAAATGCCTCAACAGTTTCATTACTGATGCTTTGTAAAACATTTGTTTCAAAGTCATTGATGCGTCCTGACATTTTCTTGCCAATTAATTCTAATTTAAAACTTTCAATAATTTCTTCAACTTGTGTCATTATATCCTGATCAATTTCTGGCATTTCTGCTTCGCCATTGATATAATTCATAATAGTTGTTTTATTATCATATATCATAGTAGCATTTTCTTGATCATAATAACCATAACCGCTCTTAACAAAACCTTGTGCTTTATCAACATAGATGGCTAATTGAAGGATCTGCTGAGTGTTATATGTTGGTTTTTGTCGCTTTGTCATTTTCTTATCCTTGTTTTTTCTTATTTTTATAGTAGCACTGGAAATATTAATGTCAATAATATAATAGTGTATATTACGACTTTTATAGTGCTTGGCTTTTTAAAGCTAGTGGTAAATGTGTGTTGAAGATCACGTTCTGCCGCTTCAACACTTAGGTACTCAGGTTCCATTATGCATAGTCGTATGCACAATGCGGACTAGTATAACCACGGCGAGCTTCTTGCTTTGCTTTGAAAGCAAACATCACTTTGTAATACCAGTCCTCATTTTTGTTTTTAAGGATTTGTAATGGTGAGCTGTCAAGACCATCTTTTGCTCTCTCAGCTACATACTCTTCAACTGTGAAGTTTTTAATAAGTTGTGCAAGGAATTTAGCTTTAGTAAATGGCGTTCCTGAATACTTGAAACGTGCAATAAACAAATCAATTCCACGTCCAACATTACTGGGGTGAACATTTTTACCTGCTTCATAAACTGGACGACCTTCATAATCGCCTGTGTACATTAAGTATCCGCCATGGTAGCTAAAATCTGCTTTATTAAACTGTGTCATGTTCAACTCCGTTTGTTTAACTTATGTATATGTTCTAACACCAATACGTCTTGGTGTCAACAATAAAAGTGAACTTTTTTAAAAAATAAATATAATTAATTAGAAGGAACATCACTTGGCAGATACTCTGTTACTAAATGCAGACGCACAACCGATTTCATATTTTCCAATTAGCGCAATTCAATGGAAAGAAGCAATTACATACCTTTGGCTTGATAAAGTACATGTACTAGAATGGTATGATGATTGGATGGTAAGATCAGAAAAGTGGGAGACTCGAGTCCCGGCTGTGATGATGCTTAAAGAAATGCAGCGACGGCGAGCTCGTCCTAGATTTTCAAAAGCCAACTTATATATTAGAGACACTTACACTTGTCAATATTGTAATACTCCATATTCCAAAGCAAATTTAACCTTAGACCATGTTATACCGTTAAGTAAAGGCGGTAACACTTCATGGGAAAATATTGTAGCTGCATGTGGACCATGTAATCATAATAAAGGTGACAAAACGCATATGAAACCAATCAAAGTTCCGTATGCGCCTGATTATTACGATCTTGTTAATAAACGTAAACAACTACATATGAATATGCAACATCATAGTTGGAGTTCTTACCTCTAACGTATCCAAGCTATTTTTTCACCAGCGGTTGTTCTGCGTTCTTGTTCAGCAACTGTGCCTGGATATCTCCACGCCCAGATTGCGACCAGTGCCATAAAACCACCGCTCCATACAACTGCCATAATATTGCCAGTAGTAAACCAAAGAAATGCAAGTGATGATGACATCACAATTACCATTGCATATTTTCCCTTGGTTGGAAATACTCTTTTCTCTACCCAATTAGTTAAAAACGGGCCAAAGTATTTGTGATTGTATAACCAATCGTGCATACGTTTACTAGACTTAGCAAATGCCCAAGCTGCAATAACCAAGAAGATACTAAATGGTATCCCTGGTACTACAACTCCAACGTAGGCCATACCTAGACATAAAAAGCCTAGAGCCATGTACAAATATTTTTTAATCATTTACTTTCCTTATTTGATTGGCATATTCAACTGAATGTTTTCTTACTACTTCATTAGTTAAAATACCGTTAATATAATTGTTAGCTGCATCCTTTACATAATGAAAACTATTATTAGGATAATGTATAGTTCCAATATATTCATTATTTTCATAACAAACTAGCATTAATACTTCATCATCCATTATGCTAATAGATGCAGTTTTATTATTTTCTTTATTTTTAAATTCATTATAAGACATCTTAATTCCTACGTAATAGCATCAGCTAATGCACTTAGTGAGTCAACCACTGATACTTTCTTTGCAATAGAACGATACGTAAATTTATGAAGTTCCTTTTCTGTAGCTTCTCCATAACCAGTTCTAACTAAAATTGGTCGAGCTCCTATCTTAACAGCGGCTTTCATGTCAGAAAGTTTATCTCCAACATATAATCCACTTTTAAATTTTATATGTGGATGTTCTTTTTGGCAACGCTGAAACATGCCTAAATTTGGTTTAGCGTAAATATCGTCTTTTCGACTACTAGTACTATAATATAGTGCATCAATACTACTGCATCCAGCCTTCCCTAGAAGTTCAAACATATACTCATGAAGTTTATCTACATCAGCTGGAGTAAACAAACCTTTTTCAATACCACCTTGATTGGTGATGATCACAATTTTATGTCCTGCATTGCGTAACCTAGCTATTGCTTCTATACTACCAGGTATAGGCTGGAAGTCAGCAGATCTAAATGTGTAAGTTCCTCGGTCCACATTAATTACACCATCTCTGTCCAGACCAATAACGCACTTATCATATAAAGAAATATTGTTACTAACTTGACCTAGTTCTGTAATATTAGCCATCTACAATTAATATCTTTTCTTTATTTTAGCTAAAATGTACATTTAACATTTCAATACGATCAGTTGCCGCGGCCATTTTATCAAGTTCTTCTTGAATAGCCTCAACAATATCACTATGTTCACCAATACCAACAGCCTGATGCATATACACCATGATGTTTGTTTTGGCACGTTCTAGCTCACCTTCGGCGTGCATACGTGCGGCTTTAACTAATTGAGCACTCATACTCATTTTACATTCCTTTCATTATATTTTATCATAATTGTCCATTCTGGGTGTTTGTTAACAAGTTCATTTGCTTCTAACAAACTATCATAGGTATCTATGATACTTCCAGTTTTAAGATTCATTACATAATACATTATTCGTGTTCGCCGCC